AACAATGAGTGTATCGAGCCGTTCACGTCGAACTTGTATACACGTCGTGTGTTGGCTGGTGAGTTTGTGGTCGTGAACAAGTATCTTGTGGAAGACCTGACTCGTATGGGACTTTGGAATTCTGACATTCGGACACAGATCATCGCCAACAATGGTTCTGTTCAGGGTATCAACGAGATTCCAGCAGAGATTCGCGAACTGTACAAGACATCGTGGGAGATTCCGATGAAGACTATCATCAATCTTGCTGCAGACCGTGCTCCGTTTATCTGCCAGTCTCAGAGTCTGAATCTTTTCGTCGCCGAACCCACCTATTCCAAGATTTCGTCCATGCATTTCTACGCATGGAAGAAAGGACTGAAGACGGGTTGTTATTATTTGCGGACAAAGGCAGCCGCCTCCGCCCAGAAGTTTACGGTGGAGCCGCCCACATGTGTCACATGCACTGCGTAAAAAAGTATGGAGGATAAAACAAAATGCCTGCTAATGCTCCTTCTACAATGGGTGGTGCGATTGTTCCCATGCCCCTCGGTGGCGATGTTTCCCAGGATGGCGGTCGCCGTCGCCGCGGTGCCTCTGTGAAGACTCTGAAGAAGCTGCTGAAGAAGGCTGGTCTGAAGACGACCGGCAAGAAGGCTGCCCTGACTCGCCGTGCGAAGAAGGCGCACCTGAAGCTGCGTGGTGGCGATAATGAACCTGCGGGTGGTTGCGGACCGAACATGAAATGGGATCAGACCGCAGACGGAGGCAAGGGTAAATGTGTACCCGACCTGAGCCAGGACGTGCCGATGCCGGGCGGCCGCAAGCGTCGCGGCAGCAAGAAGGGAAAGCTGGGTCTGATGGGCTATTAAATTGCCCCCCTTAAACCTCTCTAAAATATAAATGAATACCAAGTAACTACAAATATCAAAATAGATACATCCTTTATTCCGTATATACTCAACCCATGTACCATTAGATTTCAATAGCCTCTGCTATCTCAGATACCAACGTATACAAATCGTCGCTAAACCCATAGTGACATCCATTGGATTCTCCGGGTGGCGCTTTGCGACTCGACGTGTTTTTCTTATGGACTAAACTCACAATCACATCCTGGGGTGACACATCCCGACACATTTGCTCGCGACCGTGAATAAATGCGTTACCTTCTGCAACCTGTTGATCAGGAAACTTACCCTTCTCCCAAAACTCACGTGTGAAACACAATGTTGCCTCGGACACTCTCTCTGACATCCGCAGTACGTATGGAGGCACATTCATAAAGCTCTTCTTGTCGTGAATGTCGTAGCATGGGATGGTCGTACAAAACACCGCACCTTTCTTGGGCTCGGTTAAGAGAAACGCAGCTCGAGTCAATACGCTATTGTTGGGATAGACGTCGTCATCGTCTAGCATCATCAATACATCATGAGACGCCTTCTCAACTGCGAGATTCCGCTTGGCTCCAATCGTCATCTTTCCATCGCAAAGGATATACTTCACGTTGGGCAGATCAGACACCAAATCCTTAATCTGATCGTCACCGTCATCCACTATCACCCACTCCAATTTGTCTTCAGGATACGCCTGTGCCAAAAAGCAATACTTGGCCAGCGGGATGAACGATCTACGATCGCGAGTGATTGTAATGATCGACACCTTGGGCATATCCTCCTCCTTGGGGAACTGCTTCTCTAGCGAGTATTCCTCCATTCCCTCAAAGGTGGTCTTGATAACATCGTTAATGCGCTCCAGAAATGCCTTGTGGTTGTCCTCGTATGTCTTGCGAGATGCCAGCGAATATCCACGCTTCCATAGAAACTGAGATGTAGCATACGTAATCAGAGTCTCATAAATAGACTTTTGGTCTACGTCGTAAAGGTCACCCATACACTGGGGATGAGGGGTGCGCTTCAACTCGGAAACCCAAAGCACCATCTTGTTCTTGGTGAGTTCCATAAACGCGTCCAGCGGGCTCAACAACATCACACAGCCCGCAGACATTGCCTCATTGACTGCGTGTCCAAAGCCCTCGGCTGCAGACAAGCAAATGCAAAGACCGCACTCCTGAAGCAGTTCGTCGTACTCCTTCTCTTTCATAACCTCCGAGTGGAGAATGATCTTCTCCTTCACTTCTGCGGGAATAGGAGGTAGTGGCACATGATTTGGGTCATGGACAATATGAAGTTCGGGAAGTCCAGGAAATAGCGTTGGGTCGTTCTTCTTGATCCACATATACGTCTGAATCAGAGGGCGGGGATTCCTCCAGACATTCTTGCCCACGGGAACAATTGCCTTCCAGTAGTTCTTCTTCTCGGGCATCACCTTATCGATGGACGTCCAGCCGATGTACCGGACCTTGGAACTCCACTCCTCGAACAGCTTTTCTGCCTCATGAGTCTTGACCCAAATCTCATCCACCATTCGGGCATAGGGTTCCCATGTCTTGTAGGTCCACTCAGGATTGGGAATCCATATGTTCTTCTTCGCAAAGATGAACAGTGTGGGATTGATCACCTCAATGAAAAAGTTCACCTCTGCCTGCGGGCACTGCGGATAGTAGTGAGGAATGTGGCGAATCTGTGTCTCTTGACCCAGTGCGTGTACAATCATGCCATGGAGGATATGGACGTCCTGCGAGACGCCGGTATCCTTCTTGTGATTTCCAATGATGTTGACTCTCATTTCCCTTATAGTCGGATTCGTCTTGTAAGTTTTTTACCACGCGGCGCCTTTCGACACGTTCGCGGTTTATTCTGGACCATGCGTCTCCACGACTTTGCGTCCCGGGGCGCACAAAGAGTCAATGCAACAAACCGATCACGAAACCACTCGTTTCCGATTGGAAGAGACGAGACCCGAATAGGTGTATCGTTATACTTGTCGCGTAAGAGTGTACAAAGCATTTTCATTTGTTCGCTTCCGTATCCGTACAATGGATCTGTAGGGTCTACGCAAAATAGACTATCTTCGATGCGAAATGTGATTCCATCCCATGTAACGTCTTGAATAGGACGAAATTCTTCCCAAGCCGATTCCCATACAAACCAATACTTCATGTATTCCAAGAATACCTTGTCTCGGAATTCATACAACATTATCCTCTCTAGAAAAAGGATTTGAGTTCACCTGTCCGCGTGCCATACACATGTGTATCCAGAGGACGCGCAATTGGAGCAGGGAAGTCCAGGATGTCCTTGCGGTAATACCTATAGGCTTCCACTTCGACTGCGATCCGATTTGCGCAAAATGCCACCACACGTTCATTCAGCTGTTCCATGCTTTCTCCGGCATACTGAAGATAGTAACTGCGCATGACGAGCTTCAGATCTACATCACTCTGGCGGTCAATATCAGCATTCACCATGCTGCGAACGTTTGTGCGGATCTGATCCTGGAGCCTATCCACATTCTCCTGACTGAAGAACGCCTTGCTCTCTGCTGTGGGGCTGTGGCGATAATGGATGCGCTCCTTCAGAACCGACGACTCCATACCAGGTTCGGGTGCAAACAACACAGCCGGAGGGACGCTCATCTGAGTTTCCTGATCGGAGAGAGGTAACCGACCCGTATGCTTTGGAGCATTTGGGATTGCGGTCTGCGTGTAAAAATCGGCGAGTCCATTCGCCCATGGGAAGCTTGCCAACCAGGACATCTTTGTTAACGAGGCACGACAATCTTCCCGCCGATTTTCGATGTATCGGGCTCTACCATCTCGAATTCCAATGTATAGACGGGTTGAAGTGTGGTATTCAAAAATGGCATGTTCGATCCTGCCAACACCGTCGGTTCTAATACGTTAGAGGATCCTTCGTCTATGGAGTTTGGAAAGGCTGCTTTTGCGAACCCATCCGCATCTATCGTAACAAAATTGGGTATCATAAATCCATTATAAGACGACACGTATGGAGAGGTTCTTGATGAAGACGGGTCACGCGGAACATATATACCATTCACGTCCTTGACATAGTCCAGCAACTGAAGAACGGGAAAGGTTCGATTGGATAGGGATGTAATAAACGATACCTTGTCCGTAATAGCTAGAGCGGCAAGAATTGGAGACTTGAGCATATCCGTGATGGTATTCGAATAAAAGCTGATACGATCACCCACTCGCAGTTCGTTACTACTGAAATACTGGAAAGACCCCGTGAAGCATTTGAGATACATCTTGTTGTCCGTAGATTGGATTAACGAAATCGTAAGGTTATCGGTTTGCGCGAACGTTGTACCAATAGGATCGGTAATGGTAATCGCGAGTTGTTTGAGTGTTGTGATTGGGCTTTGAAGGTCGAGGGCCTCCATCCCCCACGGCTCATAGTCATACTGCTGAACACCGACAGACACTTGGAAATCGGTCTGGCTTCTCTGTTTCTGTGTCATTACAGAGAACGATCTGCGCATGGGTTCGTTGCCTCCTACATATTGACCATAGAACTCGTTGAGATTAAACAACAGATATGGATACGTCGTGAATGTCGAATACGGTTTGCCCACGAGATTGGCTTCTATAAACTGGCTTGTAGAGGCATCCACACCACTTGTGGACGGGTCAATGGGAATACTCAAAAACTGGCGCTGAGGAAGAACTGCCCGGATCAGTCGGATAGACGCTATGTTCGTTGCGTTCATAGAGCTTCCAAACCCAAACCCAGAAGGCTGAATGAGATACCCAGTATCCGTTGCGATTGGAGAACCGCGGGGAAGATTGGGATTATAAGGCGGATAAAACACGTTGGATGCGCCTGCTGCTAATGTCCACCCACGATTGTTTGGCATTCCTACTAAAGGGGGGTTGTTGCTCGCCTGTTCTACAGCGAATGTGGGCACAAATGGATTGTTCGACGTAACAATGGGATTGCTCGCAGCTAGAGACTGGCTTCCAAACGTAAAAACAAGGTTTGTATAAGGATTCGGTTGCTTCACCCAATCGCGTTGTGAGGAATCGATGATAATGTACTTTTTCGTCGCACGTGTTGCGGGAGCATCTTGAACAGTGGACGGATCCAATCGCGTAATCTCTCCTTCGTCTTCCTGTGGAGGAGCCTCTGCGGTATTGTTAGGAATTGTGGAGTTAAACGCTTCAATCATCCGGTTCGTATACTGAGACTGAAGGAACCTCTCTCGTGGGTCAAAGTTATAGTTCTGGCGCGCCGCCGCCTGTTCGCGCATCATAATCTGTGCGTAGTCGCTCATTGTTTATAGTGCGGACAGTTCGCTAAGCCACATGTCCGCAGCCTCCAATGAACGCAACCGTGCAATCTCAGCCGTCAAGTCGGACAGGTGCTTCTCATGCTTGGCAATCTGCTCCGCCGTAAAGCTACTCACCGGCAGCTTCATGAGATACTCAAACCCGTCATCAATCTTCGCATAGCCACCCTTGGCAAACATCTCGTCACACTCGGAACGCGACTTCTTCTTGAGCACAATCTTGGGAACATCCGTAATCTGGTCCTGAATGAACTTGACAACGTTCGCATGGTAAGGCAACTCGTTCTCCAGAGCCTTGATGGTGTGAAGACGGCGCTTCTCGTACAGACTCAGACGTACCTCCGCGTACTCCTTGAGAATGTCATTCAAGGTATCGTACTTGGTAATGACACCCTCATGGTTGAAGGCGTGCATATTCGTCTTCTTCGCGGTGAAGCCCATTGACCTTTGGAGCGTAACGTCGTCCATACCCTTGACGAGAATGTGAACGTCCTTGTCCGTAGAGGTATCTACAAAGTCCTTGATGCGACCCTCGGACAATTCCTTCTCCAGCCACTCGCGATAGTCCTGCGTCCATGTTCCGGGAGGCAGTTCCGTGATGAGATACTCGCCATCCTTGACCTTCTTCCAGCAACCAATCGCAGCATCGCCTCCCGCAATCAATCCCTTGAATCCCTCAAAGTAGATGGGAATCTGCTCGTTCAGAGCATCGTCGCTTCCCTCCAACCAGCGCACCAGCATACTCTTCAACTTCTTCGGGTCGCATGGAGGAACATAAGTACTATATCCAGTGCCAATACCACGAGCACCATTAACCAGGAGCATAGGGAGGATGGGTGCATACCACTCGGGCTCAACGGGTGTTCCGTCGTCATCTCTGTAGTTCAGCACCGGGAAATCCGCAGAGGGAACCAACTTCTTCACAATTGGCTGGAGATAGGTATGGATGTACCTTGGGGATGCCGAGTCAGAACCGCCCTGGAGACGGGTTCCGAATTGTCCCTGGGGGACCAACCAGGGAATGTTGTTGGCACCCATGAAATCCTGTGCCATACCAATGATCGCCTCGTTTAGCGATGCCTCGCCGTGGTGGTACCCCGTGTGCTCCGAAACGTAACCCGCAAACTGGGCAACTCGGATCTCGTTGACCAGGTTCCTCTTGAACGCAGCATAGAGGATCTTGCGCTGGGAGACCTTCAACCCATCCATCACACTAGGAATCGCACGCTCCAAATTGTAGTTGGAGAAGTGGATCAGGTCCTTGTTGATAAAGTCGGGATAAGGCAGCCGTGTGCCAGGAGGCACCTGAGCGGTCTTGTCGTAGCCCTGAAGCCAGAGCTTGCGATCATCGGCACGCTTCTTGTTGAAGGCCAGGTCAATCGCCTCGTCCGAGCCAGGCACATACTCAAACTGGACAGCCTTGGGCTTGGTGAAGTACTCCTTTGCCTCGTCGCGCGTAGACGTGCCCAATCCCTTGTAGTACTTGACCTTGTAACCACGTGAGTCGTCAGTCTTCTTCCACTGCTCGTATTCGTACTGGCTGTAGAAGTTCTTGACATCCTTTCCCTTGGTTGCCTTTACGATCGGCGTCGCCATGTAGGTGATGAACCCTGGAATGGCGCAGAGCTCATGCCAGAGCTCGTGGAACAGGTTGATCAACAGTCCGCGGATGTGCGAACCGTCATAATCCTGATCCGTCATAATCATGATACTCCCGTAGCGTAGTTCGGACACATCTGCGTACTTCTTGCCAGACTGAAGACCGATGATCTTCTTGAGTTCGGCGATCTCCTTTGTATGCTCCACCTTGGAGTCAGACGTGTCCTTCACATTCAGTACCTTACCCTTCAACGGATACACACCATAGAACTTGCGCTGTTCCTGTGACAATCCAGACAGAGCCATCGCCTTTGCCGAATCTCCCTCGGTCAGGATGAGCGTACACTCCTTGGACTTGGTCGTTCCAGCATAAACAGCGTCGTCCAGCTTGGGAATACCGGTGATGCGGCTCTGCTTTCTGCCATCGGTCTTGGTGTTGTCCTTGGCATCCTTCGCCGCCTGTGCCTCCAACAGAGTCTCCACAATCGCCAGCTTGGTAATGATCTTCTTGAGAGTATCCTCGGACAGCTTGGGACTGCTGCCAAACGCGCTGGACTTGGTCGTCAGAGTCTCCTTGGTCTGCGAAGTGAAGCTGGGATTCTCAATCAGACTCACAATGAACACCGCGAGTTGATCCTTCACAAGACTGGGCTTGACCTTGGTCTTCTTCTTGGTCTCCATGTACTCGACCAGATGATTCGTGACCTGATTCACAACAGTATCTACGTGCGTGCCTCCCTTGGAGGTCCAGATACCGTTCACAAAGGACATGTTGAAGGCACCCTCCTTGGACTGACCGATGGCGATATGCCACCTTTCGTTCGGTGACTCGTAGACCACATCGGGGATTCCATAGGACTTGGAATACTCCAACAGGTTGCGGCACTTGAGAGTCTCGCCATTCAGGACAACCTTGATGTCCTTGCCCACCGTCATCGCCAGATCCCAAACACGACGCTCGATCAGCTTCATCATGTCGGGCGTGATCTCGGTCATTCCGAAGCGGGCAAAGTCGGGCTCCCACTTGATCGCAACAGAGGACTTGGTCTTGGCAGTCTTGATCTTGGGCTCGCCGATGCGGGTCATGTTCAGTGAGTAGGTCTGGTCGTAAGACAGCTTCCGAGGTCCGTCTACAATCATCACTTCCATCTGCTTGGCGAAGATGTTGACCAGCTTCACGCCGTAGCCATTCTTGCCACCCACCAGCTTCTTCTCCTCAGCATCGTAGTTCGTGGAGGTCAGGAGCTCTGCGAAGATCATCTGAGGGACCCAGACTTTGTGCTCCGGATGCTGGACCACATCAATGGGCTCGCCGTCGTTCTCGATATAGAAGTGATGCTTGTCGTAGGCGATCGTGATCTTCTTGACGGGATTCTCAGAGTTACGGGTGCGGAGTCGGACAACGTGATCGTGGGCGTTCACCAGGAGTTCGTCGACGAGCTTGTAGAAACCAGGATTCACAACCAACTTGGCTTGCACAAAGGCATCGCCGTCGCGGATGAAGGTCTGCTCTTCTGTGTTCTGGATCGATCCAATATAGGTATCCGGGAGACTGAGGATGTGCTCCCGGTGGGTCTTCTTCTGGTAAGCCTGTGAAATATCCTTGGTAGCCATTTTGAAAGCGTAATGTTGATGGTTGTTGGTCCATGTAAGTTCGTTTTGAAAATGGATTGTCGTCTGTATTTGTGAGTATCGTTGCCATGAAGTGTTACTATATTCAGATCTTCTTTGGAGGCGTTCAGTGCTCCATCTCTGCAGTCAAGCACGAAAGAATCTTCTACCAGACGATTTCAAAACTTCTACACGACAAGCTTGCCGGTGCGATGTTTACATTGAGAGTGTATGATGGCGGGATTATCGTTGAAAGCGGGAACATATCTGACGCATTCTTAGGAACAACGATCCCTTTCATCTACCAAAATCGCAGACTTGAATTGAGAGTGTATCCAGAGGCGATTGTCGTATAGTTTTCAGAGAATTGACGTTCAAACACTAAAGAAATGCCACCGAAGAAGTCACTTCCGGAAGCACCCGTGATTTTTTCATTGAAGCTGCCTGTGGAGGAGAACGCACCGCAGCCTGCGAATGGGACCACAGACTATTCCGAGATTCTCCGAGATGTCGAAACCTCGCAGGTTGCCGAGCGTTTCAACACGGAGATTATGAAGGAGATTCTAGGACGAACGCGAAGCCCTACATATAGCAGCAATACGGCTTGTTTTTGGTGCTGTCATCCATTCAACTGGAAGGCGTCCGTTCTCCCGATCTCATACGATGCATATGAGAACATGTATGCGTGCGAAGGTCATTTCTGTTCTCCAGAGTGTGCGATGGCGACGCTGTATTCGGATTCATCGCTGTCCGACATTACACGTTGGACTCGGCACGCCTTGCTCTCTGACATGTATCGCAAGATGTATACGAATCGCGAGTTGACACAAGCACCTCCGAGAACAACCTTGCGTATGTTTGGAGGACCATTGGACATCGAACAGTTCCGTCAGTATACGGCTGGTTCCGAGGATATGGTTGCGGTTCAGTTGCCTCCTTTGCGGTTGTTTGTACCGACGATGAACGTTCAGGGACCTGTTCGTGACGTCAAGAAGTTTGTTGCTCTGTCGCAGGAGACTGTGGACAAGGCATCCAAGGAACTCCGACTCAAGAGGTCCAAGCCTGTCCACAACAATGTGGCGACTCTGGATAAGCTAGTGACCAAGGATATGACTCCTAACGGCGTTGTGAATACGTTCGGATCTTTCTTACACGCGTTGTAAGTTCGGCGGATATGTCGGCATCACCTTCAAATTCGTGTATGATCTCTTCTATTTCCATATCCTTGGAAGACTTTGGTAGATTAGGGTTTCCGCTCATCGTTGCATTCGCGTAAAGCCTAGCACCAATGGATATTTTTACTATCTCCTTGTCGGGAGCAGACGCAATCAATTCCTTGAAGCGACGCAAGTAGTCATCAATCATTTATATGATATCACACTCAATGTCTTAATGAATGCGAATGATATTCTGCGAACGCAGATGATGATGAGTTTGGCGAGTGTTCGCAACCCTCTTCTCAATCTTTTAGCCTTGAATGTCTTTGATATTGCAACAAAGACATTCCCGGTTTGGTCTACGTGGACCAAGTCTTTCTGTTGTTCCCGCAAACGGACAAATCAGATTCCGTCGTCTATTGTGAAGACTCCCAAGGCATCCATCACATGTGAACGTGGTGTGTCTCAGCAGAATACCAACGGTCGTCAGACTCAGCCACAGACACATTACCAGACGCGCATGGATGCGGTTGTTCACTATGTGACCACTCGCCCCGAGATGAAGAGCTTGCTTGCTGTGACCCACCACGATTACTTACCGAATGAGTTTGAGCCTATTGAGTTGGATTCGGATACCTTCTTTGAGTTGATGGACCTTCAGATTGTGGATGGCGCGCCTTCGATTATCAAATTCAAACTCTTTTGTTACGAACACGATATCCAACACCTCCAAGAGTTTGTCGACAACTGTAACACGGATTACGAGCGTCGCATGGCCAACAAGCTAGGCAGTCATCGCTACTTCTTTGATCAGGTCGTGCATAGTAAGGTCAAGGGCTCTACGCAGAATCCTCTTCCGAATAGCCATCTCCTCTATACCAAGACCAAGTTTACAACCAATCGTACATTCAGCAACGTGTTCTTTGAGGAGCGTAACCATGTCCGCGATCGCACCAAGTTCTTTCTGGAGAACCGCGCCTGGTATGACAAGAAGGGAATTCCTTACACACTCGGGTTTATGTTCCACGGACCACCCGGTGTTGGAAAAACGTCTTCCGTCAAGGCGATTGCAAATGAGGGACGTCGACACATCATCAATGTTCAATTATCGGAAATCAAGACCAAGGCACAGCTCCAGCATCTCTTCTTCAATGACGAGATCCACGTGTACAATGGCGTGAATACGGAGAAGTACACGATCCCTGTGTCGGAACGTCTGTATGTGATTGAGGATATTGATGCGATGGGAGATACAGTGCTGCGTCGCGAATGGAAGAAGCCTCAGCAAGTCACCAAACCCAAGAACGAGGAGGATGCTTGGTTGTCTCGTGAGAAGGAGACGGAGAAGGAGACCTTGGACCTCTCATTCCTGCTGAATCTATTGGATGGAACCCTGGAAGCCAATGGTCGCATTCTCATCATCACAACCAACTTTCCTGAACGCATTGATCGTGCTCTGATTCGTCCGGGTCGTGTGGATATGATCGTGAACTTCAAGAAGTGTAATCGGGACATCCTGCGTGAAATGGTAGAGGCATTCTACGAGCAGGAGGTGGAAATTCCCGATGATCCGGCATTGGATTACAAGTGGACTCCCGCTGAAGTTAACCAGATTCTCTTCCGGAACTTTGGAAATCCTGTCCAAGCAGTCTGTGAGTTGGTCGCATTGACTCGCGATGACATGTATGGATTTGATGAAAACGGATCGACAGAAGTCTTGACCGTAGAAACCACAACTTCAGAATGACTCCAGAACCGATTCGCGTAAAGGTGTGTTTTGTGATGGATTGTACGGCATCGATGGAGCCGTGGATCCATCAGGCTAGGACGCGTATGGTAGATCTCATCGATGGTGTGCGCAATGCTCATCCCCGAGCACATATTCAAGTGTCCTTCGTTGGCTATCGCGACTATGGTGACGAAGTTCCTATGATTGAGTTTCCGTTTCAGAATGCACAAGACATCATGCACCACATTCGTAATGTCAACGCCGATGGCGGCGATGATCAGGCAGAAGATGTAGCACACGCACTGTTCCGCGCAGTTCACCAAGACTGGACAGATGCGGATGTAAAGATTGTGTTTCACATTGCCGATGCTCCAGCCCACGGCGAGGCGTTTCATACGTTGCGAGTGTCTGACCGATTTCCTCGTGGCGACCCGCACGGGTTGGATCCACGAGACTTCGTTGAGAAGCTCTCTTTCATGAATGTTCATTACACATTTGTTCGGATTCACGAGTCCACCGACACTATGATGGAACAGTTCCACAACTGCTACGCACAGGGTGGCAGTTTCAGTGTGATTGATCTGCTGACCCAGAGTCGGCGCGCCCGGCGACAGAATGCCATAGGTACATTGGATCCCGAGAACGTCGGCTTGAGCGAGCAGCTCACTCGATCAATCACCCAATCTATTACGCAGCACTGCACATCTTCGCAAGCTTCGTAATATTGTTCACAAAGTCCCACACGACACGCTTGTTGTGCGCATTCAACACTGACCACATACCGCGTAGCTTATCAATCGTCTGCTCTAGCGGCTCCTCGCCCTCTGTATATTGCGAGTAGTCCATATCCAGAAACATATTTTCATTTCGGTCATAAATGTCCTGCTCAAACTTGGACACCCACTTCCACGTCTTCTTCACAACAATCAGCGGATTGGTGCGACGAAAGATAGCCAGGCCAGACAGATAGAGCTTCCAGTCGGGATCATCTGGATACACATCCTTGAGTTGGTTGAGGAAATCCTCGTACTGATTGAAGAACGCGTCAATTAAGATTTTCTTCGACATGTTTTACTGACGCGAGATTCCTTTAAACTCACTCTCACGAGCCTTTTTCATTTGTTCCATACGCGCGGCTAGGTCATCATTACGACCTTGTTTACCACCTTCGTAACTCTGTTTTGTCTGAGGTTCGGGAGGCGCAGGAGCTCCACCGAATCCGCTCAAAAAGGTGTACTGGAGCTGGTCGGAATCCATGAAATTACTCGGAGTCGTCCAACTGGAATAACTATCAGACAACGACCCCTTCCCCTCGAACGACCAGGCCTGGTAATCATTTCCGGCGGGCGCACCACCTACTAGTCCACCCGTCTGACCCGCCTGCTGTACAGGCACTTCGCGGCGAGCCGTCACAGGCTTGGAGATATATGCGTAAATGTCCTTGCCAATGTACACGTCCTTGGTGTCGGGGATATATAGGGTGGGCACACTCTTTAGAAATGCCGGCAGTTGCTGGCGCTGGTACTGGTCAATGTAGAGAATACGGCACAGAGAATCCTTGTTTAATGCTTTCAGTGTCTCTAGGATCTTCGCGCAGTTCGAACAGCGGTTGCTGACAAACAGAACGGGCTGATTGTTCATTGCTGGTCCGTCCGATAAAAAACGTATAGACAATAACGAGAGAAGTATACAAGTATGGAGAACGTAACAACAACCTTGAACGGCTACAGGCTGGATGCCGAGTTGAAGAATGTCCCAGTTTCGTTTGTGAATGGTCTTCGGCGCATTCTTCTTGCAGAAGTTCCCACGGTAGTTGTCTCAAATGTACAGATTCTGGAGAACTCATCATCCATGACTCATGAGATGATTCGGCATCGCACAGAGATGTTGCCGGTAAACGTTCGCGCAGACGAAGTTGCGGTGGTTCGCGACACCAAACTAGAGTTGCGCGTTGTGGCGGATAAGGAGCCGCGCGAAGTGACTTCCGATGATTTTGTCGCAACAGGTCCTCGCGGCGACGTCCTGTTGAAGGATCGCGATCTCGCCACTCCTCTGTTGTTTATGGTCTTGAAGCCTGGCGAATCTATTCATATCAAGGCGAACTTGATCATTCAGACCATGAAGACATCACAGGTTTGTGTAGCGACGTTCAAGAATCATATTGATCCTGACGTGGCAAAGGTAGATCGGGATACATTTGTCGCACAAGCCGGAGATGATCCGATGGCTCAGCGGGAGGCTGCTCGTGTGTTTGATACGTTTCACGTACAGAGGTCGTTTCATCGCAACAAGGAGACAGGCCGTCCCGATTGGTTTGATCTGACAGTGGAGAGCATTGGAGTAACACCTGCTCGTGATTTGGTGAAGAAGGCTGCAGAGGTTCTCCGGGAAAAGATCAACGAATTTGTGAAGCTTCCCATTCTGCGCGAGGAGGAGGGTTGGTATCGGGTTGAGGTTCCGGGGGAGACGCATACACTAGGTTCTCTGGTTCAGGAGGTCATCTATCTGGCAAACACAACCGAGTTCGTTTCTGTGGACATCGGACATCCACTTGTTCCGAAGTTGACCATCCGGTTCAACACCAAGACATCGGGTCCCGAGGATGTCATTCAGCGCTTCAATACAGAAGCGTCGGCTCTGTGCGAGAATGTTCTGAGCACAGTATAATGGAATCTGAGTTCTTCAATTTTGACCCAACTGATTATCAGGTCTTAGAAGACATCGAGTTTGACGAGACCATCCAGCGTCCAGAAAAGATACGCTTTTTTACTCTGACCGAGCAGACCACGGATGCCTATGAGAAGTTGATGCCCCGTGGACGCGTCACGCGCTTCCAGCGAGAAGAGGTACGGAAAGACATTGAGCGTCTCCAGTCTCTCTACGATGCGTATGTCATTGCCCTGCCCGAAGATTACCGACTCCGCGAACCTTCGTATGGAAAGCAATTCACATGGATTCATCCGGTTTATGTGTCAGATGAATTGAAGCCGTACGAGTGGAATACACAATATACACCTCTCTTTGAGAATCTGCGTCTGCCTGGGTTCTATCCGCGATTTCTGACCGCTCTTCCCAGACCCTACGGAGATGTGGCGGAAGGGATTCCGTATGATATTACAGAACCTATTGATTTCGTGGACAAGGAGGGAACGAAGCCGAACCGAGCTCTGCCTCGCTATGAAATGACAAGGACACAGCGTCATGAAGATAAGACCGTTGACATTGTCCATGTTCCGGTGGATGGGACGGAAGACATTATGCGCTTTGCCGGTTACTATTTGGAGAAACGCCCGCTTGACATTCCCAATCCTCTTGCGGATCACCCGTTCTTGAAATCCAATGAAGCCAACTTTGTGGAAACAACGTCGCAATTGAAGGATGTTGTTCCTTCCTTGGATGCGATTCTGACGCATGGTGTTCCTGTCACCAAAGATCCTTATGTGGAAGGCACCCAGTATCTGAAGTTGTATGATGTGAAACTACAGGATATTCCCTGGGCATCTTGGAAGTCCAAGTTTCCTCCTGTAGATATCATTAACGAGGCAGCCCCTGGAGCACCTGTAGAGTATCCCAAACCCGCACAACTGGCTCCTCCCGACAATATAGTCGAAGCCTACAAGTCGTCCTATACCCCAGGCGTGTCCGTTCGGTTGTGGTTGATGAACCAATTGGATGGTGGCGGTCTGATCCAGGAGTTGCTGCGTTCTCAGGCAATTGACAACGGAAGCGTAGAATCTGTTCCTGGTGTGGATCTGGAACAGGCCGCATATCCAGAGTCCTCCTTGGAAGAGTGCCAGTTGACAGGGAAGATATTCCAGGACTTTTTGATTACCGGAAGCTTACGCCGGAGCATCATCTTCGACGCCAAAGACAAGGATAAGTTTAAGATCAAATATCAGTGTGTACCATTGGAGTTTATCAAGCAAGAACGTGCTCGGATTGGGTACTTAAATCGGAAACCTTGGGCAGAAACGACCGCAGATGACATGAAAAAGGCGTACATTCGCCGGTTGGAGGAGATACGTCCGGTGGGTGATATGAAGGAAAAACCAGAGGCTGTTCCGAAGACACCGCAACGCCCAGATTCGGTTCGTCGCACGGAGGTGCTCGCTATTCTGGAAGATCCACGCAGGTTCGCAGACGACAAGGTGAAGGACATCCAGGAGATTCTTCGCGAGACATCTCTGACCAAGAACATCTATTCCGACACGGATGGATTGTTTGTTGCCTGTGCGCACACTCTTGCGATGTTGGGAGGTGATCTTGAAGCCGATCGTTTGAAATACTACGACACATGGACAGCGCGTGTGAATGGATATCGGGTATGTAAGTTTTGCGGCGAACAGATCAATTCAGATGTGTATGTAGATCAGGTTCAGTTTGATGAGGACGGAATGTTGATTCGTCAACAGGATGCCTTTGAAGACACAACCTTCCATGGAGCAAATGTGCGTAGTTTTGCCAAGGGGTTGGAATCCTTACGTCCACTGTTTGTGGATGGGAGTGCCCACGATGATATGGTCTTGTTGATTCTTACGGTGTTACAGGTGCTTCCCACTGCAAATAAGCTTGAACCTCTATTGAAGTTTGGTCGTTCGGTTGCTAGTATTCAGTTCAGCAAGGGAGCTGCGGACCAGATTGCAAAGTTTAATGGTATTACGGGTATCGCAACTGCTGCCTTGTTGCTCCAGACCCATGTTCCAACACTGATTCCTCGTCGCTCGTTTGGCACCAAGCCTCTGATGCTGTCCGGGTATCCTCGCGATTCTGATAAGCCGGGTGAATACACAATCGCAGATAGTCTTCTGATGGTCTTGCGCAAGACGTTTGAGTCGTTCCCTACATCTTTCAAGGGACCCGCACAACAGGCAATCCGCGCATCGTTGAACAAACCAGGTGAAGTCAAAACTGCTGTATTGAATCTGTTGTCTGCGAAGAGTCCGTTGCTGAAAGGATTGGATAAACTTCCGTCTCCGGTCCCTGGTCTTTTAACACAAGCCAAGACCTATCACGAAGAAAACCCGGTGAAGGTGGAAGCCCCGAAGACGCTCATTCCAGTTCTTCCTCCTCCGAAGGAGCTAGGCGTGATCAACTCGTTTAGCGATTGCCCATCTTCTCGTCCAGTGTGGACAAGTGGACGTTACCCACAGGTTGTACAGGCGTCGATTCAACTTCGCAATGGGATTCAGGCAGCACCGAATGGAAAGCCCGTGCTTCCATCTGTTTCTGAACGTGTGGTCCCTGAAGCAATGCCTAAAGATCAGATTCGAGCCAGACTTGCGAAAGAAAAGGGTATCCAAGCACGTATTCCTATCCGTGATACACCTCTTGCAAACTTGGCGGTAGCTTCGCGGGTGTCTGACATGTTCTTTCTGAACGAACCGGTGCGGTCAGTAGACCCAACCGAAGGTGTCTCTACATTACGCGACATCTCTCGTGGTATGCTCGCAGAAACCTTGGCTGAAGTTCAGAAAGATACAGTCAAACGTACGAAATTGGAAGAACAGCGCACCAAAGACATTGCACTCTACACTCTTACTGCAGACTACAAGCAGGAAAAGGCAAATGTGAACAAGTTGGTGGCTTCCGAACGTATGCGGTTTGTGCAACGTATGGCACAGAAGACCGATACAGAACGCGAGATTATCCAGGATCTATTGCGTATTGGTCTGGCACCCTATATCATCAGTCGTTCCGATCGCGAAGAACTCGCCAAGGAGGCCGAGAGATTGCGCGAGGAAGTGTTCCGCGATGAAGCCGTTGTTCAGGAGTTGGATGCTGAAGTGGGTGTGGGACAGCCACGTGATGTATTTGAGCAAGGTGAAGAAGGTGCCGCGGGTGTGGATAATGGTGATTACGGCGATTATGTGGGCATGCCAGGAAACGATGGGCGTGATTACGAACAACCCCAAATCACGGATGACCAGGCGCGTCCGATTTAAAGATTTGCAGCTTCATCTATTCAAATGTATTCTACTCGTATCCTCTTTACGCGCAAGGACAAGGGTTCTGCCCACGACGATGGCATTACCATCAAGCCGCTTCCAGATTCTACGGACATCTTTGAGGTCGTCTATCGGAGCCCCGAGTTGAAGATGGATCGCAAGTTTCTGGCGAGCTTTTCGGGTGTTCTGAGTTATATAGAGGACACTCTCACGAGTATGCGCTATGATACCGAGCCGTTTGAACAAATTCAGCTTCTTACGGTGATCCACCCCAGTGTTATGTATCACGTGGCAGACATGGATGACGATGAGGTTCGTAATCTGATGCTGAACATGGTCCGCGATTCTCTGAGGTACAGCGTCACCGCCGTTCCTCGCTAAAACGAACATTCACATAACAAACAAGAAAGAAGTAATGCTGACCTTGAACGGATACAAGGTCTTAAAGACAGAAGCCAATGTTCATGCGGAACAGCTCCGCAAAACATTGACAGTAAAGCCGTTTATACCTTCGGTGTTTGTAGCCAATAAGAATGCAATCCCCCGCTACAAAGTCTACCGAGAAGTTGATGATGCCTTCTATCTACCTAAGCATTTTGGGATTGAGTCTTTTGGACCGCCCCGAAACACAACGAGAGACGTTCCGCAAACTGATGCGAAATTTTGGCAGTTCCAAGGAAGCATCCGGGAATCGCAGCAGGCTGTGGTTGCGAGTTTCCTCAAGCCTGAGCCCCACGATGGAATCATTTCGCTCCATACTGGAGGCGGTAAAACAGTCTGTGCTCTCTACATCGCCTCCCAGCTTCGGCTCCCCACCCTCGTCATTGTTCACAATTCCTTTCTTCGAGATCAGTGGGTCGACCGCATCAAGTCTTTCTTACCGAATGCCCGTATTGGACGTATTCAAGGCGATACATGCGAAGTGGAGGGCTTTGATGTCGTGATCGCCATGCTTCAGACATTGAGCATGAAAGAGATTCCGATCACGAACTTCAAATCGTTGGGTCTTATTATCGTGGATGAATGTCACCACATCGCATCCGAAGTCTTCGTACAGGCTCTTCCGAAGGTCACGAGTAAGTATATGCTTGGATTGTCTGCGACTCCGACACGCAAAGATGGTCTCATGCCTGTCGCTCATTGGTTTCTAGGACCTCTGTTGTATCAAAGCCAGAGCGCAGACAGTAGCGATACATCCATTCAAGTGGAGGTCTACGAATACCAGAACGACGACCCAACCTTCAACGAGATCATCTACAACAAGCAGGGGGTCATGTTTACGACTCTGATGATCAACAAACTGACAGAAGAAAAGCAGCGTACCCAATGGTTAGTAGAGATTCTGAAAGATGTGCTAGAAGAGTCGCCAGAGCGACAAGTGTTGGTCTTGACCGACCGCGTTCAGCACACGAAAGACATTCTTTCGATGCTGCCTTCAGAGCTTCAAGACAAAGCAGCCATTCTATCCACGGATGTTCATGCGACAAAGCGGACGGAATATTGCTCATCGCGCTCTATTCTCATTGCCACATACGCAATGTGCAAGGAGGGGTTTGACGTCCCTACCCTGAATACATTGATGATGGCAACTCCGAGACCGGATATTGACCAGATTGTAGGCAGAATTCTTCGCGTAGAGAAATCGGCGCGAAAGATTCACCCGCTGATATTGGATATTGTAGACCCTCAATTTTGGCGTCAGTTTCAAGAGAGGAATGGATTATACAAAAAGCGACACTACACGATTACGAAGATGGCTTTGCCTCCTCCTCAACAATAACCTCGAGTGGCTTTGGAGAATCTGAACGAGGGGGCGATAATTCGGGGGGAGGAACAGGAACTTCAACAGAAGACACGTCAGGTAGTGTCTTTTTCATCATCTGTGCCGCTCTGAAGAGAGGATTGATTTTCAATGCCTCTACTGCCGGGCTTTTCTTCACCTCTTCTAGGATCGGTTTGACCATCGGGTTCTCAACGACGGGAAGAGACCTTTTGGACTCTTGGAACGCAGCGACAATCGCAGTAGCTGCCTTAGCAATCTTTGGTGTGCGAAGTTTGATTGTTGGTGTGCGAGCATCCCCTGGGTCTGATACGTCCAAATTCACATCGTTGCGATACACAGTGATCTTCTCCAATCCATTGGCTTCCTCGGGCTTGGAAATCTCGGTTTCATTCGCAAACTTGGTCTGGAACTCATGGATAACCTCTGGAGGCAGTAAAGGACTAATCTCCTGTAAGCGATCGTACTGATCCTTCACATACTTCAAAAAGTCGTTGGGTTGCATGCGTTCATCGCGAGGCAGTGCCAACTCTACAGAGATAAAGCGATACAAACGCGCATAATGAATCGCTGAAATCCGGTGACCTTCTGAGCGTTTTGCCCAACCATAGTAAGAACCCGCTGTATTCAAAATTGAAACAAAAAGAGACGCAACGCCCAGCGCAATGGAAGAGGTTGTCGGATTCGAAAACATTGAAGTGGACCCCGCAGACAAAAAGCCGGTCACACCACTAATGACAATCACTGGCAAATCAATAAGGGTCTTACGGTTACTATACATTGCCTCACCTCGTTTGTGGCACCACGATAGACAATGTGCCTTTTCACCGGTAGATGCGAAGTATTCTTCCAGCATCTCTGTCCAATGAATGTTCTTCGCCTTGTCGCCGGATACTGAATCACTCATTTGATTTTTAACGCACTAAATTGTAATGTATTGGCCATTGAAATACTATCGTGGGCTCACACGTCGTCAGAATTTAGAGCGAAAGAGATCGGCCACTCGTCGCACGAAGATGTCCTTTACTGACCCGAAAGCCTATGTTCCTTTCAAGAGCGACAAGGGAGTCAAAACCCGCAAGTCGTCGTATACCGAGCGGTTTCACAAGAAGTATCCCGGTGTAAAGTCATTGGCTGAAATCGCGAAGGCAACTGGCATTTCCAAGAGTATTTTGGATCAGGTGTATGATCGAGGGATGGCAGCATGGAGAACCGGGCATCGCCCTGGTGCTTCCCAACAGGCTTGGGGAATGGCACGTGTGTATTCGTTCGCACTGAAAGGGAAAACATGGAGAACTGCCGATGCGGATTTGGCATCCAAAGTAAAATCATCCACCTAAGTAACAATGCAGTTTGACCGAAACGGAGTTCTTGTTCGCACGTCACAGCCTGTCAAGGAACTGCGAACTGTGAAGAAGGTGATTACGATTGATTCTCGTGATCGTGATCCGACCAAGTTTGTTCGTGTCAACAGTGGAGCAACCTCCTCCGACGCCGGTGATTTTGTGGTGTATCTCCCCCGAGTCTACGAGAACGTCGTATCTCTTCGACTGAGGTCTGCGATAATTGCTGCTCCTCAGACCGGTGGATTTGGAAGCAACAATTATCTGCTGATGTCGATTGAGGGTCTAGATAAGATGGATGAGACTGCTACGGGTGCTCAGCGGTCGGGTCTGGTGGACAATGCTTTCGCAAAGATTGCGAATCCAAACATCACGAGTGGAGCGACAAACAATACGTTCACGATATTCTACAACGATAAGGTTGACGAAGAAAACATCACGAGGTATACGCCTCCGATTGGACGCCTAGACCGCATGCACATTATATTGAGGTATCATCCTGCGACTGTAGTCCCAACTGCGACTACGAATAATCCTGCCGCCGATTCTAACTTCGCCCCCATCACCTTTGGAACATCAAACCATTCCTTCACGTTTGAGATTGAGTATCTTGAGAATGGATTTGATGATTTCTCTTCCTTCGAGACTCAGATGCGCAGGTACTAACTTACTTCATCGACTTGCCCAGTTCCACAAACGTATCGAATGTAAATAGGAAGAACACGCCTGTAAACACATATAACGCAATGTCCTGAACAGCAGGACGCTCATAACCCGTACGGTTCTGCTCAATCAAGCGGAGAATACGGTTTAACTTGTCCACCTGATCCTGGCTCTCGTAGAAACCGGCAGGTTGTGACCCCGCAAATGTTTCACGTACTGCCATACGCCGTTGAACGGGAGCCTCCTGTCTAACCATAAAGTTCTCCGTCGCAGGGTTGGTGTCCAGCGGCAGGGAGTTCTTCAGGGAATCCACAACGCTCTGATTTTTGCGAATCGATTCCTCCGATCTCTTCTCCAGACTTGTAAACTCTGGTTTCGCAATCGGTTCGTCATATGTCTTTGCCCCCGGCTGTGTAATCGGAGCCCTTTGTTTAAAGGAACTCCCGTAGGCATCCTCCAACGTGGAGTAGTTCATTACTTTGAAAGAGGCAGAAAAATATGACGGATTTGTATAAATGATGCTCACTGGTCGCAACGAGTGGATCGCCATTGGCGCACTAATTCTCTGGATTGCCTTTGTACCATGCCCTTATCAGATGAAGCAGTTCTTCGCGTCTCCGATTGGAAAGGTGATTGCTCTGGGTGCTGTTGTCTACACGTGGAAGTATGTGAGCTGCCCGGTGGCAATTCTTCTGTTGGTCGCATTCCTGCGCTCAGGTGCTGTTCGCGAGTATTTGGAGGGCGAGACGGGTATGACTCCGTCTACCCCCCCTCTTGGGGTGACCGAATACAGCTGCCCTAGCGAGTTCACATACAATGCCGAAAAGAAGATGTGTACCAAGGGAAATGAGACCAAGGAGCCTACCTGCAAAGATCCGTCTATGACATGGGATATGAGTGTGGCTATGTGCGTGTCTAAACCCACGACTGCTAGCAGCGGTGGAGCCGGTGGTCCTTCGGGCGGCACCAGCGCGGGGTCTATGCAGGCTCTCAATGATATCGCCAACGAAAAGCAGAACTTTGTAACCATGGCGAAGGAGGGATTTCAACCTTTTGGTGGACAAGCGGCGGGTAATTTTGCCCCTGCTTAAAAACAATGGATCTGGAGGCTCTGAATAACAACAAGCTCTTTTTGGGCGTTATGTTGATTCTTATCAACATTGGCTCGCGTCATTTAGTGGATGAACTCAGCACAAACCCGGATGAATATAACCGGAACATTGTGCTGCGGCGTATTGCCGTCTTCGCTGTGTGTTTCGTAGGCACACACGATTTAGTCGTGTCTCTATTACTCACTGCTGGTTTCATCATCATCGCACAGGGTGTGTCTGCGCGCAGCCGCGAGGGTATGGAGAACAAGAAGAAGATGGAAGAGGAAGAGAAAAAGGTGGATCAGCCCGCCACGGATGAGTCAATCCCTCCGCTGTTTACAGCTTAATTACCACTGAATTCTTACCCGTAGACCCGGGCTTGTTCCTGGTGGTCGCCTTTCCGACCTTCTCGGGAGCCGGAGGACCGTTTCCAGCAGGAGGAATCACGGACTGCTTGATGTTCTTCAGGAGCTCGTCAATGCTCGGAGGAGGTCTCAGATCCATCGCAGGCGCAACGGGCGGTGCTACGGAGACCTTCTTTTTGGGCGCAGGAATCGTCGCAACCTGAATAGGCTTGGACTCTGAAACCTTGGGCACCACACTGGGCATCTGCTGAGGAGGAGGCGCCTGAACGGTTGCGCCCTGCATGAAACTCATCAGACCTCCCAGAGGGTTGCTGGGTGCCTGCTGCTGAGTGGGTGGAGGCACTGCCGCAGAACCGCGCATCTGTTGCTGCATCGCAGCGCTAGCTAACTGGCGTGCGATGTCGGGATTCTGGCGCATAATCTCATCGATATTCGGAATAGGTGCCTTGCGAGTCATCTGGTTGGTCAGATGAACCATGTAGATCATCATACACGTACGCAGAGGAATACGCACCAGAGGGTGCATCTTCATGTTTTCGCCGTACAAATCATACAGCTCCTCAAAATCATCCTCCAGATCAGCCACATTCATCTGGGCGGCCTCCGAGAGACCATCCAACTGAAGACCAAACGCCTTGAGCATTGCGAGGTTCTTGCTACCATACTCCATCGCAGACATACCCGTCACAAACCACTCGGAGAACTGCTTGATGGTCGCATCCATAGACTTCTCGCGCTTGATGAACTCCATCTCCATCTTCATCTCCTCCAGAGGACTATCAATGGTGAACCGCTTGCGCATCGGCACACCCAGCTTGGAGAGACGCTCGAACTTGCGCAGAATCTCGTACTTCTCGCGCTGGACCGCCTCCTCGGACATCCGCTTCGGTGCCGCGGGGACATACGGCTCGGCATTGAAGTTGTCTAGACCATCCAGACGGATAGGTCCGGTCTCCTCAAATGAAGGAACCAGACGAGGCGCAGCTGGCTCTGACATAGAAGACGTGGGCATGTCTTCAAAGTTCAGAGTCGGGATATCTACTGTCTCCAGGTCAGCGGTCCCGGCGATCTTGGGATTTATGAGTAAGTCTACGTCCATTCTTCTTGTTTCTTCTCAACGCCTTGGTTCTGAAAGTTCTACCGCATCGCGTCAAAATGGAATCACATATATCAACTCCAACAATTGTATCGTAAAAATGTCATCTGCTCTACTACAGGAACTTGAGGAAGGTCTTCAGGCGCTTGGACTATCGCGTATGCGTTACTACAAGCTCATGAGTATGTTCTCATTTGAAGGTGGCAATGAGGTTCACTTTGGCGAAGGCATGGCGTCCTTCTGTAATGACCGCGAACAGTATGAGAAGCTCAAGGAGTTTATCAAGGAACAGAAGAAATGGGTAAAGTCTACAGAGGCAGACATAACAGAACTCAAGACACGGCTGTGGTGGCTCCAAATCAAGTTGGTTGAGTTTGGTGTGTTCTCACCCTCGGAGCATCGTTCAATCTTTCCGCTGATGGTGCTCTAATGCCCACAGACCTTGTAAAAAGCAATCTGCCAAGTCGTCCTTCTTCTTGTGCTTGTCAAAGAACGCATGATGCTCCTTTGGCACCAACATATACGCGTGCGCAATACCCGTCTTTTTGCGTCCCTTGTATGTCCCCACTACATCGTCCACCGTAACAATGTTTGAGAGTTTGTGTGTTGCTGATATGCCAGTACATTTCAGCTTCTTCATACAGAAATACATCTGGATCATCGCTTGGACTGCGTACATGCGGCGTTCGGGCTGATTCTCGACCACGACCAAATCTGCTCCCTTCCACGAATCCAATCTGGCTTCGAGGCAGGCAATGAGCGCGGGTGCTAAATCAAATACAGATCCTGCGTTCGACGACTGAATACATTTCTTCCAGGTGTTCTGCTTGCAGTGGTTGTACAGCAACGTCACCAGATCCGCCTTCTTGGTCTTGTCTGTCTTCACTCCAGCCGCTTCGAGTTCCTTTCGAACCTCTTCAATCGTCTTTTTGGCAATCGCAGTCTTGGTGATTTTGGCTGCCTTCTTTGGGATGTGTTTGCTACAGGCAAAGGTGCCTTCACTTGCGTGTTCGTAGCGTGCGGAAGCAGAACACTTGTGACAGCGTGCTGCTCCAACACCTGCCTTCTCTCCTAACACGTCAATGATATTCCAATCCAGAATCTTGACGTCTTTCCTGGATGTCCCGTCAAGTACACAATACGATAAGTTACGAAGTCCAACGTCAAATGAGACTACTTTCATTGCCTTCTTCTACGAGTTGATTTCCTAAGCTTCTTGCGCCTTGTCCGCTTTCCGCCTTGGATGGGCGTTGGAACATACCCAGGCATAACTTCCTTCGGATGCCACAAACACCCGGACGGGATTTCAACGTATTGAATATACGGGTATTTTGCCTTCAACTCGGTAGTGAACAACGATATATCGTAATGAATACCCCCCCCATACCGGTCTCATAACTTCTTCGTAATAGTCTCCATATTGAATGAGTCTAAGAGTTGTAAAGAGCGTGCCGTTTTCTTCTCCGCTTTGTGGGTTTGTAATCAGTTCATACAGTTTAGCCTGAACTGCCCTCGAATATTCCGCTCCAGACATCGCGGATTCTCGGGGTATGTACGGGGTTCGAGTATCGGCGGATTTGTCCAATGATATCATAATTGTCGCTAGAGGAGGTTGCCTCGACTTCTTTATTTCGGTTTTTCTCTTTTCGACTCTGTCATTGTAATACTCTATATCTCCTTGTATCTTTGATAGTTTTTGGGTAAAAAATGTCTGAAACTTGGACTCAAACGCATCCATATTCGCACTTGTAAGACGGAAAATCTTGTCAAGTGTCGGAGAGTTTATATCGTCAACAAACTTCCCGTCCAATGGAAACTCGTATTTCAATCTCGGACCTCGCGGCGGTCTTGTAAGCCTGTTTTTTTCCACAAATGCGTCCTCATCCTTTTCCATGGTATCTAGGACTTTGATCCAATCTTCGCCCTCCGCATACCAAAGTCCTACAGGTTTTCCTTTCCTTTTTACACGAGGATTGGGATTCGCCGTTGGAGTATCAAAGTTCAACGGTGTATACGTCACATGGTAGTATCGGATCATTGTTACTAGAATACAAAAGTTCAAGCAGTTGCCTTTAAGAGAGAGATTAAGGCATTCTTGTTGTCGGCCTTACCAAACGGAATACCCTTCTTGATCAGGATGTCCTGAAGCTCCTTCTTCGACTTGCTCTCCAGACCATCGATGCCATCATCCGCAGTGGGTCCCGACACAATCACGGGTTCCGTGGGTGAAACTTCCTCCCCGTCTACGGAGACGCGATCATCGACGCTCGGCTGAAGTTCAGGGAGAACCTCTTCCGTCGTCGGCTGGACGTCCTCCACGTCCTCCGGCTCAGCAGCAGTGCGCGCCGATGCCAGTTCGCCCACCACCATGACAAGGTTGTTCATGTTCTGGAACATACGTGTCTGCTGCCAGTACAGCCACCCGACCATACCGGCGAGAACCAGAACCATAGATGCTAAAAGAGCGATAGCTGCGTGTTCAAACTCCATTTATTCCTTGTCCAGAGTAGTTGCGTCCTCTTTAAACGCTGAAGACTGCTTTTTTCCTGCGTTCAGATAAATGGCAAAGACTGGCAGGGGCGGTGGTTTAATGGAAGGTCTCTGGGCAGGCACGGCGTTCTTTGCCGCGTCCAACGCAAAGACGTATACTGACTTTTTAGGGAAGTTTTTCATGTATTCGTTGGTGCTGATCATTGGCTTTATGCTGATCGCATGGGTTCTGCGGACGGTGATGGGGAAGGAGATGTTCAGTGTCTCTCAGATCCAGTGCCCCCCCGGTTCCAGCCCGACAGACAAGTGTCCTGGCACTGGCACGCCTGGTTGCCTCCACCCGAGCGGTAATTGCGAAGCCTCTCTGGGACAGTAATTACTCGGGACATACGCATTTCCCATCTTTTACTACGGCACCTAGTTCGCTACACTTTGCTGTAAAATCCACATCGTTACTAAGGTCCTTTGTTAAAGGGCACGCCTTCTCACGCACAGGACGTGTCATGAAAAACGCAACGAATGCAAGAAGCACCAGTCCGATAGCTATAAGTTTACCCTGCCTTTTCATTTCTTATTCTTATAGCAGTTTTTCCACGGGCGACAGGAAGCCCTCTGTGTGAAGCCCATCTTCTTACAGGGTGTCTTCTTACAATACTTGCGCGTCATCTTCCGACCACCCTTATAGTCCATCGTATGTTCCCAGTTACAGATGACAATCTCCGGAGCATATGAATTTATTGTATACTGAACGTTACCGTTCGATTTATCTATTGCATATTGTTGCGGGTTATTTTTGTATACCTTTGTATCCAGATTACGCTGGATTAAACTATCTGGGAAAGCAATCCATCCATCGTACTTCTTGGTAGAACATACAATAGTAGCAAACTCTCTATTCGTGTATCTACCATGTGTATCATTAACCGGTATAATCACGGGAATCACATCATTTGAATCTTCAAACTTAACATCTGCCATGTAGTATGTATCTACAAACTCTGCTATAGAATCATCCGAGTCGGCAAGTTTCTCTATGTTGTCATACGATAACACAAACAGTTTCAAATCTTTCTTTGTCGTATACGAACTTATCGTAGACGGATTGTTTCCCGTATAGGGTTTGATTGAGTCTTTATCAGAGAAAAAGTTCGGAACATCTACATAAGGTTTCTTCTTACCCGTCGCATCTGCACGATAGATTGTAGAACCCGATGGCAAAGTCACAACATCAAACCCGTCTTCTTTTCTGACCGCTCCTTCTAGTTCAGCATATACTTCAGGGCTAGTGAAATCCATTATATGTTGCTTAGAAATCCTCGTCATCCAGGCGGATGTTGTCTGCAACATCACGCACACGAGAATACTCCGACACCTTCTTCTCAAAGAAGTTGGTCTTGCCTTCCAGCGAGATCATCTCCATGAAATCAAAGGGATTCTGTGCCTTGTACATCTTCTGAATGCCCAACTGGACAGCCAGACGATCGGCAACAAACTCGATATACTGACTCATCATCTTGGAGTTCATGCCAATCAACGAACAAGGCAGAGCATCACAAATGAACTCCTTCTCAATCTCGACTGCCTCGGACAGAATCTCACGAATCTCTCCCTCATTCAAGTTGTTGGGGAGAGTGTGATAGAGCGCCACCGCGAACAGAGTGTGAAGACCCTCGTCACGAGAAATCAGCTCGTTGCTGAACGTGAGACCGGGCATCAGACCACGCTTCTTCAACCAGTAGATGGAGCAGAACGCACCGCTGAAGAAGATACCTTCGACTGCCGCAAACGCAACCAACCGCTTGGCAAAGTTGTCCTGGCTGTCAATCCACTTCAATGCCCACTGAGCCTTCTTACCGATACAAGGGATGGTATCGATAGCCTGGAAAAGATGGTTCTTCTCATCCTCATTCTTCACATAGGTGTCAATCAGAAGAGAGTAGGTCTCTGCGTGAATCCCCTCCATCGCATTCTGGAAACTGTAAAACAGCTTGACTACCTGCGAGTCTACCTCCCTCTGGAAACGAGTCGCCAGATTTTCCTGAACAATGCCATCAGAACCCGCAAAGAAAGCCAAAATACGCTTGATAAAATGGCGCTCGTCGTCATTCAACTTTGCCCAGTCCTCGCCGTCCTTGGCGAACGATATTTCTTCGGGTGTCCAAAAAGAAGCAACAGACTTCTTGTACATGTCATACAGGTGCTGCTCAGAAGGCTTGATGGGAAACAGAGTGAAGGACATCCTAGGCGCGCTGTATAGTATACACAGAAAACAACTAAATGATATACAATGAACACCACTGGAATCCAGAATTATCTGTCTAACGTGTTTCGACCTATCGCGTTGTATGATACGGCGACGTCCAATTTTACAGTCAAGCTGGAATCGTCAAATATCGACACATATTCGGGCAACACGATATCCGTATTTCGTGCCGACGTAGGGTCTCCGATCTCAAATGTATATGTAGGATCGAATGCTGGAAACTCGATCGTGGACCCTCGCGCTTGTCGAAATGTGAGTGCATTTGGGTTTGGCACTGCGAGCAATATCTCCAATTGTTCAAATTCCGTGTATATAGGAAACCGCGCAGGAGCCGATAGCATAAATAACCAAAGTGTTATTGCGCTGGGTTATGAAGCCGGATTGGCTGGAACAGGTGTCTCCAATATCTTTATTGGCACAGGCACCAAATCCACGTTTGGATCCAGCAACATATTCATTGGACATGGAATTGATCTGTCCTCGGTGTCTAACCAATTGCGAATTGGGTTTGGAACGAGTATACCTATTGCTGCGAATTTGACTACCAGGTGGGTTGGACTCAATGGGTTGCTGACTCCTTTGGATGCCGGAAACATGTTTGATGTCTCTGGAAACGCACGTATTCAGGGACAACTTGCTTTGAACCGCACACCAGGCACGCGTACGTTGGATGTCAATGGTAACTTCCGAGTTCAGGATGCTTCGGCAAATACATTGGACTTCAGCAACGGATTGACTCTCTCAACAGGAGGGTATGCTTCGATTCGAGGGGATATCTCTGTCAATGCGGTTGCGACATCGATTGGAACATTGAAAAAGGGTGTTGTTTTGATTTCGGCTGTCAACAAAAATGATAGTGCAGACTATGCATCTCGAATGGTCCTTGCGAATACCACATCAAATGCTATAGATATTGGTTCCAACGTAGCGGCTGGTGATGCGAGCATTACCTTTAGCACATCCAACATTCAAATCACCGATACAACGAACAATACAACATACGGATACAATATCACATATTTCCCGTTGCCTTGAGTTTCTCCACAATCTTGCGGATAGAGACCACCGATACACCCGAGACTTCGGACACCTTCTGGAGCTGACCACCCAGCACGATACACACAACACCGGCCACGATAGTCTTCGGAGTATGTTCCATCTCGGGCAGCTTCTGGAGTCGCAGAACAATGTCATCGCGATCCTTGTCCGCCAACTCCATGTCTGCGCAGATACGCTCGGCAATACCCAACTGAGTATTCAACACAGACGACACTTCATCGTCAAACCGAGTCAGAGCCTTACACAGAGCCCGGATACTCACCTGAAAGATTTCTGCGATTTCCTCATGACTTCGCGTCGCATTGTTCCTACGGCAAGCGGTAAACACTGCTGCTGCCATAAGAGCACGACGAGTCTCACCTCGAGTCTTTTGTGAATCCTCTACGTTCTTGTAGAGTCCACATGCGTCCAATACAATCGCCTTGGTTAACCCGTAGCGAATCGCCGTGGATTGAATAGCGTCAAAGATTCCCATCCAGGATCGTTCGCCGTGCGACGAGAACGACCAGGCAGAGAGTTTTTGGATTGATTTTGCTTCGTCCGATTGGTTCGGAACACGCTTTCTCATCATCATCGATCCGTACGATGAGTTTGGCAGGAGTTCGGATGTAATTGTTCCTGTTCTTGAGGGATCTTCGTCGGTATTTCCATAATTACGCCACTCGGCGCCTTCATCAATATAGCTTCCTAGTATACTTCCACAACATGTACAAATTCGTTCACCTTCTTCGACTTCAATGGTATCGTGTCCACACTCCATGAGGTGTCTTTTTCCAAGAGTGTTTTCATTCGTTTTTTACCGCGTCACTCGCAGTTCCTACAGTTTGGTGGATCAACTTGTCACGGGTTTCGTATAACTTGACAATCGGTTGAAACTCAATCTGCGTGAGAATCAAAAAGCCTCCAATCGAGATAATGATTCCATCTTCCCAATTCATTCCCTTGGGAGGATAAGGCCAGAAGAAGAACCCCAAAAAGAGGCCCAGAGACGTCTTAAATACGGTGTCTACAAGCAAAAAGAAAGGGCTGTCCTTCACACGAAATCCCGCGGCAGTCAAAAACAACTGAAGAAGAATCAGTGCCTTCAAGATGAAGAAATACCACTGATAACCTTTCATTATTACTCAATGAGAAATGTAGCGATTCCCGAAAGAGCAGGAATGAAATGCATCGCTGCATGATGCGATGTAGCAATATGGCAGTTGGGGTCCCATGTATAGCATGTGTACGCGTAGCCAACATGATAAACAAAAATTGAATACAACACCGTTCCGGCTACAATCGCCTTGTGAAGGCTTGTCCCTCGGAAGAGCGCGGCGTTTATGGAAGCTACAGCATACAGGTAGACGGCCGCCTGGTCTACCCAGAAATAGTGAATATCCTTGGTCATGTGGTAGATGAAAGAGGTAACTGCTAGATTACCCGAAGCAGTCGCTGCAAACATATCGTTTCCATGAAGAGCTGCCAACATCGTCAAGAGATATGACAGACTTGTCAACATCAAAACCTTATTGGGTCCGTCTCCACGAGTATACCGTGGATCGGGCATGAAAAGCTCGTCCAACTTCATTACTTCGGCACTGGAAAGAAGGTAATGATAATTATCGCAGACATTGAAGAAGCCATATGAACACTCATGTGAAAGAAGATAGACCAAAAGCGAGAGGGATGATACGCATAAGTCCGCTTGGCCTGCCCTACATAAAAGATCAGGACGGCATACAGAATGCATAGACACCCAATTCCAACGGCAATCCAATGTCGTAAATACGACTCATACAGAAACATCGGTACCCACGCGTTTAGTATAACTTGATCTGCCCAGAAGGAAGGAGCGGATTTTGTCGTGTGAAACCACAATGAAGTTGCTCCAAGCGTAAGCGTGTGGTAGATCATCATTTGGGAACATTGATACAGACGAGCGATATACGCGACGTAGAGAAATAGAGTGCCTCCCGAAAGTGCGAGTTCATAGGACGGGTCCTGAACATAACTCAACATACTTTTCATCGTAGCATACTTCCTAAATCGGTTGGATTGTAGACCTGTGGGCGATAATTGGTGACCAATGGAGGTCTGTAATTTGAGTTCTTGCCTCCCGTCTGCTTCATCCATGAAATCAATAAGTATTTCTCATCTACAACCCACACCAAATATCCGGATGTCTGGAGTGTATGAAGGAGATACTCGCGTGCCTCGGACAACTGAAACAGCGGATATCCAAACACATAACTAGGAATCTCAAATACCACATACGGCGCATTCGGTGAGTGAATCGCCTGTCGTCGCACTTTCGCATACAACTGCGCCAACACCGGACGCATAGCTGCCATACGCTGTTCTTTTCTGGCTTCCTGTTCGTCCCATACGTCACGAGCCTTCAGCATGCTTACTCTTGTCATATACAAATGTTCCGTTCCATTGCTTTTGGCGGAGGTGGAATGCGAGGCGCTCTACATCTCGGAGGACTCAAGGCATTGTTGAAGTTTCAAGACAAACTGGAATTTCCTGACGGAATCTATGGATATTCAGTTGGATCTATTGTTGCGACTGCTCTCGCCTTCAATCTCAGTTTGGAAGACATCCAAGATATGGTAGACAATGCGATGCATTTAGAGTCCATGATCGTAGACGCGAAGCTCTCCATGCTTACCGATCTTGTAGACAAGTGTGGACTGATATCGATGGATCAACTTGAAAAATCAATGGTCAAGTCGTTCTTGAAATACGGAATCGATCTTCGCGGAAAGGTCATTGCAGACGCACCCCAGAAGTTGTTTATTGGTGCATCTGACATGACGTTGCGTAGACCCGTATTCTTCACAGGTCAAGTGCCAATTCTTGCCGCTATGAAAGCATCGTGTTGTATTCCATGCTTCTTCCAGCCACAGATTGTATACAACCACGTCTGTGTGGACGGGGGTGTTTACATGTATTACTTTGATGAGTATCTGCCCAAAGACTGTCTCTCGTTCATCGTATCCTATACGCCAAAGTCCTTCCATCCACACATGTTGGAAGGGAACGTCTTTGAGTTTTTGAAACAGCTCTATACTGGTCCTCGACACCCACCGACATCAAAGTATGCCGTCTGGTTCAAAGAGGATAAGGTCAATATCATTCATGATCTAACGGATGACGACAAGAAACGTCTAGTCCAGTCGGGGTATTCACAGGTTTTCGCGTTCCTGTCCAAGCGATTGGCGGAGGAAAGTCATCAGGTTTGAATACGTAACCTTTTGTCTAAATTCGCTCAATCCCGACTTGGTTTCGAGCACTACCGTTGGATACCCCTGAACATCATAGAGTGTACATTTGGCGCGTTCGGCTTCGCAATCCACCGGGATCGCCTTTACATGGGTCTTTCCAAAATATGACTCGCGCTTCAGTTTCTTCTCTAACTTGTCCCACTCGGGCATCGCCTTTTGCGAGAATCCGCACCAATTAGTGTAGAAGAAATACAGATTTGCTTCATTGGGTTTGACTTCACGTTTGGGAGGCTGGACATACGGCTTCCAAAACCTGTAGACCAAGAGTCCAAGAAGGACAAATGCCAAAACAACCAGTAGGGTATTCATTGTTGAAGGAGGCGAGAAAGTTTACGTTGTCTTTCAAACCATCTGCGATAGGCTTCCTCGCCAGTGACCTTTTCCTTGATTTGAATCCAGGCAACGTCTGCGGTCATTCGTTCCGGTTCATAGGGCTTCGGTTCAATTTCAAACCACTTCCCTTGAAAACGGACAAGATAACCCATTACACAAAAGAAGCTAGGTAAGTGAAAATGGCACTGGTTGTAGCAAAGACGGCTCTTCTCTCACTTGGGTTGAACTATGGAGTTCACTACTCAAGTGCGAGGTTGTATGATATGTTGTGTGTTCCGCATAGCGTGACTGAGTTGTTTACATCCCTCGCGACCACGGCTAGTCCAGTATGCGGGTTTCTGTTGAATACGATGACAATTACGCAAAATAACTACGCGGTGGTTCTGACCGCGACGTTGACGTCTGCCTTGGCGACAGCGTTAAAGCCGGGTGCTTAAGCAGGGAAGCCCACCAGTCCGGCACCAATACCGAATCCGGCACCCGTGCGAGCAGAGCTGCCGACGGAGGGGGCATAGATGTCCAGGATGGCGAACGTCGCAGTGGCAGTCAGCGCAATCATGGCGACCTCACCCCAACGCATCGTCTTGCCAGGAATCACATACGCGGCCACAGCCACTGCAAGACCCTCCAGCACATACTTGATTAAACGAGTGACTAAATCACCCATGTCGACGCCCGCAGGAGTTGGCTTCGGCTTAGAATCCATGTTTGTTAAAGAGGATGGAAGATTTTTTATGTCTTGATGTCTGCCAGGGCAACGGCGACTCGTATATACGCCATAATGAGAAGAACCGACCAATACGCCATTTCCGCGAGTTGATTCCATTTGCCTTCCGAGAAGCTATGAAGAATCATCACCCACGCTGCTTGCCACAATCCGCGCGGCCATGTCCAGAGTCCTTCTGCTGGAATAGGGATCAATATACCCGGATGGGTTAAGTACACAATCAAAAGGCGAGTCCAGCCTTCATACATTGTTTGTAGGCTTGAAAGTTTATACACCCTTCTGAATACGACTTCCTAAAAACACGTACATGTAGATACCGAGGAAGATCAGATAGAGTGTATACATCGTATACGCAGTTGCATCGTTTTTAGATCCTAACAAATTGAGAAACCAAGCCCAGAATACCTGCCATAGCGCACTCATGAGAGGTGGGAATCCTTCTGAAGGAACGGCAGCCGCTGCTTCGGCGGGCAAAAGACTGGTCGCCGAACTCATTGTTGGAATAATGACACCCGGATGTGTCAGAAAGATAATCAGAAATGTTCCAGCATATCCGAAACCCATTGTGTTCTGCGTAGAAACAACTTACAAAGGAGACTGCTTGTGTAGATAAAGATGTCTCGTCGCGAAACTCTCCCCAAGGTGGATGATTCTGGTGTTATCGATTACCTCGATGAGGATCCTGAGATCCCCACCCAGAAGTACTGTATTGTGTCGTTCCTGAGCCCTGAGAAGGTGATTGAGGACAAGAACCGATTCATGTTCAAGGAGTTCATCCAGTTCATGAACTATGATTGGAAGGTGAAGGGTCTGGAGCATCTGATGGCGTTCCTGTCCAAGAAGTACAATGTCAAGATTGACGATCTGCTGAAGGATGCGTCCGAGTTTACCCAGGTCCGCGAGAAGGAGATCAAGGAGACGGATCTGGAGGAGCAGTACCAGGTCTTTCTACTGAAGCACGAGCGTGAGCTTCAGGAGAAGTATGATAACTCTGTGGAGTTCCGGACGAATGTCCGTGGTGTGAAGGTGCGTAGGTCGTTTGCGACGGTGGAGGAGGCCCAGGTGATGGCCAAGGTGCTCCAGCGCAAGTATCCCAAGGACAATCTGTATATCGGTAAGGTGGGTGCCTGGCTGCCCTGGGATCCTAGTGAGCACCTGATGCCTGAGGTCGAGTATGCCGAGAAGGAGCTGAACGAGCTGATGAGGCGGTACAAGGAGAACGAGGCGAACAAGGAGATCTTCTTTGCCGAGGAGCGTGAGTCGAAGATCAAGGCTCAGAAGGAGGAGAACGAGAAGCGTAAGAGGGAGAATGCAGCAGCCACCCAGAAGGCACTGGAGGATGCGTCAGGTGCCGTTCATCCTACGGAGGGTGCTCTGCGGGATTAATAGCGGAAAGACAGCTTGCGGGTGGAGCGCTTGACACCCTTGCGCTTCTTCATCGTCCGCTTACGACGGCCGCCCTTAGGAGGACCCGCCGCGGATCCAGATGCTTCTGCCCCAACAGAAACACCACTCTCCGCCATAGACCGTGTCGCCATAGCATCAGTCTGAGCCGCGGCTTCAACGCCGCCATCGCGAAGAGTATTGCAGATTTGATCAACAACATATTCAAATGCAGACGTTGCGCCAGACCCGGCTCCTTTTAGTTTGTTGTATGCTCCAAGTGTGAGATCCTTGAAACTTGAATACATAGAAGCAGCAGTCAGACCGCCTATGAATGTTCCAAGTGTCTGGAGACCAGCGCTACCCTTTGTCGTCGTGATTAACGTATTAATGCCCTCTAAGAGTTCACCATATTTCATACAGAGCAAGTTCTGTATAGCCGCTTTACCGGGACCTATCGCACACTCACTAGATTTAATCGCCTCAAATCCTGTTTTCAGTAAAGCAGACGCACCGGCCGCCGTGCTAGTTGCAGCAGATGCTGCCATAGATGCTCCGCCAAGGTATGCTCCTCCGGCGAGAGACGCTAAAACTATGATACGCACTCGCTGACGAGTTACAGCATCACATCCGCCACCCATCTGTCTGCGACGTTTTCCTCCGAGAGCTGGCATGCTTTCAAGCTCAGCGAATACTTCGTCTATTTCGTTCTTAGAAATAGATGTAGGAGATGACATTTCTCCGACTCCCCTTTTTCTATTAGGCTTAGACATTTATCCTTATCCGCGAGATTTTCGTGGATCATCGTCCTCCTTCTTGACCCAAACGGAAGGACCTGAGTTCTTCTTCCGCATCGCCAGGGGATTGTAATCATCCACAGCCAACATTGCAGATTGGAATGGACGATTATCCACCCAAAGTGACTGATCGCACAACCGGAACGGAGGGTGGTCGGATGCCTTGTACCAAAACACTTGGTCTTCCAGCTTGTTGGAGGCAACGTTGTTACAAATGACCAGGCACTCATAGTTTTCCGTGCACTGGTCCATAAACGTACAAAACATCTCAAACGTGGGAAACATACCAGCATAATTCTCGTAGATAATACGACGATTACGCGTGATATTCTCACGAAGGATGAAGATAAAGTCCACGTTCGTTCGCAGATTGGGTGAGATACCCAGAGGGTACTGCATGGTAATGATGGTCATCAAGTCAATGTGACGTCCGTTCATAAACACGAAGCGAGTCGATTCCTCCTTAGTCCAGGAGTTCGCATCATACAAGCAGTCATCCAGAATCAAAAACGCACGGGGGTCTACATTGGACGAGCCACCCTTGTTCTTCTTGTCCTCGTTACGCTTCTGTTTCATATTCGCCTGGCGCTTGATCATGTTCTGAACAATCTCGGGGCGATACTTGTCATGGATCAGCTTGGACGGCACCATATTCTGGAAAAACTCGTTGGCGATCTCTGTAGCCGAGATCACCGTGCCAACCGGAAAATGGCGCTGGGTATTGAAAAGTATATCACGAACCAAAAAGGACTTGCCTGTATCCTTCTTGCCAATCACCACCATCATCGGACTTTTCTTTGAGTCAATTTCACACCTATCGGTGATCATCTCCATATTAAACTTTCGCAACTGGAAGTTCATATTGCTTTATATACTAGGAAAGTATACTCATGGATAGAGCGACTATGGAGCTGGAGCGGGTGATGGACCAGAGTTACATACGGCAAAATGGATATTGTCTAGTTTCTTCATAATCTGTAGATGCGGGCTACAGCAACATTGGACCATAAGTCCCAATCCAAACGTTGTAAACCCAAAGATAGCATATGCCCACGTCCAGAGTAGCATTTGGTTCTGATCAAATGTGAGTCCACAGTCTGTTGTATTCATTCTGTATCATCTTCATCTATTTGGTAATGGTTTCCGTTTTGTCGGAGAAGTCCTTGGAGTGTCTGATATGTCTTTACAACAAGACTGAGAACTATGAGTGCTATTGCGAGGAACATACCGGATTTACCGCAGAGTCGTTTAGATTCCGTTTTGATTCACCGAGGGGTGAAATAATGGGAAAAGACCTGCGCACCAACGCAACCTTACTGCGCCTTCATAGATATCCGAAACTGGATGGAACGGCTTGGGACTTGAAGAATGTCCAGCCGTTCTTCCCTCCTCTAGAGCAGCTCTTCAAGACCCACACTGTGAACAATCTGTCGGACTATGGCATCCGACTCTCTGACGAACTTCAGAAGATCGTGGATGAGACGCATGTCCAGGTCAAAGGAAAGCCCGTGGAAGTCCACCGCAAGACTACTATGATTCTCAGTCCTTTCAAGTGGATGCGAGGCGATTATGGAACGATTGGTCTGCCGAAACCCGAGGATGTGGCGAACGATATGCAGGAGAAACTCCAGAGTCCTCATACGGCGGGGTATGTGGGTGCATTGGCCTCCATCATCCTATCCGAGTCTGAATGTATTCACTTTCCCAAGGTGTACGGTGTCTTTGTCGGATTAGCCGGAAAGCACACAATTGATATTTCGGATGATTACGAGGATCTCTCCGAACGCCATTGGTTTGGTGAGAATCTGGGCAAGACCTTTGAACTGAAACTCCGCACCCCCGAAGCAACTGCGGAGTTCACCCATACTCGGGGACAGCGTGCGGGTGTTCAGTTAGGCGACGAAATAACGCTGGATGATATCCAGGACGTAACCGCGGAACATGTTGCGACTCCGGCAACGCGATCCCTGTCGAATAGCGATGTAGATTCGGATTCATCTTATGCTGAGGACGATGAGGAGGACGATGGAGACGATGAGTATGAGATCCGGTCGTGTGATTGTTCGGAGTCAAGCGAAGAAGAAGGATTAGACGATGAGGGGGACGATGAACCCTTTGCGTGGGCAACGTTCAAGGATGTACCCGTAATTACGACGGTCATGGAAAAATGCGAAGGCACGTATTATGATCTGGCGGAGAGGTTTCCGGAACCCGAGAGGCATTGCGCATGGATGGGTCAGTTGATCTTTGCGTTGGCGTTTGCGCAACGTAATTTTGGTTTCACTCACAACGATCTCCATGGAAATAATGTAATGTATGTTAAGACAGACAAGGAGTTTCTGTATTACAAACACAATGGTCAGTGTTACCAGATCCCCACATACGGTTACATTCTCAAGATCATCGACTTTGACCGTGCTGCATTCTCTCTGCGACTGATTGGAATGAAAGATCCGCGTCAGTTTGTCTCCAGTCAGTTCCAGCCGAACGAGGAAGCGGCAGGTCAGTATAATGTAGAACCGTTTTTCACGCAGAATCACCCTCGTATTCCACCCAACTCAAGCTTTGATTTATGTCGATTCGCGACCTCCATGTTCTGGGAGATGTTCCCGGAAGGACCTACCCATGACTACACGCATCCGCTGTTTCCAGTATTCAAGCAGTGGATGAGTCAGACTGACGGAAGTTCTGTGTTATTCCGTACATCGAACCCGGATCGTCACGATCGGTATCATGGATTTGACCTGTACAAGGCTATTGCCCGTTACTGCAAGGACTCGGCAGTTCCACGTCGCGAAATAGCGAAACTCTCATCGTTTCAACTTTCGGCCGTTCCGGTAGGACAGGCATGCCTGTATATTGAGTCATAGGCTCATAGTGTCGAGCAAAGTAACCTCCTACAAGCGACTGTAAGTGTCGAACATTTGGAATCAATTCATCCGGCGATTTCTTCAGGGTGTCTGCTAACTTCTGTTGAAACGCAAGTATGTCTTTGTCTTCTACCAAGCCATATACATACTTGTCAATATCCTGACGGTGATTCTTGGGATCGCGATATATTACCCACATCTTAGTAAATGTCCTTGTCGACTGGTCTGAAGATAAAGTTTTCGTTTTATTCCGCACTGATTTTCTTTCTGGTCGCCAACCCAGTCACCTTCCGGTTTGTCAATAGTTTGATTCCAGGTGTCGCGAGCAATGGTTGCCCGACAGCATTTGGATTCGTCCTTCATACGTTTGTCTTTTTTGCGCTGTCCTTCTTCATCATGACCCTACCAAAAGATCCGTATTAGAGATAATGCGGACGTTCGTATCTCTTTTGATATTTGCTCTTCTTATTAACCTCATCTTTGCCTTGACAACGATGGTCTTCTTTGAAGGTGAAATCCGGGGAGCCAAGACCTTTTCCGACCACTTCTTTTTCGCTGTGGGGTCGTTGACCACAAGCGGTCATGGGGATATGATGCCTACAACTGCCGCGGCGAAAATGTGGACTTCGCTATATGTATTAGTTGCTTGGGTATACATCTTCTACGTGACCATCAACCATATCACAGAAGTAGAATTCAAGTTGCTTGGTTAAAACCCGGGCTTGCCCACAAACATGTCCTGTGCAGCAGACGCAGCCGAAGTCACAGACTCTACTGCAGCATCAACGCCATCCGAACCCACAGCATACGCAACACCACCTGCTACACCGCCCGCACCTAACGCCAGTTTCCCGGCATCCAACCACTCAATGTCTTGGTTCTTGGAGGTCCGGTCCCAGATATACAGGACAAACGCAACAACGGCGACTACGCCAGCAATCATTCCCAGTGTGTAAACGTCTGACATTCCTTTGTTCTGCGTCAAGGCGAAGAGTCTTACAAATTCAACGCAACAGATTCAGTCGCCTTTTGCCTGAGCTCGTCCTCCGTACTGACAGATGCCTTGTCGTCATCGTCGGAAAGTTCGGCATCTTCACCCAACGTTACCTTCGGGCGATCCTCGTCATCGGAACCATCCTCTTCATCATCCGTCTCAAACTCGTGGACCTGTGGAGGAGCAAACGTCACCGGCGGCTTCGGCGCCTCCTCGCGAGCCTGGAAATACGCCTTGCTGATCTCGCGCCAAGGAATGAATCCGTCAATGACCTCACCGACGGTTGCTTCTAACATAACCTCAATATCGCGACGATTCTTGGCCTGCTGCGTGGACGAGACATTGACACTATTGAAGAGATACGCATTTGACCAACACTTGCGAGCAGCTGCGATATAGAAGGTGTGGATGAACTTGGTCAGTGACGGACGATCAAACTCAATATTTACCTGCGTAGCTTCAGACTGCTGAAGACTTGCGAACGCGCGAATGTAACTCACAAACACGCCCAAGAGCAGATCCTCAATATAGTCACACTTGGAGGCAGTAGTGATGCGCTCCACCTCCTTGTCTAGCGTCTCCTCGTTCCACTTGGGAATGCTTGTCAACAGATTCTGGAATGTCTGGAGAGTCTTCTCCGGCTGTCCATTTCGCTCACAGGCTGTCTTGGCATTGTCGTACACGCTCCAAAGACCATCCGCAACATGAGGAACCAGTACCCTCGTGAGGTTCTCGCGCATTGTCTGTTTCACGAACTCTGTAGACATTTGTTTTACATGGAGGATGCGAGTTCAGTAGAAAGAGACGCGCAATGAACATTGTATTGATTCTCATGGTTCGCAATGAGTCAAAGATCATTGAGAGATGTCTGAAGGCAGTGGAGGGTGTAGTGGATGCCTTCTGTGTCCATGATACCGGCTCGTCAGACAATACGTGCGACCTTGTGAAGGAGTTTTTGGTGGGAAGAACAGGTTGCCTGACGACTTCTGAGTGGAAGAACTTTGGTCACAATCGTACTCTGAGTTTCCAAACGGCTCGTGATTACGTACGAGATACCCTCAAATGGAAACTCGATGAAACATATGGACTACTATTGGATGCAGACATGGTCCTCCACGCAGGAGATCTACGGAAACAGAAACTGACAGAAAGGGGGTATACTCTGGTCCAGCATAACGGACATCTTGATTATCTGAACTGTAGGTTGACGCGTATGGATTACGAGTGGGTGTGTCGTGGGGTTACTCACGAGTATTGGGATGGTCCAACTCAACCTCTCCCCAAGGACATCTGTTGGATTGACGACAAGAATGATGGTGGGTGCAAGTCGGACAAGTTCGAACGAGATGCTCGGTTGCTCGAAGAGGGTCTCCAGAAAGAGCCGGAGAACGTACGCTATATGTTCTATCTCGCGCAGACGTATCATTGTCTAGGACGAGACCGCGATGCGATTCGCATGTACAAGCAGAGGTTTCGAGCCGGAGCATGGGACGAAGAGCGCTGGTATTCTCTCTACATGATTGGCACATCGTACCTCAATCTCAAGGAGATCGCAAAGTTTGAAAAGTATATGAATCTTGCGTATGAGTTCCGTCCCTCTCGTGCCGAGTCTCTCTATAAGCTTTCTAGGTATTTCCGTGAGAAGGGCGAGCACTACAAGTCCTATCACTATGCGATGATGGGGAAGAAAATCCCATTGTCAAAGGACTCGTTGTTTATTGAAACTGATGTCTACACAGAGCTGTTTGATTACGAACAGACGATTTGCCTGTATTACCTCAACCAAAAGAAGGAGGGACTGCGGAAGAGTATGGACTATATGCTTCGGAAAAAGAACAACGTACAGAACGTCTATTCCAATCTCGAGTTCTATGTAGAGCCGATTTCAAAGGACTTTCGAAACCATCCCATTCAGCGCGATGTGTTTGGACGAGACTTCCATCCTTCTTCCGTTTCCTCGTTTGGTGACATTCAGATGGTTCGCTTTGTGAACTACTCGATCACCAACACTGGATCCTACGACATGAAGGAAGGTAGTTACTCTTCAAACAACAAAGTGCGCACACAAAACGCAATCTGGAATCCGGATGGACGTATTGTCATGATGAAGGACTCCAGTGTTACAATTCCCAGAAAGTCTCATCACATTGTTGGGCTGGAGGATGTACGGATCTATACAGATTCTAAGAGTCAGTTGCGATTCGTGTGTACGGGATGCGAGTTTTCGGAGAAGATCCGCGTTCTTACTGGCGAGATCGATCCAAACGAGGGCACATACAAAAATGTGGTCGTTGTCAAGTCGCCGTTTGATTCCGAGTGTGAGAAGAACTGGATTCCTGTCAATGGAACCGACGATGTCATTTATTCGTGGAGTCCTCTTCGAGTTGGTCATTTCAACGGAGATGAGCTAAAGATTGAGAAGGAAATCCAAACACCCTGGTTCTTTCAACATTTACGTGGATCGGCAGTCCCAATCCTGGTAAAGGATGAATTATGGTGTCTTGTTCACTACGTCAAGTATGCAAGCCCTCGCAAGTATTTCCATTGCATTGTAGCGCTTGATCCGAAGACATACACCCCTAAGCGCATGACGTTGCCATTTGTTTTCCGAAATGATGAGATCGAGTATTGTCTTTCGATGACTCAACAGAAAAATGAAATTGAATTTATATTCTCCTCATGGGATGACAACCCGCTCATCACTCGTGTTCAACCAACTGTGTTTGAGTGGATTCAAGTGTAAAGGTGCTTCCAAGACTCATTGGATGTGGCGTTCATGTCCTGGAGGATGTGACGCGCCATGTCCGTGTCGATACAGCATGGCAGGTTGATCTTCGTGTAGAACTTGTACGCCTTCGCAGTCGTCTCGTCTGCGATGCGCAGAAGATTAATGCGAGTGGTCAGCGTCTCCAGAGCACGAATCAGAGTGCGCACACCTTCCTCTTCGGATGAGTACTCGCGAATCAGGAACTTGATCGCGTCCGGCTTGATGCTGAGCTCCTTGAAGTTCGTACGCTCTAGCATCTGAGGCCAGATATACTTCTCCACGATCTGGAACTTGTCGTCCGCAGAGTAGCCGGTGCAGGTGATGACCTGCATGCGGTCCTTCAGAATCGGGTGAACCTTGGATTCGTCGTTAAACGAGAACACAAACAGGCACTGAGACAGGTCAATGTCCACACCCGCGAAGTAGCGGTCATGGAACTGACTGTTCTGGCTCCGGTCGGTCAAGTGGATGAGCATCGACACAATCTCCTGACCATGCGGTGTCTCAGACACCTTGTCCAGCTCGTCAAAGTACATCACCGGGTTCATACACCGGGCATTGATGAGACTGTCAACGACCCGACCCCACATGCTTCCTTCGTAGGTGTAGCTATGACCCACGAAGTTGGCACTATCCGTCGCTCCACCCAGACTGAAGAACTCAAATGGACGCTTGAGAACACTTGCAACACCATTCTTGGCGAACGATGTCTTTCCCACACCCATGGGTCCCTTGAGTGCGATGACGTTGCCTACACTCCCAGGATTGGCGATCCACTGGGCGAGGATCTGCATGATCTGGGTCTTGGCAGGCTCCATGCCGTAGACCGCCTTGTCCAACGAGCTCCGAGTCTCAGAGAGGAACTTGGCACAGGGTGCGGGTCCATCGTCCATCTTGACAGGCAGAGGTACGGTGCCTCCAAACGGGATCCGCATAAACCCGTCAATCCAAGACCGCAGCTTGTGCGTATCGCCACCCTCATCTTCCATCTGGGCGAGCATGTCAATCTTCTTGATGACTGATGCCTTGGTGGAGTCTGGAATCGGCAGCTCCAGGATCCGGAACTTGCGAGGCACATCACCCTCAGACACCAATGCCTCGATTTGCTTCATCTGCTTGTTCAGCTTCTTCTTCTTTGACTTGGGAAGCTCGTCATAGTAGTCCTGTTCCTCCTCATTCAGCTCCAATACAGCCTCTTCAGGCTCCTTCTCCTTCTTCTTACCCTTTCCAAGACGAAGCTTGTTGCTGGGAACATACTTGTTCATCAAGTAACCAAGAAACCCATCCTCCTCGTCCGACGCATCATCGTCTCCATCAAAGTCGTACTCCTCTTCCTCGTCGTCACTAAGGCCGTGCTTAGACCGAGGACGATTGTCAATCTCGATCTTGACCTTGCCGTTCTTGGGAATGGGAATGGAGATCTTCTGCTGTTCTTCCTCGTCGGACTCCTCTTCAGACTCGTCCAGCTCCTCTTCCTCGGACTCCTCCTCCGTCTCAGTGGGAGTCTCGTAGTCTTCGTCCTCCGACTCGGTTTCACTTTCGTCTTCCTTTAAGGTTTCATCCTCGATCCACTTAACTGCATTAACACGCTTACGAAGGTTGTAACGGCGAGGCATCCTTGCTGGACACCCAGGAAAAAACAAAGGCAAATCCGTTTTTCCGGCTTACATACAATGGATGATTTGGAGAAGGTTGTGGACCAGATGACGCTTGAAAATGATAAGAAAGCGGCGTCGAATCCAATTACCAAACAAAGTCTTGCGATTGTCCATCAGTTTTTGAAGGATCATCCTGTGATGTGTTATGGTGGAACAGCCATCAACAACCTGCTTCCTCCCGAAGACCGCTTCTACGATCCAGAGACGACTGTTCCGGACTACGATTTCTACAGCAAGACTCCCCAGGAACACGCGATGCTTTTGGCAAACCAACTCTCGGCGGCAGGGGTTGTAAATGTAGAAGCTAAGCCGGGAATGCATCTTGGAACCTTCAAAGTGTTTGCTGAGTTTGAGGGTGTGGCGGATATCACACACTTGGATACGGACGTCTTTGATCGACTCTGGAAGGAGAATGTGGTGGTTGGAGGAATCCACTATGTCACTCCGAACTTCTTGCGCATGTCGATGTATTTGGAATTGTCTCGTCCTCGCGGCGATGTATCCCGATGGAAGAAGGTCTACGAGCGGCTTGGTTTGTTAAACAAGCATTATCCGATGGTCTGTCCGGCTCAGGTTCCCCGCGAAGAAACTGAAACCACAGAATCCAATCGAAAGAAGGTGGAGTCTCTGTTGAAGAAGCACAACGTTGTATTGCTAGGTATTACAGCGTCTCAGATTCATGAAGGAAAGGGTCCCAAATGGTCAACTCCCGTCACCATTCTTGCTGAACCTGATACAATTGCGAAACTGACAGAGGGAAAAGACGTCGAGCAACACGAGGGTTCTGAAATTCTACCCTCGCATACAGATGTCTTTGATGAGAAAGGCGATGTGTTTATCCGCATTCATGAAACAGCTGCTTGCCACAGCTATCATGAAATGTCAAATGGAATCAAGGTTGCATCGGTTCCCACTATGCTTCAGTTCGTGTTTGCGTACATGTATTCCGGAATTGCGGAAGACGAGATCACGCATTTGATGTGTGTTGCGCAGCGGTTGGTAGACCTTGCCAACGATAAAGAGAAGAGAAGATATGCGCTCTTGACACCGGTCGATTGCCTGGGATCACAAGAGACATTGATTGACATGAAAAAACACAAGGCAGAGCTGTATGATAAGCTCTCCAAGAACAAGAATTCATCTGAGTTTTTGAAGTACTTTTTCAGTTACAATCCAAAAGCAACAAAGACGCAACGAGCACAAGTTCGCAATCAGCTTCGCAAAACACGCAAAGCTAGGTACGAAAGCTCCTATTAGCGCGCCATTGCCAAGGCAACCCTGTGCAGTTTGAACAACTTTCCTTGATACCTGCTAAAAAGTCAACGTATGAACCATTTGCATTAGGCGTTTCATTCTGATAAGCATTCGCACCCGTGGTGGATGCAAAGGTTTGATACACAAGACGTAAACGCTCTTGCGCTACAAAGTCCGAAAAATCTTGAATACGCATTCCAGTAATACCTGAGACATCAATTCCGCGTTGACCGCCAGCACTCATCTTGCTGTTTACGCAGAATATAAACGACCAATGTACCAGGAAATGTCAAAGTAGTTTGGAGGAGCAGGTCTGCGGTCCAGATCATTTGGAATAGGCTCCTTGAGCATGTTCTTGATCTCAATGTAATTCAGTGACCGGTTGTAGTACGTCAAACGAGACACCACGCCGTCCCAGTTTGAACCAATCGCCACCACATCGTCGTTCAACTGAGGTAACTGTCCAAGCGTGTGATGCTTCTTGAGTATGCCGTTGATATAGACGTCCACCGAGTGCTGATCCACGACCATCGCAAAGTGAATCCACTTCATCGCAGGAAGATTGGAAATCAATATGGTTTCTGTTGTTCCATAGGTATCGATCGCAACAATGAAGGCATTCGAGGTTGAATCAATATACAGTCCTGGGGAATCCTTCTTCGAGAAAATACGACGACGTTCACCAAATCCGCGATTGAAGTCTTTAACAAGAACCCATGCGGTGTAGGAGTACGTCAACCCCTCGGCTTCGTTATACGAACGAGGCAGAAGAGTGGGAAATGTCTGTTTGACATCTCCAGGAATCGAGTTTTCAAACAGAACATATTTATCGGTACTGCTGGGAGATCTTGAAGAAAAGTACATCATAGCCGCCAACACAAGCACAACGATGACTCCGATGATCGTAGATATATCCATTGTATTACTTAGACACAAAACCGCGAGGGGTCAGTCGCAATGTCGGTACTTGATCGCGAGTCTGTGCGGGCGGAGCTTGCGCGCCATGTGGTGTCCAAACCATAGCCAACATCGTCTCATAAGAGGTCTGCTCTTGTAACGCGATTGTCTTAGGGTCTACCCTTCGGGATCCCATGTTATAGATGTAATGAATACGCGAATCGTCTGATCGGTATTCTTTCGACAAAAATCCGGCCCGAGCAAGACGCATTGTCCAGTCTAAATCTTCGCCACGAACTGCGTCACCGAATGAAATCAGCTTTCCAACGTCTGTCAACATTGGATTGAGATGGTTTGGCGGACGAAGAAACACATCTCCGCGTGCCATTGGAGACGTTAATTTGTTCTCCAAGCTATGCGTGAACGTGTATTGTGCGATTTGTCCACGAAGACGCATCACCTGATATGAACCTTGAATAGTCTCGACCAAATCCTCTACATACGCATCGGTAATATCGTCATCGTCATCGACGAACGCAAAATACTTTCCTTCGGCTCCCTGAAGAAGATGTTGACGTTTCATACCTACGCTCATTTCACGATTATCAAACGCCAGATTGATCTTGTAACGAAGTTGTGGAGCAATCCTTGACATCTTGTCACGAATAGATGTCATGAGATTCTGAAGCGAGGTTTCCCGCCCCGCAATCGTTGGAATCAGGAAGGTTACGTCATACTCGTACTTCTTCCGACGAATGTAGGTATACATATCTTGGCTCCAAAATCTCTGGTTGTGTTGGTAGAGAGCGTCCATATTCTGACTATACCCTGTTCCGGGATGCTCATGGCGAATGATGCAGTACGGAACATACATACACCGATCTTTCAGTTCGCTTCTACAGAGATCGGTTAACTCTGTGTCACAGAAGAGGCTCTTATACTCGGGGTGATAGATGTACCCAAAGTGATTGTACATCTGACGCCCAAAAACACAGAGCGTGTTGAGCTTCTCACCCTGAAACCCATCGTTGAACCAGAGAATACCGTTTGTGTCCGCAAACCTGGTCATCATGTGCGAACGAATTACATCGTCCCACCCCTGAACCTGGGGAATCATGTCATCCGACACTAAAACAACGATATCCCACTCCCATTCAATCTCATTCATGTTGGCGTTACAGGCTTCAATTTTGGACTTGTTTGGACTCATGAAGATACGATGCCACGCGGTCTTACTCAGAACGCGGTGGAGCTCTTCATGAACCAAATTACGAGACATGGACGCATCATCGTCATCACAAGATACTGCAACACCGATTTGTTCAGGATGAATCGCAAATCTCACATACGCAATCAACGTGGAAATGATCCTCTGAGGTCGACTACGAGTTGGACATTTTAAAAGTATACGCATTGCCTTTTACAAGGTATAACTACTAAGTTCCTTTCCTTCCTTACTCAGTGTAGCGAAACGGAACGTGTATCCGAACAGAGTAATAAAGATAGAATCCTTATCCACGGAGACCTTCCCGGCATCCGCAGGAGGCGCACACGTGGTCCCCTTCGCATGGAAGCTCTTCGCATCATCCGGGTTCAACATCACATTGTATCCGTTGACGTTACAGATAGAACCAGCAAATCCACCATTGTCTGCAAGGATCACGTCACCGACTGCAGGCTTGGGAATACCGGGAAGTACGCATGACTTGACCAGACGCCCATTGATATAGATATCCAGATTCCTCTGGAAAACAGTCAAGGATACAGAGAACCACGACTGGAGGGGCACATTCTCCACACTACATGTGAAGGAATCTCCAGTGCTACTCACACCCGGCTCAGCAGATCCGGCCTCCTGATCAGCAGGATACAAGCTCAGTCGAACGTGAAGTGTGTTGTCCGTAGGTGCCAAGAATACCCGGGGCCCTACAATATTCTGATCATTTGACGCAACACGTTTTAGGATGTCCTTATCTTGACCAAACCTATAATCCCAGTTCGCAATATACATCCAGAACTGGAGTCCGTAATCAGCTCCTACACCAATCGGGATTTCTCCTGCTGGAATCACTGTCTTGGTTTTCCCATCGACAGGAGTTGGAGCCTTGTCCCCGGACGATTTTCCCACATCGTCGAATAACGGAAGTCCGGGTTGACCTTCCCGCTTCTGGATAAAGTTAAAGAATACCATCGCAGCTATAACCAACACTATGCCGCCCAGAATCGGCATCATCAGCGATCCCAAACTTGATGGCGGTGGTGCTGTCGGAACCGCAACGAAAGATGATTGGGCAGGTTTTGACTGAAAGAGTCCCATTGTTTATGTGTAAGGAGGAACTTTCTTGCGAAAGTCTTGTGTAAAGTAATGGAAAAACGGAACAACACGACACAACAGCAACAGCCTGTAATGTACTGCAACAACTGCGGAGGAAAGGGACATCTCTTTCGAACATGTAAAGACCCAGTTCTTTCATGTGGGATTCTCTTGATTGACAAACCGTCACTCCCAGTACAATCGAACCAAACACGTATTCTTATGATACGACGGAAAGACAGCATGAGTTTCGCAGAATTCATGCGAGGAAAGTATGAAACAGACAATATAGACTATGTGTCTACACTCGTGAAGAACATGACTCTAAAAGAGCAGGCATCTGTCGCATCCGATACATTCGAAGTGCTCTGGCGTCAGATGTGGGGAGATGACCGAATGACATCTGACTATGCGCAAAGTAGAGAGAAATTCAATCTACTAGATCGGGGTTCTCTTATGCGAAACAACATTTCGGACTATACAGAACCCGAATGGGGGTTTCCGAAAGGTCGTCGCATGCGTGGAGAATCTGATCTGGCTTGTGCGATTCGGGAATTTGATGAAGAGACCAACATTCCTCGCGATGCCTTTGTGGTGTTGAAGAACATTGTCCTGACGGAAACCTTTATGGGATTGAACAATGTTCAATACAAGCACGTCTACTTTGTCGCTCTGACGAAGCAACCCGAGATGATCAATCTCACACAGAAACTGACACCCGTTCAGCGACGTGAAATCTCGGGGATCGGTTGGAAGACGTTCGACGAAGCGCAAGCCTTAGTGCGCCCGCACCACGTGGAACGAAAGAATATGCTGGAACAACTCGAATCGGTTATTGAAACATTTGAGAGCGAGTCATGAAGAATGTGACCATATACGCAACCACCGCAATCACAAAAATCCACCACCACAAAGGAAAGATGGTAGCCTCTTTTTCTTGTGTGCCAAAGGGACGGATCCGTCCTTCACGCCCAAACGCGATATCGGGTTGGACGTAAAGAAACGCCGCCATCAAAAAGAGATAGACGGTGACCATTAATAATCGGGTGTCCTTGTTCATTGTTTTTCAACTACATTTTTAGATGCTGGTTAGAAACAATGAGTAAACCCTATGTCTTGCCGAACAGAAAGGCGTTCGCGGACGCCATTACCCGAACTCTACTTCAATACCGAAAGATGCCCACGGATGATGAGGATAAGGATGTTGACGTATGTCTCGCACGAGGCTCCAATGCACGTGAGTTGCTGCCACACCAGAAGGTTGTACGCGATTATCTGATGATGGAGACACCCTACCGTGGTCTGTTGTTGTATCACGGTCTGGGATCTGGAAAGACATGCTCTTCTATCGCCGTGGCTGAATCACTCTTGACGACCAAGAAAGTATTTGTGATGTTGCCGGCGTCTCTGGAATCCAACTATCGCGGCGAGTTGCGCAAGTGTGGCGACCCGTTGTATATGTACGACCAGCATTGGAGACAGCAGACCCTCTCTGAAGAGAATCGTGAGATGGGAAAGAAACTGGGGTTGTCTGACGGATTCTTAGATCGGAACCGCACATTCTTTACGACAGTTCCCAATCAGGAGGCTAACTTTTCCAAACTCCCGAAGACAGCCCAGGACATTATCGCCAAGCAGATTGAGGATATTATCGATCAGCGGTTCACATTCATTCGCTACAATGGATTATCGTCTGCGAACATAGGCAAGTATGTCCCCGACGACGGCACGAACCCGTATAACGATAGCGTGGTTATCATTGATGAGGTCCATAACTTCATCTCCCGTATCACGAATGCCTCGGAGATCGCGAGGAAACTCTATAATGTCCTCTATGCTGCAAAGAATTGCAAGATTGTGGCACTTTCGGGAACGCCCGTCATCAACAGGGCGCACGAGATCGCATATCTGATGAACTTGTTGCGCGGACCCATTGAGCGAATTGTAATTCCTGTACGTGCCATTCCGACATGGGACGAGGAACGCATGACATCGTTATTGCGAAACGTTCCGGATATAGACACCATCGAGTTCAACGCCATCAAGAAGTACATCATGGTGACTCGGAATCCACCTAACTTCCGCAGTGTCTACAACGACAAGGGTGATCGCATTGCCGTTCAGTATGTGAAAGATCTGCCGTTTATCCCCGCAGCGGCCGATTGGGTTCAGAGCTGGGGTCCCAAGTTCCAGACCGATGTGGGCGGTGCCGAATTGGCAATGGATCGCGTGTCCGCAGAGATCTTTGACTGTCTGCCCACTGTCTACGAGGAGTTTGCGACGATGTTTCTGGATGGACTGAACATCAAGAATGCTTTGTTGTTCCAGCGCCGTATCCAGGGGTTGGTTTCGTATTTCAAAGGTGCCGACGAACGCATGTTACCACGTCGTGTAGAAGATGAGAAGATGCTGGAGAAGATACCGATGTCAGAAGCCATGTTTACCAATTACCTCGCAATGCGAAAGATTGAAATCGACATGGATAGTCGCAAGAAGACGAATCCCGCTAAAGCCGAAGAGTCGGAGATGAAAATGTACCGCGTTCTGTCTCGTCTGGCTTGCGATTTTGCCATTCCGCCCGAGTTACGAAAGCAGGATGTAGACGAAACTGTCAATGAAGAAGAAGTACCTGACAAGTCAGAGATTCTAGAGAAGATCAAAGCTGCGCCTGCTCGGTATCTGACGGAACAAGCCCTCCAGACGTATAGTCCGAAGATGTTGAAGTTACTCCAGAACATCAAGGAGTCGTTGGGAACCGGTGAAACGTTTAGAACGCAGCTCTTGTATTCCAACTTTCGCAATCTGGAAGGTCTGGGGGTGTTTTCTGCTATTCTCAATGCGAATGGATGGCAAGAGTACAAGTTGGCGAAAGAGGCAAACCAGTGGATCGAAGATCCCGCTCTTGATCCCGAAAAGCCGGCATATGCGTTCTTCACGGGTAAGGAAGACATGGAACAGCGCGAATACATGCGTCAAATCTTCAACGCCAAGTATTCCGATGATTTCCCCCCCAGTCTGAAGGCATCTGTAGAGAGCAAACCCAAGAAGAAGATGTGTCTGTTTATGATCACAGCAGCAGGAGCAGAGGGTATTACGCTCGCGAACGTGCGTCATGTTCACATCATGGAACCTCATTGGAATCCTGCTCGTCACGATCAGGTGATTGGTCGCGCGATTCGTATCTGCTCCCATGCGTCTCTACCGCAGGAAGAACGTACGGTTCGGGTGAGTTTCTACTTGTCCGTGTTTACAGAAGCACAATCCAAATCTACCGAATCGGCCAACAACGTTGTGCTGATACGACGAAACGACATGGACATCAAGCGCTACGAAGGTGATCCCGTAGAAGTCTTTATGACCACGGATGAGTATCTGTATGAAAAGACCTACGAGAAGGATGTTACGAATAAACGGATTGGCATCTTGTTAAAACAGGCTGCCGTCGACTGCGAAATTCATCGGAAACTTCATAGTCGCGAAACGCCTGTGATTTCGTGTATGCGGTTTGATAGTACGGTCACGGGTGAAGATCTTGCGTTCAAGCCCGATCTCAAGACGAACGATCTTGATGAGAGCTACCTACGCAATATGCAACGCAGAAAGCGCAGACTTCAGAAAGTTCAAATCAAACAGATGGTGTTTTTGATTGACCCCGACACAAAAGAAGTGTTTGATGGTCCTGCGTTTGAAGACAACCAGCGACTGCTTAGGCTAGGAGAGATGACGTCACCGGGACAGATACGCTGGGTTCGGTTTGGCTAAGAATGTCCTCCAACAAACCATCACAAACAAGTGACCAACTTTGATATTTGACGGCGTTGACATTCTTACGACGCTCACCTAGAAGTCCGATCATCCCCTGCATCGATTCTGTAACCGCCGACGATGCAAATGTGGGAGAGAAGAATCCGTGTGGCATACCACCCGCAAAGTAGAACTTTCCATTGGAAGGAATGAACTCTGCGACAGAAGAGTCCATGAAATCGCGATACGCACCAACATCGGTAACAATCTGGGGGGCACCCGTGTACATATGTTCTAGCTGACACAGACCAAACCCTTCGCCATCCGATGTGTTGATCCCAATATCAGAAGCATTATAGAGCTGGTTAATGGCCTCGTCACTCCACACGTTGGGTGGCGAAGTGTCAATGAGAAGAAGGCGGCGAGCAAAGACCTGGAAATCCAGTCCACCGTCCTTCAGTTCCTCCATATAGATCCGCTGGGTGTCATAATACGCGCCAGACTGAGGCTGAAGGTTCGAGGCAACGATCATATAATACGGCTTTGTTGGGTTGTTCTTCAGGAGTCCAACAAATCCAGCAATACTAAGATCCAGCCTCTTTCGCTGGCTGTTCCGGTTCGCATTGAGAAACACAATCGCATCGTCTGGAAGTCCCATATTTGCTCGAATACCCTTTCTGGTCTCGGCAGGCATACAGGTAAACACCGTAGGGTCTACAGCATGTCCTAATACACGAACATCGGGGAAAGGACCATACTCCAGAAACCGCTTCTTCCATGACTCCGTAAAGCAATAGATACGATCTGCGTGCTTATGGAGAAGATCAATCAGCGGTTGAGCGATGCCGGTATAGACCTGATCAACATACAACCATAGCTTGTAGGGCGACTTTCCACGCTCGTGCTTCATAGACTCGATGAACTTGGCAATTGTGTACGGGTCATTGTAAATCATGACGACATCGGGATTGACCATCTCCAGATACTCATGAATCTTGTTGTAGCCAAATCCCTCCTCCTTTGGATCTTCGTTTGCGGCAGCATCGTAGGGTACAACTCCGTCTGGATACTTGCGCATTGTCGGGCGGTTGGGGTGGCGCTGGAATCCAAAGTGAAATGTCTTGACTTTTGGAGTCAGAGTAGACAGCTGCTTCACCAGATTGTAGCTTACCTTTGAGTAACCCGTTGTCTGATCAATATGTGTGCTGACGAGAACGAACCTCATTGATTGTTTAGAGAATCTCTCGCGTAAACCACAAATGCAGGTGAACTCTGCGCAAGATTGGTTGACGAAATACAAACGGCGGGTTCTCGCGAAATCAACGAATGGTGCGCCTCCTCCTCAATCGCGTCGTACAAATGAGTTATTTACATCCCTCGAGGCAAACGGAGCAACTACGCGCGAGCGGTTTGTGGCTCCATTTCAGGGTGCTCAGGGTGGTGCAAGCGGTGGAGCAACCTTTTCGTCAGAATGTTGTCCCGTCACACTCCCCTTTGCAGTCACTGTGAATCGGGGTGTTGTCCCCTACAACGGTCGGTCGGTCCAACCGTTGAGCTTTCGTATAGTGTCTTAAAGAAAGCATCGTGAAGTATACAAATGCCTGGTGGCTTAATGCAATTAGTGGGTGTAGGTGCCCAAAATGAGTTAGTCAATGGAAATCCTTCCATGACTCACTTTCGCGCCGTATATCGCCGTCATACCAATTTTGCGATGGACCAGATCCGTATGCCCTTTACGGCATCCAACCTGGAGTTTCCGGCAACAGGAACTCGCACCATATCCTGTCGTGTAGACCGCTATGCCCAGCTGTTACACGATTGTTATCTGGTCTTGACACTTCCAGACATCTGGTCGCCGATGAAATACTTACAGGGTGCCCTCCCCCCGAGCGGATACGATCCTCGCACACAGGCGATTGGGTATGAGTTTCAATGGATCCAGAACATTGGCTACAATCTGATTGACCACGTGGACATCACGATGAATGGACAGGTGATTCAGCGCCTTCGTGGTGAGTGGCTCAAACTGTATTCCTACATGACCCACGATGCTAACAAGCGCGATATCGTGGATCAGATGGTGGGGAATGTACCTGAGCTATATGACCCCGCACATGCGTATGATCGCATTGGACAGTATCCCAACGCGATTACGCCGACCGCATTGCCATTGACACAGCCAATCACAACGACTCCAGAGCCCTCGATTCGTAGTCGCCAGCTGGTGATTCCTCTCCATTTCTGGTTCTGTGAGAATCCTGGACTGGCACTTCCGCTGGTGTCTCTTCAGAACTCGGAGGTCTACATCAACGTGTCGCTACGGAGCATAAACGACCTGTATACCGTGATCGATGTCAACCCTATATCGCCTACGTATGGTCAGCGCGTAAAGCCGACTGGCGATTCAATCTACAATGGTTTGAATCTGTTCTTGTCTCCTCCACTGCCCACGGGACTGCCCAGTAACCCGACAATCACTACGTGGTTCCCAGATCCGTATATCGAAGGAAACTTCATCTACTTGACAGAGATGGAAATGAATCAGCTTGCGAAAGCCGATCAGACATTCCTGATCAAGACGATTCGGTATGTGAACAAGGAAGGTCAGTTTGGAGGCAATACTGACCTAGAACTTCCAATGTTCAATCTGGTGACACGCATTGTCTTTGCGGCACAGCGGTCTGATCGTATATTGGTAAACGACTGGGACAATTACACCAACTGGGAGAATCCAAACCGCGCTCCTTGGTCGGCGATTAGCTCTGATGTAGACACTTCGTTGTATTCCTCGGGACAACAGCAAGTAACGTCTGTATTCCCTCGTAGTGCGTTGATTGATGGTGTATTGCTGTTCGACGGCAAGGAACGCATTCAACCCAAGCCTCTGCCTTTTTTCTCGCTTCTCCAGATGTATCGTTACATCACCGGACATATTCCAGATCTTCCAGGTGTGTTCATGTATTCGTTTGCCTTGGATCATTCTGGATATCAACCCTCAGGTGCGGTAAACGGAAGCATGTTCAACAAGATCATTTTACGACTGACACTGCAGCAACCGTTACCCGAATCTACATCGACAACAAATTCAACCACGGTTTGTGTTCTGACATCTACACTGTTTAGCCCCAACCCAACTGTCATCCCGGCAGCAAACTTGAACCTCACTGACGCGGCAGGGCGACCACTGTATCCTCCAGGAAGCGTAACCACGGTGGTTCAGACAAATGACAACATCATCTTTACGTTTACCTACAATGTAGGTGTTTACGTAGAGGCTATCAACTTCTTACGTATCGTGTCGGGATTGGGCAATCTAGTCTTCGCATCATAATAATGAGTGGAATTGTTTTAGAGTCTGCCTATTATGGCGATGAAAGGGCTTTCGCCAACATTACCCAGAGTTTAGCCAAGAGGATTGTAGGAGGTGTTTTGGACGTTACTGCGGACGCGCAACTAAAACCTGCTTTTGAAGCAGCTCCTGAAACAAGGTTGGATAGTCGGGATCAAAAGCGCATTCGCGAAGAAGCAGTGCGAGGATGTGGTGGTGAATCCGACCAAGCATGTTTGAGTCGAAATATTTTAAAGCTTTCTGAAGAGAGAATTCTAGAAAAGGAGAAGGAAAACCTCAGCAAGAGCGTGATCAAAGGAGACCGACTGACGATAAACTTGATCGACAATGGAAGGCGTCGGAAGATAGTAACCCCCGCCGGTCAACAACTTCGGTTAGAGAACCTTCTTGGTACGAATAAAGCCCCCGACTTCTCAGATGTGTTAGGACCAAGTAAGATCCAAGAGTACGCAATTTCCATCATCACCATCGTTGCGAGTACGTTCTTCTGGGTATTTAGTGTTGCTGCGACCTATGCCGTGTTTATGAGATACTATAATCCCAGCGATCCCACAACAGAGTACTATCGCATTCTTGCATACGCAGGTGGCGCAACCGCACTTCTCTTCCCAGGATTCGGGTATGTGATTATCTTCCTGGCGTTTGCAATACCCGCTTTTACAACCGAATATATCGGCAAAAAGTAATGATACAGCTCAAGTGGTTGGTCGCCGGGTTGATTTTTGGGTTATTGGTTTCCACGGTTGTGATTCCACCCACGAGGAAAAAGATAACAATTCCACAGCCCAACGATTCCAGCATCTACCATACAGATACTGGGTGTGTGCGGTTTGACGCGATAGAGGTGCCGTGTGTCCAAGAAGCAGATTCGCTGAACCTTCTCGCTGCTAAGAACAATGCTTAAAATCCTAGAGGCGGTTGAACGGGCATCTCCGTTCTTTTCGTTCATTATTGGACTTGGGTTAGCGGTGATTCTGTTTCATCGGCAGTATGATACCATCCGCACGCTGGGTATTCCGCTAAAGGACGCAACAGAAAAAGTCGTGAAGGTGGACGGCAAATGTTACAGATACCGCGTGGAGGATGCGAATTGTGAAAACACCTCTATGAAATAAACAATGGACGACTCTACCTCTCTGGATGCTCTGTTAAATGCTACGCCTCAGGGACCACAGTCTCAGCCCCCCGTAATTCCAATGCCAAGCATTCCTGCCCCGGGGTATTCGGGTATGGCACCGACATTCAAACCTAGTCTGCCTGCCATGCGCTGGATGGCATCTTCCGCCAGTCTCTACATTTCGTTCTTCATAGCCGCGGTCATCATCTCGTTATCTACACCTCGCAATCTGCTCCTTCAGTATGTCCCGAATGCATATACGGGGTCGGGTGTCGTCAGTCTGACTGGGGCTGGTGTGCTGGGTGTTGCGGCCGTTGTCATCGCAAATGTCGTGAATGGATTTCTGGCGAGCTTTCTCGGCTAAGAGCTGTTTGAATTTGAGAGTAAGCAGTTTGATTTGACGTGTTTGTTCATCTTTGTCGGGGTGGGGGTGCTTGTGAGCAACCACCAACATACGCTGGTAGTTCTGGATACGACGATCGATGGACATCATTTTGAAGGGGCAGTCTGTGGGATCTAAAAATGGGAAATCCGTTTTTGTACTTTACAAAACGTATTTTCTGTTCTGTTCTGTCCGTATTGTATGGAGCCTAACTTTGCAGACATCTATAAGCCATATGAGGTCGAGATGATCCAGGATGCGTATGATACGATCAAGCGACTTGGATTGTGGGAGTGGTTTGGGACGTTCGAGCCTCATCCAAATGAGGGGTTCATGTTCACAACAGAGATGAACATTGCTATGATTGGAACATCGATGAAGTTTGATGGTCATAGCGGTTCTACGTTTGGATGGACGATGCGCGTTGTCCATGATATCGCCAAGCAGGGATGGGAGAATCATAAGAACATGGTTCTTAGTCGCAGACCACCTCCCAAGACGACATCATGTCCTTGCCGTCTTGAAAGGGGCGAAGTAACAGGCTGGTGTGGTGTTGCAGGCGGTGGCGTCCCGGCGTGTGAACATTAAGTTTACAAACGGTCTTATAGAATAACACAATGGTCTCGGTTCTTCCGTATCTCTTTGGAACTCCTAACTATATGAAGGATCCGCCGGCATTCTTTCATCCACGGATTCTGGTGGGACCGGGATGTTTTTTAAATCCGTATTTCGCTCAGAAACATGACATTACACACGTCATCAATTGTGCATTTGATGAGGATTCACCATCGTGGTGGAGAAACCATAATCCAAGCAAGTACAAGGTGTTGAATGCGATAGACAATGTCCAAGTCAATATTCTTACTTGGTATCCCGAGTTTGAGAAGACGATGCACGAGTTTTTGCGCGAGGGAACCGGTGTTGTCTATGTCCACTGCCAGGCGGGGATGAATAGATCAGGATCGCTGGCATTGGCATATACGTGTAAGAACCTGGATATGAAGTTTGACGAACTGGTGGCATCTGTGAAGAGACAAAGACCTTGTATTCTTCAAAATCCAGTCTTCATGAACCAAGTGAAGGAATTCATAAATGGACGTGTTCAAGATTCGGAAAACACGGGAATCTCATTCCTCCAATACCACGATCGGTACGCTGGATTCTTTACACCAGGGAATCGTGCAGACATTGCGGGAATCCAAGACCAAGCAGGATACACTGCGTCAGGAGATGGAGGATTTGCGAGCGGAAATATCACGCCTCTGTACCTCAAATGACATTGCGAATATTGTGAAGGGCAATCAGTTGGAACAGAGAGTACGCGAGATTCAGGAAGAGCTAGAACACTCACACCCAGTAGAGGAATACTATCTCAAAAACATGGACATCCTGGATGAATATTACAAGAAGCAGGATTCGTCGGTAGCGGCTCCTACACTACATCCCAAGGATGCCAACACGTTTTTGAAGTATTTTACAGCAGCCGCACCAGTAGATGTTGGACTCACTCGCAAGCAGATGTTTGACGAGTATGTACAGCGTATGCGGTTATCCAATGGACCCGAGGTGGTTCAGTTGATGACAGAGCATTGCCAACAGTGTAATGTGGCTCGCGAGGAGATTTCGTCAGAGGGAATCCTGGTGTGTCCGAGATGTGGGAGCGAAGAGTATGCATTAGTTGTGAGCGATTTCCCTAGTTTTAGGGATCCACCGAAGGAGCGTAACAACTATGCCTACAAGAAGATCAATCATCTGAATGAAATTTTAAATCAGTTTCAAGGGAAGGAAAGTACAATCATTCCGGAGGATGTGATGAATGAGGTCATTTTGGAGATCCGGAAGCGTCGTATCAACAATATAGCAGACCTGACCGAGGAGGATATCCGGCAGATCTTGAAGAAGCTGAATCGGAGTAAGTATTATGAGCACCGAGCCCACATCTTATCCAGACTCAACGGCAATCCACCGCCTACAATTACTCCTGAGATTGAGGAGAAGATTCGAACCATGTTTCAGGATATTCAGGCCCCTTTTCTGCTGTACTGCCCGAACGACCGCACGAACTTTTTGAGCTATTCCTACATTCTCTACAAGTTCTTTGAGCTGTTGGAGTTGGACGAGTTCAAGATTTACTTTCCACTATTGAAGTCACGAGATCGACTCATCGCACACGACATTATCTGGAAGAAGATCTGCGAATATTTGAACTGGGAGTTCATAAGTTCGGTGTGAATGCGACAAGGAAAAACAAGTACGAATACGCGACGATTGTAAACATCATCAGAAACATCATCGTATCGGGCGAATGTTTCAATCGAAATTCATGGCGACAATACGGACAGGTGCACTGTTGTTCTGCCCAGCGATCAATACAGTGTTTGTGAAATGTGTGTCCACATTTGAGTTTTGTGAGTTGTTCATTCATGTCTTCATAACAGATCGGGCATTCCATTACTCACCTTTAATACCCCTTCAACCAAGCCCGAACGCGAGGGCGAATGTACGGAACCTTCATATACACATCCAACGCACGACATCCTTCACGGATGCTTGCGGTGTCTTCTACGTCAATGGATTCTAGGATACCCGCGAATCCATCGTCGTTAATATACTTGCGCACCCGGTGGATGAGATGTGCGCGCTGATGAGGGTGACGAGAGCGAATGGCAGAGTAGATGTTCATGGTAAAGAATTAAAGACGTATAACAGCAGGATCCGTTTTCAACCGAAACGCAGTCCAACCTTCTCCGCGATTGGGTTTCCCATACGCCTCAATCAACATCTCGCGCAACTTGAGAGCATTCCCTGCACTGTACCCCTCTTCGCGCTTCCATGTCTTGAAACATGCTTCAATCTTCTGCCATGAAACTGCCTCATCCTGAAACGTAGACGGATAAATGAACGTATCCAAAAATAGACGAAGAACTTCGTCACCGATGAGTCGCATCTCTGCATCCGGTTCGGGTTCGAGCACCTGTGTCGTATCCATCAGATCGAACAACAGTTTGACCTGATCCAACTCTACACGAAAGAATTCACGCTTGGGATTCACACGATCCTTGGTAAGAATCTTATGGATGGTAAGTTCCTTTTGTTCAGGATTCACTACAAACTTGGCAAACTCCAACAAAAAAGGCGTTGGAATCCACGTATTGGGTTGGTTTGCTTCTTGAAGTCGTTCTTCCATCGGACGCGTGGTAAATCCAATTTTATACAATCCGGGCATGGATGGATTGCTCATCACGTACACATAACCAAATGACATTAGTTTGAAACCGCAAACGATGTTTAAATCTCACCACCCAGATCAAAGTCCTCATTCGCAATCAACCCTTCGCGGTCATACTCGTCAGGTCCAATAGATTCTGACGACGCACATGTAATCGTAGATTCATCATCGTCTTCAAACGGAGGTTGTTCAAGAATCACAATCTCAACCGTATTTCGTAGCATCTCTTCATTCAGCATCTGCCGATCAAGAGGTGGTAAAGTGGGATCTTCCAGTAGATCCCATATCTCGTCATTTCTCATTTGAAGGTGTGCTAAACGTTCTTCCATTTCTGTGGGGCAGTCTTATCCCCTAGAGTTCATAATTCCGTTTTACTGCTTCAGCAACCCATGCTGCACAAACTTGTGCACCAGGGCGAACACCACGGCGTGGGTCATAGCCTGCACCTGGAAGGACTGACCGGGAGGCAGGGACAGGAGCACACCGGGGGTGAGCAGGTAGAACAGGATGGCGGTTGTCACGAGATACCACATTTTTATTAATGAACGCGGAAAAAATCCTATTAAAACCCAGGAAATTCCATCAAGCAAGGACCATCTGTGCGCGACCCGTCGGGACACTTACGATTCACAAACTTCTCCTTTCCATAGTCGGGCGGCGCGCTCGGTTTGTCTTTGCCGGGCCAGGATTTGAACGAAGGCATGATGGCGGCAGCCCAGTCGGCGTTCCAAGGTTTGGGCTTCATCACATCAAATCCTTCCTTGGAAAACACCGCAGTAGGTCCGCCCTTGCTTCCGGCGAAACACTTGTCGGGACCCGAGACACATCCTACACCAGGGCAGAAAACCTGTGAACCAGGGCAGTCAGCCGGTTGAGATACACCTGCCATGAAAAATACTGCTACAGCAATTACAGCAACAACGACATACCACGTCCATCTAGGCAGTTTCATCGCCATTTGTATCTGTTCAATAATACTTCTTTTGGGTCCGCTTAGACTTACGGCGGCGACTGCGCGTCTTTCTCCGTTTGCGAGTTTTCTTGGGTCCAATCTCGGGCTTCACGTTATACAAACCTGTATGCCGCGTTCCATCCACGCCGGGTTTCGCAACAGTGTCCATTTATAGTACACTGGGATTCTTCTTGTTGGGGCAGGTATTACAACCGGGCTTCTCCGCTTCTTTAGCTCCAGTCACCCAACCCGACTGCCACATATAAATCAGGAACACTACCAGAGCAAGAAGTAGCAACCACATCGCCATTTGTTCTTTCTAGACCCGAAAGATTCGGCGGATTATCGCACGTATGGATAATGACTACACGACCCGTAGAAGTCCTTGAAGGAGGACCGGGAAAAAGACCGCGAGTAGGCGACATTCCGATTACAGGACAAGAAATCCGCGAGGGTATACTGAACCCGACAACGTGGCCCAAGATATTTGAACAGAACAATGAAGTCTGGAAAAGACTAGGCGGGTGTCCACTAAGTGAGAAAAAGTCTCGTGAGTGTGAAGACCCTAAATTCAATTACTTTCCCACAAGCAAAGATGCGATTCTTGAATGGAGCGATTTGGCTGCGCCAGATGGAGGTCCCGTTGCGTCGTCAAAAGCCGAAGGAGCAGTTATTGATGTTGCTCAGCTGCCATATTTAAGTCACAGAGAAACGAAAGAGCGCCCAACCTTATTGGCATTTGAGGTAACCGGACATGTGATGTTGGGTATACTATACAATAAAGCAGGCGGTCGTGGACCAGAAATCCACATATTGAATCCGTGGAGTATGAAAGAAAGTCAACAGTTTAAAGATGTATTTGAACTGCTCAAAGCAAAACTTGGTTATGGAGCCAGGAAGGTTATTGTCGTTGATGTTACTTCCGAACTTGAAGCATGGGTTAAACGTACGAAAAAAGAGACCATGACTATTAATTTTCAAGTTTTTGAAAAGCAAGGTTTTTGCACACTTTGGGTTGGTATTTTTGCAGGTGCCGTTATTCCGTTCTTACCAATGTTGGATACGAGTGTGAAGAAAACAACTGCGATAAGCGGCACGCTTTTGAACAACGAAACACTAGACATGTATTACCAAGTTTACGACATTATTGGTAAAGACTGGATATCACGTGTTAAAGAGAACATACCGGGGTTTAACGAAGAACGATGCACACCTACAGCATCTGCTGCCATAGCGGTTGTCACTCTTGCCGCAAACGCAGCTGCTCAGAGGCGTGGCGGAAAACGAAAGTATAGGCGCCAAACAAAGCGAAGACCTCTGTTTCGCAAGCGATGGACGATGAAACGCCGAAACCTACGATAGATCTAGACTCACCACGAGGTGATCACAAAGAACGAGAAAAGGAATTCCTGAAGCTGCTTCCGAAATACAACAAGGTTGATTCTGGAAAGTTGTATTACGTGATGCGCAAGTTTCGGAACCGACAGAAAGTGTTACTGGATACACATGACATTGAAGACCCCGACCCATTCTACCCGACCTACCTGTTCTACTGCTTTAAAGGTAAGCTAATAGATTAGACAATGGGAATTCCATACTATGTCGCAAGCCTAATCCGGAATCATAAGCATATTCAAAAGAACTTGGGAGGAGGCAAGGTCAAGACCGATATTTTGGCGATTGACTTTAACTGCTTCATCCATCACTATTTGAAGGCTGAGAACCCGATTGGGAGTGTGGTTGTTGCGCTTCACGAACTTGTTACCGAAGTCGTGGAAGCGAAACAGGTGTATGTAGCCTTTGACGGATTGGTTCCGTACGCAAAGATGGTACAGCAGCGCTACAGACGTATGAGACGAGGAGAGACTGGCGCTTTTGATAAGCATCAGATCTCACCGGGGACTCCCTATATGCGAGAGTTGTCCGAGACCATCAAGTTCATGTTTCGCGACATGATTGTGTCGGATACTCTGGAACCCGGTGAAGGAGAGCACAAGATTTTTACATGGTTGCGCACATTGCCAGCAGACCAACGGAACAATGTGACCATCTACGGACTGGATGCCGACTTGGTTGTGATTGCTTTGGCGCAGAATCATTTGGCGGACATTCAACTTCTTCGAGAGACGGAGGAACGCGGATTCTCTACCATCTCCATCAATGAACTGGAAAAGGTACTACCAGTCGAGAAGGAGACCTTTGTCAAGATGAGTATCATGTGCTTTGGAAACGACTTTATGCCGAACCTGGGCTTGTTTTCGCTTCGAGAGAATGGATACACGCGTGCGATCTATTACGCCAATCGCAATGATGCGGACAAGGATGAGCTGAGGATTCTGATGAAGATGGCAAAACCCGAGAACCGTCATGTATTGGCACCCGATGGTCATGCGTTGGAGAAGCGCATGGCAGTTCACTTGATGGATGGTGTATTGGATTGGGAGCCAGTCTGTTACGCGTTCTGGAAGACCTACGCATGGGTCTATCATTATTTTACGACATCCGAGGTTCTGGACTGGGAATGGTATTATCCCTATCCGGAAGCTCCGTTGTTGACGACGTTGGAGGACTTTGAGCGTCCCAAGGAGTTTGACTGGGAAGAGCCGTATCCAACCATGAATGTGGAACGGCAGCTTCAGTTCATTCTACCGGAACACAGCTTATCAAAGACGGGTGTACCGGTCAAATACGCAGATGAGTTGTATGATGAGGAAACTGAGTGTCGTCATCCTTGGCTGCGACGGTTTGCGTGGGAATGCGATCCTTATGTGTCATTGCCGCAAGGCGACCTTACCTCCGTAACCGAAGTCCGCGTGATGTAATTTGGAATCCTGCCGTAGCACCCGACGTGGGTCCTCCGAAAAACATTGGACGAGAAGCCTGTTGCTCTGCTCTGCGGTCCATGATACTCTGAGGGAGAACGACTATGTCCGGGCGTATGACTATCGTAAAATTCGTATCACGCGATAGCACGTATTCCTCTTCAATGCGCCGCATCTCTTGGATCTTCTTAAGCGCAACAATACCAGTGACGTCCTGATACGTTCTCCAGTGTCGTGTAATGTGATTGATATAGGAAATACGATAATCTTTCGCACTTCGATTCTTTACGTTATTTCGCAATGTGGTTACACACTCTTCAACGGACGAATACACCGGTTTATTGAGACGTCTGTTTACGGCATTGTGTGCACGAAACGTAAACATGACAAACTCGTGACGATTTTGAAGCATGTTTGGAAACTGCATTCGGTAGCTTGCCAACATATCTGTAAAATGACCCTTACAGCTCGGGCATGTGATTGTATCACGAAACATATCTAACCACGTTGTCATCAGTTCCCGTTCTGAACTGGTTGGACTTTCGGGATACGCAAACGCAGTCGAATGGAGGGTCATCCATCCTAATGGGCCCCAGATGGCAGTCATTGTCTAACCGGAAGAAATCATACCTGCTTCCTGGGCGTCCTCGTAAATCTTACGTGCGATCTTGTCAGGAGTAGAATCCTTGATGGGTAACCCACGATTCCGGAGTGTCTGACGAATTTTGCTGATAGGCATTTTGGAAACTTCATCGGCTATCTTACGACGGCGCATTGTCAGTCCCTTGTCCGTTAGAATACGCAGAGTCTTGGACTTCTTACTCGGGGGTGCCTTGGCGGGATCCTTCACAGCTTCAAACCGGGGCTTGTTCCGGGCTGTCTTTCCGCCTTTGAGGATTCCATGCGCAGGTTTCTTATTGTGCGCGGGCTTGTATTTCTTTCCTGGCTTTTTGGGTTCTTCTTTCTTCAAATCTGCCGGAGCTGTGTGATCTACGCGAACAACTTTGACTCCACCGTCTTTCATTACTCAAAACGGACAAACATTATTTACAGGTTGTTCACAGCATAGTAGCACCATGGAGTGGGAAGCAGTCAAGTCATATTTCGCAAACGGCGTCCGTCGGTTGGTCGAGCACCAGACCGATTCGTATGAGGATTTCGTTCGCAACAAGCTCCCACTCATCATTCAGTCAACCCCTCCCATCACCGTCTGGCACGAGCAGCATCCCGAGTTGAAGAAGTACAAGTACGAGTTCAAACTATCGTTTGAGAAGGTCACCTACATGAAGCCTCGCATCCAGGAGGCGACCGGGCGCGTCAAGCCGATGCTTCCTATGGAGGCAAGGGTACGCAACTTTACCTATGCAGCCCAGATGTACGCAGATGTCAGGTTTACTGCTCGCACGTATAAGGGAGACAAGTATGAGACCTACGACGAAGAGTCTCGCGTCTTTGAGGGCATATCCCTTGGGAAGCTTCCTGTTATGCTCGGTAGTAGCCTATGCCTCCTCAAGGACTATCCACTCAGTCTCGAGCAGTATGGTGAATGTGGGCATGATCCGCTGGGATACTTTATCATCCATGGCTCAGAACGCACCATTCTGTGCCAAGAGAAGGTAGCGGACAACCGCATCATGGTGTTCCAAGCGAAGAAGACGAACTCCAAGTATTCCTACTCGGTGGAGCTGAAGTCTCTGCACGAGAGCTTTACGATGCCTCCAAAGAAGTTAGAGATTCGTCTCTCTTCAAAGTTCAATGGGTTTGGCTATCCTCTGCTCGCGTGTGTGCCTAGGTTTCGTGAAGACGTACCGGTTATGGTGTTCTTCCGGGCGCTCGGGGTCACGGCAGACGCCGATATTGCCCGTCTCGTTTGGGGATCCATTGACTCCCACTACGTCGAACTTCTGGCAGCGAGCTTCCGCGATTGCGCCGAGCTTGGGGTCTTTACTCAGGAAGAGGCTATCTCGTACCTCTCCAACCATCTCCAATACGGGACCAACCAGGAGGACAAGTGTGCCTATGTCCGACAGCTCCTTGGAAGTGAGTATCTCCCTCACGTCCGCTTCGCAGGAGAGAACGTCACCCTGAACGTTCACAACGCACGCAAGGCACTGCTGACTGCCAGCATGGTGCGTCGTCTGTTGCTGACCGACCAGAAGCAGATTGCTCTGGATGACCGCGATGCGTACCCGAACAAGCGTGTGGTCACCACCGGTGCTCTGTTGACGCATCTCTTCCGCCAGCTGTTCCAGAAGGTCTGTAACGACACACGTAACGAGTTCGTTCAGGAGGTCAACAACGACAACTGGAAGAAGTCGGAGGGTGGACCGAAGCCCATGGACATTCTAAACATCAACAATCTCTACAAGATTCTGAAGCTGTCTACGATTGAGGGCAAGCTGAAGCAAGCATTGGCTACCGGAAACTTTACGGTTCAGGGACTGGGAACATCCAACTCCACATCCCTGTCCAATGCGACCAAGGTAGGTGTTTCCCAAGTGCTCGCTCGCATGTCCTACACGAGTACGCTGAGCCATCTCCGTCGCATCCAGACTCCTGTGGAGAAGTCTGGAAAGTTGCTTGCGCCTCGTAAGCTCCATGGCACTAGCTGGGGCTTTGTGTGTCCGGTCGAAACTCCGGAAGGTCACTCTGTAGGTATCGTCAAGAACATGAGTCTGCTCACGAGTGTATCGCAACACATTCCCAGCAATACTCTGCTCCATTTCCTCCAAGATCAGGGCGAGCTGACCTGGATTGACAAGGCGCATGTCTACCAGGGAACAGCTGTCACGTTGAACGGCGTGATGATCGGCTACACCAAGTCTCCTGAGGTCCTGGTGAAGAATCTGCGTGATGCGAAGCACTCGTTCCGGATTCACCCACACACGTCGGTTGCGTGGTACACTCTCCTCAACATGATCATCATCGAGACAGACGCAGGTCGTCTTGTTCGCCCCGTGTTCCGCGTGGGTTGCGAGTTCCCTGTACGTGGAGCAGACTGGACAACTTGGATGAAGGCATGTGTGGAGTACATTGATGCTTCCGAGACCGAGACCCTGCGTATCGCAGTCTCCAAGGAGGCCGTGACTCCTCATCACACTCACTACGAGATTCACCCCAGTCTCATTGTAGGTCACATGGCGAGTTCCATCCCACTGTCTGACCACAATCAGTCACCTCGTAACACCTATCAGTCGGCTATGGGCAAGCAGTCGATGTGCGTGTATGCGGGCAACTATGCAAAGCGTCTGGACAAGAATGGTTACCTGCTCTGTAGTTTGACGCGTCCGATCGTCGAGACTCGTGCGATGAACATTCTCAAGATGCACGAGATGCCGTACGGAATGAATGCGATTGTGGCGATTGCGTGCTACGGTGGCTACAACCAGGAGGACTCTATCATCATGAACCGGAGTTCGGTCAACCGTGGGTTTATGCGTGGTCTTTACTACACGATGTACAAGGATGAGGAGCACCGCAATGTGACGTCGGGTCGTGAGGAGAAGTTCATGAAGCCTCTTAAGCATAACACGCGCAAGTACAAGAATACGTCGTACAATGCTGTCAATGAGAACGGTATCCCAATTCTCAACGCAACTCTCCAGGAGAATGACGTCGTCATCGGAAAGGTGGTCAACCTTCGAAATGATCCAGCAGGCTATGCCTACCGAGACGCTTCAACAACACATAAGAACACAGAACCTTGCCGAATTGACGGCGTCTGGCAAGACAAGAATAGTGACGGCTATCCCTTTGTCAAGGTCCGAGTCGTCTCGGAGCGGGTTCCTCAAATTGGAGATAAGTTTAGTTCTCGTCACGGACAGAAGGGAACCGTCGGAATGCTGCTCGACGAAGAGGACATGCCCTTCACGGCCAGCGGACTCAAGCCCGATCTTATCATGAACCCTCACGCAGTCCCGTCTCGTATGACGATTGCGCAGCTAATGGAGAACATCTTCGGGAAGATTGGCGTTCGTAAGGGAACTCTGGGAGATGGTACTCCCTACAGCCATCTGAAGGTTGAAGATCTCAAGAAGCACATGCTAGAGTTGGGTCTCCATCCTTACGGGAACGAGATTCTGTATAACGGACAGACCGGTGAGATGATGGAGGCAGAGATCTTCATGGGTCCGACTTTCTATCAGCGACTCAAGCATATGGTCATTGATAAGAAGCATAGTCGTGGCAAGGGCCCGATTGTGAGTCTGACTCGCCAGCCTTGCGAGGGCAGGTCGCGTGATGGCGGTCTTCGTGTGGGAGAGATGGAGCGTGATTGCCTACTGTCGCATGGAGCCGCAGCGTTTACGAAGGAGAGGCTCATGGATGTGTCAGACCCGTTCCCGACGGGTATCTGTAAGACCTGCGGTACTCTCGCGATCATGAATGAGGAGGAATGTATCTACTCCTGCGGGACGTGTGGGAACAAGACAGAGTTCATCAACAAGACTCTTCCGTATGCGATGAAGCTGTGGATGCAGGAGCTGGAGGCGATGCACATTGTTCCTCGGATGGTGCTTCAATAGGCGTCTCTTCTACAGCTACAAAAGGAACTTCAACAACGTCGACTTCTACGGGCTCGCTTACAGGCAAGACGGGTTCCGGGACAACTTCGACCTCTACGGGTTCACTTACAGGCAAGACGGGTTCTGGGACAACTTCGACCTCTACGGGCTCAACAACCGGGATCACCCGGGGTTCAGGAACCGAGGTCTTCTTGAAACGAGATGTCAGAGAAAGGAGATACGACATTTTACTTATGATACGGATACAATATTAAGATGACTCGCCCTTCTCCAACATGTTTGCCAAATCGTTATCGGACCTCGACTCCTTGATACGCGGTCTCTTACAGATAAAGTCGCGAATCAGTACTCCAAACAAACAAAAACCAAAGAGCGCGATAGAAACACCTGCTCCAATCAAAAGACCGGTATCCTCTGGATCAGTATTCATTTTTATTTGTATAGCGTTTTCAGGTTGTAAATGCTATACACATAATGTCACTGGAGATTGTACTCGGTCCTATGTTTTCCGGTAAGAGCTCCTATGCTCTGTCCTATATCCGGAGACTCAAGGCAGTAGGGCGCAGTGTTCTGGCAGTCAAGCCTAAGATTGACGATCGCTATTCTGACAAAGAAGAGATCGTTACGCACAATCAAGACAGGATTCCTTGTGTACGATGGGACACGGATATTACACTTACGCCCATCCGATTCATGATTCAAGCCGATTGCATCGTGATTGAGGAGGCTCAGTTCTTCAAGGGATTGCCAACTTTTTGTGAATATATGCTCAAGACGGGAAAGCATATCCTGTTGGTTGGTTTGGATGGTGACGCACACCAGCAGCCTTTCCGCGAGATTCTGGATTGTATTCCGTATGCGAACCGAGTGACAAAGTTGTCGGCCCTTTGTCGGTTGTGCGATGGTGGATCGGAAGCCTATTATACGCGCTACAAGGAGAATTCAAATCAATCGGGAACCCAAGTGGATGTAGGTGGTGCTGAAAAGTACGAAGCTGTGTGCCTGCGCCATTTAACGCGCTGAAAAAAATAATCTTGCCAGGTAGCACAACAATCATGGGTGGCGGTCTTTTACAGCTTGTGTCGTATGGTGCCCAGGACATCTATATCTCTGGTAACCCCCAGATCACTTTCTGGAAGGTGCTGTACAAGCGCCACACGAACTTTGCCATGGAGTCCATCGAGGTGACGTTCAACGGACAGGCGGACTTCAACAAGCGTGTGACGGCTGTGATCAACCGTAACGCTGATCTGATGTACCGCACGTACGTCCAGGTTGTGCTGCCTGCCGTGGACCTGGTGGGCGGCTCTACCAACCTGAACCGCTTCCGTTGGCTGAACTACATCGGTCACCGCCTGCTGAAGGTGATCGAGCTGGAGATTGGTGGTCAGCGTATCGACCGCCAGTATGGTGACTGGCTGCAGATCTGGACCCAGCTGTCCCAGGATGCGGGTACGATCGAGGCTCTCGAGGACATGATCGGTAACACCCACGACCTGGTGCTGATGAAGGATGCCAGGGGCTACCAGCTGGATGCCTCTTGCGCTGGTGCGGAGCTGACCAACAGCTGCGCGCCTCGTGCGGGCACCCCGGCGAAGACCCTGTACATCCCTCTGCAGTTCTGGTTCTGCCGCAACCCTGGCCTGGCCATCCCCCTGATCGCCCTGCAGTACCACGAGGTGCGCATCAACGTGGAGTTCGAGCAGTGGATCAACTGCTGCTACTACGAGCAGTCGTCCGGTGCCCCCGCCACCTCCATCCAGTCCCTGACGGCTGCGTCCCTGTACATCGACTATGTGTACCTGGACACGGAGGAGCGCCGCCGCTTCGCCCAGCAGACCCACGAGTACCTGATCGAGCAGCTGCAGTTCACGGGTGCGGAGAGCATCACCAGCTCCAGCAACAAGATCCAGCTGAACTTCAACCACCCTGTGAAGGAGCTGGTGTGGGTTGTGCAGCGTGACTCGTTTGTGGACTGCACGCCCGGCCAGAACTTCATCACGGAGGTGAACGGCTGCCAGCCTTTCAACTACACGGATGACTTCACCACGGAGGGTATCGTGATGGACATCCTGGCGCGCGGCTCCCTGGGTACTGGTCAGGGCAGGGCGGCGGGTGGCCTGGTGATCCCCACCACTGCTGGCGACGGTCCTTCTGGTCCTTACCTGCCCGGTATCGGTATCGCGTTCGGTCCTTCTCTGGGCGGTGCGTCTTGGCTGGACTCTGGCTCCGACCAGGGTGAGGAGGTGTTCGCTGCGACCACCAACTACCTGCTGGCCAAGGTCATCCTGGACTCTGGTGTGAAGTGCTCTGGCAAGAACCCCGTGGAGGTTGCCAAGCTGCAGCTGAACGGCCAGGACCGCTTTACGGAGCGCGAGGGTCGCTACTTCGACCGCGTGCAGCCTTACCAGCACCACACTCGCACGCCTACCCCTGGTATCAACGTGTACTCCTTCGCCCTGAAGCCCGAGGAGCACCAGCCCAGCGGTACCTGCAACTTCTCCCGTATCGACAAGGCAACCCTGCAGCTGACTGTGTCCGTCAACACGGTGCGCCTGGGTCGTACGGCTCAGGTGCGCGTGTATGCCGTGAACTACAACGTGCTGCGCGTGATGTCTGGTATGGGTGGTCTGGCCTACTCCAACTAAACAGGTTAGCCTGTGGTTGGTAGTGGTCATACATGAGTGACCAACTAAATACTAAAAAATAAAAATAGGGGGAAACCCCACAACTGTGTTTGGAAACCCAAAAACAGTTGTGATTGAATAGCAATGAAAGTCGCATTTCTGACAAACCATATTTCGTATGGTGGAACAGAAGTATCGCTGTATGATTATGCGCACTTCAATGAAGTTATACTTGGGAATCAGTCCATCATTCTGACTCGTGACTTTCGAGCAACACACGGGGAGATCTATGCCAAGTTTGCGAAACGGTTTCCAGTGTTCTACATCACAACTCAAAAAGGCATTGATGATATTGCTGTGAGGGAGAATGTCGATGTTGTCTATGTTCAAAAGTCAGGAGAACCGGATTGGTTTGTCAGCACAAAGAAGAAATGCGTAGTACACGCGGTATTTGAGACACGTTATCCGCACGGAAATGTATATGCCGCAATCAGTTCATCACTAAACACCTTGTATAAGACTACTATTCCCGTTGTTCCGTATATGGTCTATCTGGAGGACACGGATCAAACATTTCGCGAAGAGCTACGTATTCCTTCGGATGCGATTGTGATTGGACGTCATGGTTCGTATGGATCCTTTGACATCCCATTTGTTCGCAACGCATTGCCAAGTATTTTGGACGCACACCCAAACATGTATTTCGTAACGATGAACACTGAGCCCTTTGCCCAACATCCTCGTATCATCTATCTCCCTCGCACAACCGATCTACGCGTGAAACGGAAATTCATCAACACATGCGATGTTATGCTTCATGCGCGAACACGAGGAGAAACCTTTGGTCTGGCATGTGGCGAGTTTGCTCTGACCAAAAAGCCAATTCTAACCTATGGAAACTCTACAGAACGCGCACACATCGATATTCTAGGCAAAGACTGCTGCATGTATACGAATGAAACCGAACTACGAACGCTCATTGATACACAGGCTTGGAAGTCGATAGATATGTCAAACAATGGATACCTACAGTATACGCCTGAAAAGGTGATGGGTGTGTTCCGGTCGGTGTTCTTATCGTAACGATTTAGTCGCTTCTACTCGGAAAAGTATATACGATGTTTTCAGTATTACAACGCTTTGGCTGGTCTCCGAAGAACGTTCTGGACATTGGCGGGTTTAAAGGAAATTGGACTCGCCAGGTTCGCAACATGTTTCCGTCTGCCGGGTTTGTCATCGTTGAACCGAATCCTCACAAAGAACTGGAAAGCGTAGGCGCTCCTGTTCATTACGAGGTTTTATCATCGGAGATCAAGTCTGTTCCATGGTATTCAAACATGTCAACTGGCGATTCGCTGTACAAGGAGAAAACACTTCATTATGAAAGCGTTCAGGGAGTCATACGCAATACAACTACACTTGACACATTGTTTCCTGACACTGTATTTGATTGCGTAAAGATTGATTGCCAAGGTGCTGAGCTTGACATTCTCAAGGGTGGACAGCGTATGATTGCTCACACAGATGTTGTCCTTCTTGAATGCTCATTCGCTGGACAGTACAACGCAGGAGCACCCAGTTTTCTAGAGTATATATCCGCATTGGATTCCCTTGGGTTTGCTCCTCTTGATATTACAGAGCTTCATAGAGCAGGTACTATCCTCTGCCAGATTGACATTCTCTTCTTGCGCAAGTCGTCTCCATTATGGACGCAGATTCAGCAGAAGATGACGCATTAAGTGGTTAGGTAGAATTGAGGATTGGTAGGAAAGTCACTGTGCGAAGGTTTGTAGAACGGATCTGTCCAGTTGTCAAGAATACACACCGGTAGTTTCCCATACAACGACGAGAGTGAATTCCGCAAGACAACTGGTGTAGCCCCACATAACAACGCTTCGTATACACGGTGCGTGTCCATACCCGTTCCTTCGGGACATAGCACATAGTTTGACCGACACAAATCGGCATAGTATTCGTCTACGGAGAGACCCTGTTTTAGTACGACCCGTGTATCGCGTTGAAAGACTTCCGCACACTCTTTCCGCTTTTTCACATTCGTTACACTTGTAAAGTTCATATAGATGTCAATTGTTTTTGGTTCGTTTGTAGGAGCGAATGTATGTAGAAATGGCAACTGTCTATCTACGAAACCAAGCGGTATCGTAGTTAGCTTGGGATGATATACAGAAGTGTTGATGGCATACATATGCAGGGCATGTGGTGCAAGTAAACGAAGTTCTGGCTCTCCGAAGGATCGGTCGGTATTGTGAACAATAAACACGAACTTCTTTATCGATACGACCGGGAGTGATAGCGTGAGAGAATGTAGGAAATCTCCATTTACAAACACCCAGTCCCCCGAGTTCGCTCGTCCGTAATAAAACACATCGCGCGCTGGGTAGCGCGGGTCTACAACCCATCTACATAAATCGGAAAATGACTTTCCGGAAATCATTATCTATATAAGATAATTCAAATGGTAAATGTATTCTCCTTCTGCCTGTATGGACCGGAGAATCCTAGGTATTATACAGGTCTTCAGGGAAACGTTCTCCTTGCGGGAAAACACTTCCCCGACTGGAAGCTCTATGTGTATCTCGGGTCGGATGTAGAGCCATCCATGATACAGTTACTTGAGCAATGTCCCAACGTTGTCCTTCGCTATACCAATATTACCGGTCCCCTCAACATGATTCATCGATTCTACGCAATCGACGAGCCTGATGTAGAAGTCATGATGGTTCGGGATGCGGATAGTCGTATTCACTGGAAAGACCGCTGGGCGATTCACGAGTTCATGAATCAACCAGAGTTCATTGCGCATACCATTCGGGATAACGTTCAGCATAGCGCAGATATGATGGGTGGGTTGTGGGGGATTCGTAAGTCGTCCGGGTTAAACATGCACGAGGAGTACGCAAATTACACAGAAAACACGTCGCGAGGAGCTCGGCTTGGACATGATCAGAACTTTCTCGGTGATGTTATCTATCCGAAGGTTGTGTCTCGTATGTTGGTTCATTATAGCAACGGTAAACGCAAGACTGGAGAACGTGCGGTTGAGTTTCCATTTGAATGGACAAACGACATATATTGTGGTCGCATAGAGACGAATTTTGTAGATCGCCTACCACCACCTCCAAAACCAACTATATTTTCGTTTCCATCCCCAATCGTTCGCATTCGTGACCCAGTGTTCGTTCAATCTGCGCCACAAACTGTTCGTGAACCTGTTCGTGAACCTGTAGCAGTTCCCAACATCATAAAGTTTCTGCATAGAAAGTAAATGACTGACGGTGGAGTTCAAGAAGGCGGCAAGATGAAGCGCATTGGATCTCGGGCCCAGGTGATGCATGGAACTGCCCATCACACTCCTGGTGGTCTGACCAGGAACGACCTCAAGATGAACAAGTGGGGTCGGATTGTGTCCAAGGCAAAGTCTGCCAAGGCGAAGAAGGACAATCGTCTGGTCAAGTTGGGCTTCAAGACTCGGAAGGGTAAGTTTGGTGTGGTCAAGACTGGGAAGAAGACTCGTCGGGGCGGGAGCTGGTATTAGGACAGACAATAGATAGTATCCACTCGTATAAATCAATCGTAGAATGAATCATTTGGTGGTCTTCAAATGCTACACTGTATACAGCAATCGCTTCAATGGTAGAAGCTACAATCGTAAGACCATCGTTGGTATGTTTCATGTAATGAAGGTCGGTAAACCTAATTATCTCCTTCTTTCCAGTTGTGAACACCAAAACCCAAGTTCCCATCATTCGCGTAGGCGACTTCATGAGAATAATGCCGGTATTCTTGAACTCGTATACATCATTAGCCTTGTATGTGAAGGACATACTTGAAATACTTTACGCTTGTGTAGATAAGAATGGGATTCGCGTTGTTTGGAACTCCGTTGTATCTCAATGAAAAGTGTATACTTTTTTCGGCATTTGTGATTGCGGTGTATTTTATGCCTCATCAGAAAGCTTGGCAGCATGAAGCCGTGTTTGTGTTTATTCTTGCGATGTTTGCGTATGTGTTGATGGCATGGTATGACTACATCTATGATTGCAACGATAAATTGGGACCTACCTTTTTCGGTGCTCTGATTGGTTGGTTCAAACCCTATGGCGGTGTTCCTCCCGAATACCCACCTCTGCCTGTTAAGTACAAGAAGATTGTCGCTGCTTTCGATATTGTGGTCTTAGTTGTGCTTCTTGCGCTGGTGTTCTATCCGTATACTTCTCGGTATATTCCTTTCCTGAAGTAAAGCAATGGAATCAGCCCTGTTGGCTACTGGAGCGGCAGTCGGTGCCGTAGGCGCATATGGCGCAAGCGTTGCTGCGAAAGATAATCCTTCTACGTCATCACTTCGATTTACGATCGAAGAACTTCAAAAGCAGATCAACAAATTAAAAGAGGCACAGGATGCATGTTGTAAGGCAGAAGCTGTAGCTGCTGCTGTGGCAGCTCCTGCTCCTGCTGAACCCGTGGCTGCTGCCGTGGCTGCTCCTGCTCCAGCTCCAGTGGCTGTTCCAGTTTCTCTTGCTGGAGTCCCGGCTGCTCCCGAAACTACCGGGGATCTATTGGATCTTTCTGGTTTGGCATCCGCTCCTGCTCCTGCTCCAGCGCCGGCATCCGATTTGTTTGATCTATTTAGCACTCCTGCTCCAGCTCCAGTGGCTGTTCCTGTTTCTCTTACCGGACTCCCATCTGCTCCGCCCCAAGAACCTGAGCTTCCAGGTACGTCTCAACTTGTATCTGTTTCGCCCCAAGAACCTGAGCTTCCAGGTACGTCTCAACTTGTATCTGCTCCGCGTCTAGAAGCTCGTGCACCAGTACAAGGAGATCGCATTGCGCGCAATCTGTTTGATCGGGATGTTACGGAAAAGATGAACAGTATTCTCCCAGCGGCAAAGGCTGTTTTCGAGAAGGCAAAGAGTATAGATAGTTTGTCCCCACTTACCGCATCGTCTCCTGCTTATCCTCCTATTCGCGAAAAGCCCACAAAGGGAGGTCTCTGGCCTTTCACATCTAAACCGGTTCCTGCTCCTGAACCTGTTCCTGTTTTTACCGTTATCGACGAAGAAGATTTGTTGTTGCAACAACGACTCCTCAGATCAAGAATACCAGAACTACGTAAGCTCATTGATGAAAACACATCAACGTTCGCAGAGTATACAAACGCACCGACGCTTGATGCTAGAATACCATATGTTGCGACACTGAAGGCAAATCTAGATGCAATGGCGTCGAAAACGAAGGAAGTTGAAAGCAATATCAAGCTTCTAGAGGAATTATCCGCAAAAAAATCCGCTTACGAATCCTTAAAACAAACAGAAAAGGCAGAACAACAAAGGGCAGAGGCAGCGGCAAAAACAGAACAACAAAGGGCAGAGGCAGCAGCGGTAGCAGCACAGGCGAAACGGGAATACCAGTCTACATCTATTCAAGACACATTAGAGGAAAAGTCTGAAGCAGCATTGGCATGGTACACCGATATGATAGACTATTTTAGCACAAACATCTCTAGAAGGCTTAATGAACTTCAAACCAACTATGCTCCAGACGATAAAAGTATACTCGATAAATACGTAGAAACAAAACAATGGTTCGATGTAGTGGTGGGGAGTCCTCCTATCGATAAGGATTTTTTAGGCGAGGGCAAGATGGGACTACAGAAAGCATACGACGACTTCAAAGCGGCAGCGGGAACGCAGAAGTCCGGTATATTGGGTATTACACGAAAGACGAAGAAGTATTTGAATAAGGAATATAAAGGAAACCCTTCTAAACCCGTGCCAAGCATTCCATATTATCCACCAAAGCGTAGAGGTGGTACGCGTAAACGTAAGCGTGGCGGTGCTCTTCAGAAATTGATTGATTTGAAAGCACGAATTGAAGCACAACTTGACTATTACAACAGAGTGAAACCGGATGTAGAAGCATTCAGAGAAGAAGCAGATCGTTTCATCAATGCCAAGGCAGAGGAGTACCCGAAAACAGTAACGGAAACGATGCAAGATCGCATTCGAGAAAACGAGGCACTCAATCAGGAACGCCTTCGTAAAGCAGCGCAGGTTTCTACGCCAACGAGGGCACCTGCGTCATCTCTTGACGCTATACCCACTATCGCGAAAAACCCTCTATTTCCAGAAACCCGCATTCCTTCCCCTAAACCCTCCGCAAGTACGGGACTTCCTTTACCATCATCCGCACAATCGTCTACTCCTCCACCGCCAGCCCCGAACACAGGGGCAGCAGGTACGGGTCTCGAGGAATCTCTTAGCCAAAAACTTACGCGTATGGTGGAGGAAGCACGGGCAGCCAGCGCGGCACGTGATGCAGCAGAAGACAAGAGATTAGAGGAAGAGAGAAAGAAAAATAGGATAACGTCTTTGAGTTCACCTCCAGCCTCGAACACGGGGGCGGCAGGTACAGGTCCCTTGTCGCCCACGGAATTAAATGATATAGCAAGCCGGAATCCTTCTTTAGGACCCTCGCTGGTTCCCGGTGTTGGAACGACTCCGACAGCCGAACGCAGGTCGGCGACACAGGTGTTCGGTAGTTTATCCCAAGGAAACAAAACGACGGTAGGCGAAGGAGCCAGTGTGCCCCCAGGTGCCAGGACCAGTGGCGGATTGCGGAAAAAGAAGTTAAGGAGTCGCCGTGGGGGTAAACAAAAGAAGAATGTCAGACGAACTCGTCGTAGCTAAGACAGTCCAGACTGCTCCCATTCGCACTCTCGCAGAGGGACTGAAATCCATGCTGGTGGAGATGAGTTTGGTTTTTGATAAGGATGGTGTTCGCATGATTGCGATGGACAACACCCGCACCGTTCTGACTCATATGAGGCTGTATGCGGACAAGTTTGAGCATTACGAGTACAATCATTCTGCTCCGCGTTTGGATGTCGGTCTGAATACGGACCACTTCTATCGTGTAGTGAAGACCGTCACGAATGACGATACGATTACGTTCTCTGTGTCCAAAGCCGAGTCCAACCACCTGACGATTACGTTGGAGAATGGAGAGAAGAAGAGACGTGTACGTTACCGTCTGAATCTGCTGGATCGCGATGATTCTGATATCTCCATTCCTGAGCGTGAGTTTACCACCCGCATTACGATGCCTTCGCTTGACTTCCAGAAGATCTGTAGGGATATGACTCTGCTGTCTGCGAAGACTGTGGACATTAAGAATGTGGGCAATTCACTCACATTCACCTGCAAGGGACCATTCGCAACACAGACAGTGACAATGGGTGATTCTGCTTCGGAACTGAATATCAACAAGAAGGAATCCGACGAGATTGTGTCCGGAACCTTCAGTCTTCCTCACTTGGTGCTGTTTACCAAGTGCTCCAATCTCTCCAACAATCTGGAGATTCACCTCAAGAACGACTGGTTTTTAATGATCCGTTACGTGATCGCGAACCTCGGCGATATAAAGCTCTGCTTGATGCCCTGTTCCGCCTAGTCACGCGACCTGCTGTAGGTTTAGGTTTTATATCTTCTCCATCCGGACCGGCTGCAACTAGTTCTTCCTTCTCTATCTCTTTGTCAGGTTCCTCGCCTTCTCCTCCGGATTGCCGATCCTTACTGAACTTGATTTTGTAGATGGTGTTGTATACCGATTCCACATCCGGATTTGGGGTTGTTGATTCGTAAACATAACCGACAGCCGTATAAAAGTCGGCTATTCTATCGTTTGTTTCCGTCACGTAACTGCGTGCTTTCGTTCCCGACATGTGTTCTTCTTCATTCGCGGGTCTATCTATTTCGCGTTTGGATTGATGTCCTAGACGTAAGAAACCGCCTGGTTGACGTTTATTTTCCCCTCTTCCCCAAATACTCGCTCCGTCTCCAAAAAAGTCAGACGATTCTGGATCGGCACGTTCGGCACCTAAAACGACTGTAACGTTTTTGGCTTCATATTTCTTTGTATCTACCAACCATGTCAATGCCCTACCGGGACCTCCGCAACTTGGTTTACAGTTGGCAGTATCAACAAATGTTACGCCAGTGCTTTTAGGAAAGAGGTTTTCTAGAAGCTTGATTTTCTGAGCAGATGTCAGTGGATTCCGAGCGGGATCTGTTGTCACAGATGAAACAAACACATACGCGTCTCCGCCTATGCGTTTGGCTTCACTTAGTACACGATCAATCAACATACGATGACCAATGGTTGGTGGTTGAAATCTACCTACGGTATAGACCGCTTTCGCCATTGTCTTTGTCTAAGATAATGAACCAACGGGTAAAACCAATGTATATGGAAGACTGGGATAAGACTACCGCACCTCAATCCGCAGATGGTTGGGAAGAAAAACCTGTGAAAAAGAAAGGAGGAATGGCGAAGACGCGTAAGAATAGAACATCCGGTGGCGATATCGTTACCCATCTGTTGACGATTCGCAACCAGGTCAAACTCTATCACTGGCAGACCGGTTCGTTTGCCCGTCACAAGGCCACAGATGACCTGACCGCTGCGTTGGATCTGAACATCGATGCATTCGTAGAATCCTACATGGGACGCTACGGACGCCCGAGTGTTTCGGGAAGTATCAAATTACATAATTTCAGTGAGTCGGCAGCTCGTGCTTTTGTGGCGAAGGAGACTAAGTATCTCGAGTCCGAACTGCCTCGTAAGATTGGTAAGAATGATAGTGACCTATTGAACCTGCGCGATACAATCCTGGGTGACCTGACCAAGGTATTGTATTTGTTTACGTTACGTTAATAAAACGCAATCGATGCTGCGAAATCGTAATTGTTCAAGTTTCCACCAGTTACAACAAACCGAGCATCGAATAAGTCTCCTCGTCTATAGTCCACAGAGTGTCTGACATTCGACGTCAACGTTTGTCCCGCAACAATCGTCATACTCATGTCGGTTAGTGCATTGTTTTTGTACATGGACATTTTGACAGAGTGTCCTGCGGGAATCGCAGGCGAAGATTGGAATGTCCCCGAAAACATAATCATATTCTGAGTGACAGGAATACCAAATGTAGTTGTAGGCAAATCGCCCTGACGCACGAAGCCGGGAACAAGGTAATATGTAGTTCCATTCGCAAAGTTTCCAGTGGTTCCGAAATGCGTGATGGCTCCCTCCGTAGTAACCGAGAAGCCATTCCCATTCGCAGTGTTGTTGACAAGGTCTGCCGATCCCAGCAGGATTTCTCCTGCGGTTCTGTTGAGATCATAATTTGAACCCGTTCCATCACCACCGCGAACCGTTGAGTGTTTGATGGATACGTAAGACCCTGCGTTTGTTGTTTCCACTCCGACAATGTTGTTTCCTGTTCCGCGAGCGTTGATATTTGTATCGCGTATTCCAAACCAATTGGAACCTGTCACATACAGTCCGCGAACAATACCCGTAGAGGATGCGTCTACACTGACCGTAATTCCTCGTGTAGCGTCGGATGCACTATATGTGGTTGGGGATGAACCCGCAGATAACATGCCGACAATCGTATTGGACCCTGTGCCACTGGAGGTGACGTTGACAACCATCGTTCGCAGTTTGGATGTCAAGGGAGTTCCTGAAGGCCAGTCCACGCCTGTAAGATTGACGTTGGACGTGGACGTAAGCGTAAACGTCATATCTTCCACACGACAATTGGAACCCATCGTCAAAAGAGTTGTGTTGGATGTCGTATTCAACTGTTGAACGGTGACGGTTTGGGTATTGGCTCCTCGTAGAGCCACCCCCGTTGGAATCGTAAGCTTCTCATTGTAAGTTCCAGGTCTTACAAAGACTGTCTGTCCTGACGTCGCACTGCTCAATGCTGAGTTGATAGTCAAAAAAGGAAAACGTGTAGGGTCTGCTGCGGCGGTTGTGTTGTTTCCATAGACAGCGTCTACAGTGAGGATATTTCCAACCTGGAGGATTGGTCCGGTTGCCCCGGTTGCACCTGTACCGCTAGCGGTTCCTGGAATACCCTGAGGTCCTTGGGGTCCAGTGGGTCCGTTTACAGCTGCTGATACCTTACCTACGCCTGGAATGTAACGATAAAGGGGCGGTCCCGTAAGAGGTGGTATTGTGCTCATGTCTTACTTTACATTAGACAAGATTATGCTAATCCAAGAAACTCACGACCAAGTTTCGACCCCACAAACATCAATGCAAGACCGGTCAATGCGATAGTGGAGTGTTGGGGCATAGAACGAAAAAGAAGAACATGTGATACAAGAAGAACAAAGACTCCCGCCCAAAACATCAACACATACAAGTCCATTTTATTACTTGGGGCGGAGATTATGTGCTTTATAAACGATATCATCGCCCAACTTCATCTTCAGCGTTGGACTAAACAACTTGCGATCACTAATGGTTGCCAGAGTGTTCCAAACCTTGATGATATGGAAGTGACCCTTGGGGGACAACGTGACACCTACGATGGTCTCGTTCTTGTCCTTGAGCATCTTGCTCGCCATACAGTGGACCATACAATCTACAAACACTTGATGCGTCTCGCTTGCGTCAACCTTCTTAGACCAGGCGCCTCCCTTGTCATTCTCGGGCGCATCCCACAGAGGTCGGTAACCTTCGCGCATCAAGAAGAACATACCTGAATTCCAGGCTTCAGGCGAGATGGCTTCCACAACAGACCAGAACTCAGACGCATTGTCAAAGGTTAGAATCTTAATGTAGCTCTCCAACGAATAGTCATTGTTGTTGGGATCATGGTACCAAAGGCAGAACGTGTTTGGAAGCTTTAACTCAGACATTTTGGGGAGGTTTGTGTTCTTGTAATATACCGGAATCCGTTTTCAAAAAGTTATCGCGTATAGTCTTCGCACCTTCTATGGTTTTAGAAGACCCAACGTATTTTAGGGATCCGTTTATTTTAAAAACAATCCGATACACATTTCTGTCACTTCGTCGTTGTATTCCGAACATATCGCTCGTATGATGAGTCGTGTTCATCATGTTTCTTGAACGGTTACTCCATCTTAAGTTATCAACTCTATTGTCTGTTTTAATACGATTTATATGGTCTATTTCTTTCATACCCTCTTCATTTTCAATGAAAGCGCTTGCTACTAGCTTGTGAGTTAGAATTGTATACTTACACCCATCGCGGTACACAGACGTTTGATAGTATCCTCTAGTATCTTTGTTTGGTTTTAACGTTTTATGTGTTATTGTATTTCTAACATTTCCAAATGATGAAACTTCATACGTTTCAAAGTCTTTTATAGGTTTCCATATTTCTTCCATGTATACATTGTGTATTTTATCTCAAAACGGATTTCTCCACACAAGAACACAGTAGAGCTGTCTCATTCAGTATGGATATTACAGCAATCTACGCAGCTCGGGCTCTGCCCCGCCCTTCCCTTGGAGATGATATTCTGGCTACCATCTCCAAGTTGAAGATTTCTTTCAAGCCTCCGTTTCGTCGCGCGAACTTCCGAAAGCGCCAAGAAGACGATAACTGGAGGAATAGTGCTCTGGTCGCAGCTGTTCGCAAGGTCAAGGAGAAGGACGACGCAGACTACAGCGAGATCGTGAGCAACATTAACAAGTTGAGCAAGTCCAATTATACCAAGCTGATGACTGACTTCCTCGAGAGAATCGCCAAGAGAGATGCGATGTTTCGGTTACGAGTTACAACACTGCTGTTTGATTTCGGCGTCAAGTCTACATTCTTCGCACCCATCATGGCGGATGCCTACAAGGACATCGCAGCCGCACATCCAGACGCTCTCCAGGATCTCGCAACACAGACGTCTATGTTTGATACACTCTACGACACTACACAGATTGTGGTGGTCCCTGCGTCTTCCGAGGCTGGATACGATGAGGCGATCATCGCATGGACAAAGCAGAAGGAGATTAAGCGTGGATTCGCAGCCTTTGTGGCCGAACTCTACAGCCGAGGTCTGGTGCCTGAGGAGACGATGTCCGGATTCTTGAAGCAAGTGTTTGATGAACTGCGTGAGAGTGTACGTGCTCCCAAGACACCTGCGAATGAGGAACATGTGGATGCGTTGGTTCGGTTCCTGTTTGCGGTAGCCACGAAGGTTCCTATCCGAGCGGGAACCAGGGAGATTCTGTTGATTCCCAAGCCTGAGACACCTAGCTTGAACATGAAGAGTCGCTTCAAGCTTGAGGACGCAAACAAGGCGTCCAAGTAAGCGTTCAATTTCCACAGAATGCCTTCAAGGCTCAACACAAATGTCTGTTCCTAGTGCTACAGTTATGGTCCAAGCCGCCAAGGTCGCCGTTGAGGAGGACCGCCCTATTTATTTGGATTATTACACGGACAGCATTGCGAAGAAGTGCTGTATCGGCGTGCAGGGCTCCGGCACGAAGATGCTGGTCAAGTCCGACACCGAGTACACGTCCTCGATCGAGAAGATCATGCGTCTGAAGGAGGAGAATACCTGGCTGGTTCTGACGGAGAACAGCCTGTATGTTGTGTCGGGTGATATCCCCGTCAAGAAGATTGTATCTTCAGGTGAGGGGTCTGCTTAAATACAATGGACTCCTTCCCTCCACCCCATAGAGTCTTATACGAACCTTTGAACGATAGAGAGGCGCTGGACGTTTGGACTGCCTACAAAACTGCTCATAATCATGAAGCGGACTTTGAGGAGGTAGATGCGGCTGTGATGAATGGAATGGAAGATTTCGCAAAGTGGTTCAACCAGTGGATTACCTTTGCACCCTCTCGGCCCGGCGTTCGGGTTCGTATTCTGATGGTATGGCATGCTCATTTTTTGAGTTTGGCTTGCCAGCAAATGTTGCGCAGGTCGTTGGAGCAGAGATCGTTTCGCTGTAGGATTTGGTTTCATATCGAAGAACCGGCACTTCAAGCGGCTATTCTGAGTCGGTGTATCGTCAAGACACTTCCTACGTATAGACATCTGCCACATATCATTGGCTCTCCGTTAGATGTGTCTCTCTGGAAAGACCCGCGTCTCTACGAAACGAATCTACTCGTATCTAGAGAATAGACATCATGCGAGTCTTTACCGATGGTGCGTGTTCTTCGAACGGAAAGCCGGGAGCAAAGGCTGGATACGCAGTTTGGTTTCCTGAACACAAGTCCATGTCTATGTCACAGAAAGTTCCAGAGTCTCATCCTCAGACCAACCAACGTGCAGAGATGGCAGCAATTCATCAGGCAACTCTGATTCTTGAAGAGAACGGGTTTCATGACGAGGATATTGTAGTGTATACGGATTCGGATTACTCGATTAACTGTTTGACCAAGTGGATCACCGGCTGGGTTTCGCGTAGCTGGAAGACTGCGGAAGGACGTGACGTTCTTCATCGTGATCTGATCGAGGATACGTCGAAACGATTGGCAAAGTTCAAAAGTTACAGGTTTGTTCATGTGCGATCTCATACAGGCGGTGAAGATGACTTGTCGCGCAACAACGACATTGTCGATCGCATGGCAAGAGGAACGATTGATTCATCCGTGTCTGTCGCTCCTAGCGCCGCAGCTGAAGACATTCTGTTTGAAGGGTGTCCATTACGACTGATGGGATCTCCTGTCTCTCAAACTTCCATCATTTCCTGGATGCGTACAAACCTGGACAAGCTGGATAAGGACGTTGTTGACAAGCACTTGATGAAGGCAATGACAGAATTGTGTAAGACACGCGATGTTACACTGACAAAGCAGACCATCCAAAAGACGCCGATGATTCGTGCGGAACGAATGAACTTACAAATAAACCGCGTAGAAACAGAAAAGAATGACTGACGTTCACCTGATCCATTTCTGGTCTCCTACCTGCGGTCCCTGTATGACGATCAAGCCATCTCTGGAGATGGTGAAGGAGGAGTTTGAAGACAGGTTGGATTGGAATTCAGTGAATACGAAGGAGGACCCCAAGGGATATGCGCGGAAGTTTGGAGTCTCGGCTGTGCCTACGATTATTGTGTTCAAGGGGAACACGGAGATCGGGCGCTATTCGGGTACTCAGATTGCGATTATTTATCAGTTGATTCGGAAGGCGCTTGCTGCTTAATTTGGGCAGCTGTCGGGCTTGGCAGGAGTACCGGTGCCCAGGTTTGCGCCTGCTAATTGTGCGAACGCATCACGAGATTGTTGAGTGGATAAGTCGGGAACGGCATTACCATTCGGAAGGACAACGTATGGATACCCATCGGCATCATACATTCTCCCATCCGGTCCTGCTGTTAGATCGCCTTTAGTTTTTACAGGGAAAGGTGAAATCACAGAAGAAGGCAGACGATTGGGGAAGTACGTCTGGACAATTCCATACGCACTACCACCAAACACAATGCCTTCAAAGAGTGCGCGAACAGACTGTGCAACACCAGTGTCATTATCACAGCCTCCTGTCATGAGAAGAACCGCAGTCTGCATGATGTAGAAGAACCCAAACATCGTAATAGACGCCGCTGCGTTTATCCACCCGCGGTTTCGCACAAGGTCAAAGATGTAATAGCAGAAGACCGTTGCGGTAACCACAAGAGTCTGGGGTGCGAATGTCGTTTTCCATCCTTGAAATCCTTGGACAGAACATCCATCGTATTCCGTAAAGAAGGGTGCACCACCCTTTTTGCCGCCGGCAGGTGGGTTTGGAGGTGGATTCGCAACACCGTTTGCAGAAGCCAAAAGTTCATTCAGACCTTTCCAGAAATACTGCATCGCATAGTTTCCGAAAATAGACAACACTCCCACCAAACTGGGGATAGACCACACACCCTGATATGTGAACATGTCTGCCAGAACACCAAACAACAGCAGGATGTGGGGCATATACGTGATCGTATCTACCGCTATACCTGCCGTACCCAAATTCAGCTGTCCAGTAGCTGGCATAGATCCCTTCAGAGCATATGCCGTTCCAAGGATGGAAACGGTAGCCACAACAATTGCGGTAATCAGGTTTGTCCACCATGGAGTGTCGGGATACGCAGGTTTCGGTGTAGGAACCTTTGGTCCTCCTTGATTATCACTCATTGTTTACTTCAAGAGACTTGTTTTATTGTCTATGAACAACAATGGGTGGCGGTGGTTCAAAACCGGCAGAACCAGTGATTGTAGAAGATGAACCGCCTGCGGGTTCCGAAGAATCGTCAATTGTGTATCCAAATCGTCCCGGTTTACCGCGATTAGATGGGATTTCTCGTACACTTGCGAATGAGTGTAACAACTGTAATCTTCAAGTTGTGTCGGGTATATCCAGTTCCAGCGTCAAGATATCGCGTGAGTTTGGAACAGTTTCGTTCAAGCAATGTACGAGATACTACGCAGACCTCAGACGTGTTCGGGAAAAGAAGATGTCCTTTCAGGATTTCTTAAACAACCTTCAGGAGGGCGTGTATTATCGTGGTCAGGACAATGGATTCTGCGAGCAAATACAGTTGTCCAGTGAAGATGCTGCGAAAATGACGAAGATTGAAGAATACGATGAAGGAAAATTGCGCTCTGTTCGTATTCAGCAGGCAAGTGCCGGTGGATTTTCAGCGAATACAAAGGCCAAGATCACACCAAGCATTCCTTTCCAGATGCGATTTTCGGCAGCCGGTCAGTCAGCCGTTGACATTCCAATTCGGAACATTACACTCTATCATCCCTGTCCCATTCGTATTGAAGGTGTCCAACCAGACGCAGTGATTTCGTTGAATGACCCATCGTTTGGAAATCCCGATTATGTAATATTGGTTCCCTTGGTGGCGAAGAATGTACCCGGACCTTCTGTCGGCTTTCTTCAAAAGATACTTTCGCAAGCCACAACAGTTGCTCAGCCTGATCCAGCGTCTGGACAGTATATTGGACGAGACATTCCCACCGGGCAGAATTGGAAACTCAATCAGCTGTTCGATGCTGTCGTTGGAGAGAATGGCAAAGACTTTGATGTGAAGAGTGGGTTTTACGTCTGGAAGGGAATGCCTGGACTGGATAGGGTGAAGGAAGTGAGCGGGTCGACCGTTCGGTTCAAATGGGTGGATTCGGGAAAGCCCACTCCTCAGTATATTCTCATTGATACACCCGTAGTTTGTAGTCCGGCAGACATGTCTACACTAACGGGTTCTCTCCCAGTGACTCCGGCTTCTGATGCCATCCACGCTGTTCTGTACAGCGGCAACCCCTTTCAACGGGGTATTGTTCACAAACAGGGACCTCCTGGCAACTGCTTCTCCACAGAAGCAAAGGAAAAGATGACAGACTACGACATTGAACGGGGTATCTCAAATATCCAAGGAGCATATACGATCGGACAATCATCGCTGAATGATTATTTGAACAGCGGTGGTCAAGAAGAGGAAGCATGTGACCCATGGACATTGTGGGCACAAGCATCGAAGGGAAAAGGATTCACGGCACAGCAGATTACGACACTCATTTTTAACGTTTCAGTATTCATTGCCATGGCGGTAGGAGCATACCTTGCATTCGCAGCTGTTATCAGGCAATTCGACAATCGCTATGCTGGTCTATCCGAAACCATTGGGAAACTCATCGCAGTGTTTGCGAGAAACCTAAGTCAAAAAGCAAGTGCGGCAAAGCAAAATATTTCGGACAACATGAGAGGTATACCGGGTCCGATGGGTGTGTTGAAGGAGACGAGAACGCCGACTGCGGCAGTTTAAACACGATCGTGGTCATGGCGATTTGATTCGAAGAGATGTCCGTTGAATTCGTCCTCTCGACGCTCATCTGCCTGGCGCTGACGCTCGCGCTCATCCATCTCCTCAATCGTAAGCTCGCGCTTGGGCTTGTGAGTCTTGCGCTTGACCTCGGTCCAGCCTACATCATCTTCAATTCCAAGGTTGGTCTGTCGAGGAGCCTGGGGTAGAGGAGCAAGCTCTTCCTCATCCTCGTCCTCGTCGTGTCTTGCGTGATGTATGCGATTGTTACGCGACCGGAATCGCTCAATATCTTGGCGATCGGCAGCCTCCTGGAACTTCTTGTGTGCTGCCATGCGGCGGTCAACTTCAGCATCAACCGCCCACTTCTGTGCAAGACTAGCAAACTGATTGCCACCGAGAGAATCACGCGAGTTCATCGGGTGTGCGGTAGACAGGGTTGGGAAGTTGTTCTCATTCATCTCCATACGACGCTTCTGCTCTTCCTCTGCCTTGCGGGCAGCTTCGCGCTTTTCAGCCTCGCGATCAGGCCAGACGTTTCTGCGGTAGGGTGGGCGATAGGACGACATTTTTGCTGTTACTGGGGAGTGGGGTAGTGTATGAGAGTCCTCATAAACCCAAATCCGTTTTGAGAAAATGGAACCATCTACATACAACATACCAGACTCAACAATGGTTCTCGCTACTACCATCGCTGTGTCTGGAACATTAAGTGAAGTCAGTATTCCCAATAAGACTACAGATGTATTGGAATGGTTGCGTAAGAAGTACAAGCAACCCGGTCTTCAGTTTCAAGGAAAGTTGACTAGCGACGAACATTTCTTGGTTGTCTTCGCATGTCCTACAGAGGGGGAAGATGAAAACACAAATCCACACATCGTACCAGCTCCGTTTCAAGACGATACGTTCCAGGGTACGATCGTAGTGATGAAGTCAAACACGCAAAATACAGACGAGTATGACAAGCCTGCAACCGCATATTCGGATTTGCCATCGGCAGAGTATGATGAGTTTTACGCATCATGTTCCTTTGACGAAGAGGAGGACGAAGAGGAACTCGACGACGACGAAGAGAAGGACGAGTTACAAGGCGAGGAGGACGAGGAAGAGGGCGAAGAGACCGAACGAGAGGAACTCAGTGCGCATATGATTCATTGTGCGAACGTCTTTGTGGAACATCCTCTCCGAAACCTAGTCCGAGACAAGTTCCATTCTGAAGAGATTGAGAACGCGATTCTCAACAAGTGTGTGAACGACGCACAGCGGTGGTTGATTGATGTGGATTGGGAGTCCAAGACATTTACAGATATGTATCGGGCTCGTGCGATGAGTTTGTATGCCGCTCGTAAGCTGGCAGAGACCATGACTCCCGAAGAGTTTGTACACACTACCGAGGTTGACAGACATCCCGAACGTTGGATGAGCCGACTGAAGGAAGTGGCAGAGAAGGATAAGGCGTTGTATAGCCGCAAGACTACTGCTTCTGCTCAGATGTACTGCTCTGGGTGTAAGAAGAAGACTAACTGCGACTACTACCAGCTTCAGACTCGCTCCGCGGATGAGCCGATGACAACCTTTGTGACCTGCCTGGAGTGTGACAAGCGTTGGAAGTTCTAACTTTCAAGCAAGCGTGGAATACAAACAAATGGCAGAGGAGGTTCGCGAGGTCTTGAGGCAGTGGATTGGTGCAGACGATGAAATTCGTGTTCTTCAGCAGCAGATCAAGGCTCTCCGCGATCGCAAGAATCAGTTGGGTGGACAGGTTCTGGAGTTTATGCGAGGGAATAGCCTTGACAATTTTGTGATCGAGGGCGGGGGTGGTACGATTGCGCGTCAGCAGAGGACGGTTCGCCAGAGACCCAACAAGCAGGTGGTTCGCACTCAGATTGCTCTTTTGCTTGCGGATCAGCCTGATCGTATGGCAGAGGTTCTGCGAACGATGGAAGGACTCCCAGAGCCTGGACAGGAGCCGGATGCGGGAAGTGTCATTACCAAAGAGCTTCTTACGCGTAGACTTCCCCGCTCACAGCATATCAGCCTAGGATAATGAACGCGTGGATAGTGGCTATCTTCGTAGCAACGCTATATGTTCATCTTTTCAATGCGATTGCGAAGATGTATTTAGATTCGGATCGGACATTGGTATTCTCCGAATTGTATCGCAAGGTTATACCGCCAGTGAAGGTAAGCATTGAACTTTAAGAGGTGGACTGGAATACAACCATGTTTGAAGAGTGTAAGGTAGAACTGCTGGAGACATTCGGAAGTGATCTCACGGTTGTGAATGCTGCTCGAGTGTCTCTGGGAAAGCACGTAGACGAGTTCACAGAGAGGGATGCGAAGCTATGTAAGTATCTCGCACAGCATGACCACATTAGCCCCTTCTTCCATCCTCAAGCTCGTTTTCGCTTGAAGATGCCGATCTGGATGGCTCGTGAGTGGTTTCGTCATACGATTGGGTTTGCTCGCAATGAAGTCAGTCGTAGGTATGTGGATGATCCGCCTACCTTTCATCTTCCCGACTTTGTGAGAGGAAGAGCTGCAAACAAAAAACAGGGAAGTTTGGATGACGCACACCACGACAATGAGCTGATGATGAATGTAATTCGAGAGTCAACGGATGCGTCATTTCGCTATTACAAGGGACTGATTGAATCGGGTGTTCCTCCCGAACAAGCACGTATGGTCTTGCCACAGAACATGATGACCGAGTTTATTGAAACGGGTTCTTTGGCTGCCTATGCGCGCCTGTGTAAGCTGCGGATGGGACCTGACGCACAGAAGGAGATTCAGGACGTTGCTCGGATGGTGTCAGACGCCCTAAGCAGTAAGTTCCCGGCGACATGGGATGTTCTAGTGTCTTCACCCGAATCGGCTCATTAAACTTGTACTCAATCACATATTTGTCTAGAAACTCGGGGAGATACACAGGAACATCTACAACTCTACACGTAGGGCAGAACTTGGGTCGCTCTACCTTCTCTGCGAGCTTGTAGCAGTTCCAGCCAATAAAGTCAAGATTACACGCATACCATCTCTTTCGCTCTGGAAGTTGAGGAAATCCTCCAAATCCAGATAGCATCTTAGGAACTTCAATTGTAGTGTCCATTCTGCGCAATGACATGGAAAAATACTTACCTTGTATACTTCAATCCGTTTTCAATCCTTTGTAATACGCACCTTTACCTTACGCTTGATAGTGGTCTTGGGTTTACATAATGCTTCCCAATCGGCAACACTCTTGATGGTGTTGCTCTTGAAGAGTTCGACCAAGCACCATCTATGGTCGGCATCCGCAGCACCGGATGCTGGAGGCTGGTTACAAACAGGGCAAGGCATCTTGACATTCTTACTGTGGGGGCGTTTAACCTCGGTTGATGTTCACGAATCCGTTTTGGATAGCCTGCCACAGAGCGGTCATACCACTCTCCTGGCGAGACCGCAGGTTGTAGGAGTGACTAGGCCGACGAGACGTCATGGGAATCTCAACCTCCTGCTGAGGCTCGGTCAGATATGCCTCCTTCTTCATCTTGACCATATCCGTATTCTTCCTCAGATTGCGACGCAGGAACACAGGCGTGGACTCGTTCTGAAGCTCGCGGATCCTGTTCTGGACACGCTCCTCACGCTCCTGGTTGGCCATCATACGAGCATGCTCCAGACGGATCTCTGCTGCGTACTGCTTGTTCTTCATGTCCGTGAAACGCTTCAGTCGCTCCACACGACGGGCCAGACTGCCGTGAGTCCTGGCACCGTAGCTCTGCAGAGCCTCGTTCACCTTGATGCTGTAGAGATAAGAGTTCGTCATTCTTGCTGTTGGGGGATGTGATAGTAGTGATCAAGTGGAACACAAATCCGTTTTGACAGGAAACGCTGAAATGAAAAAGAGGCTTCTTGGGTAAGTCACCTCTTTTGTCCATCCTTATTACGCGTGTCGACTCCATCGCGATCACTCTTTTACGTGTTTTGATACCACGAGACCCTATCGCGAATGATCCAATGATGCGGGCTGTTTAGGGAGCCACCCTACAGACTACTTTTCCTGACGTACACAAATCCGTTTTGAAGAGTTCGGGGAAACTCTGGTCGCCAAAATGGATTCGTTCGTATCAGGGCATACGGACTACCCCCCACTTCCCATATACAGTTCAAAATGCCAGTCACTACCCGTTCCCAGAAGAAGGCCGCAGCCGTGGCTGCTGCGGAGCTTAAGAAGGCAACTCCGCTCAGCTTTGACGAATTCATCTTCCACCTGATGAGCGGGTTGAGCTTCTATTCGTGGTATGGTCCCAGCTCACTAGACGTGGTGTTGGGGAACACAATGGGTCGCAAGATTGTACGAAAGAAGACCCTGAATGTTCAGTTAACAGAGCTGAGCACAGATCGCAGGTGGATTGCGACAACTCCTCTCATCCTCGCGGTTCAGCAAAAGGGTGATGCGTCTGAGTTGATTCGTGAGATGGTGAAGGTCCACGGTTGTGACCCGAACTTCAAGAGTCGGCATGGTAGGTCGCCACTCTATCACGCGATCTGCGTAGGTAACAAGGAGCATGTAAAGACATTGATTGAGTGTGGAGCGGTCGTTGCACGAGAGCGTCACTACAGTCCGGTAGGTGGACCCAATTTGGATGGCGGATGGGAGGATGTTCCGGTTGATGTATGGTATGCGCAGCTTACAGCTTGAAGCGCCGTTTGAAATCTGTGATACTACTTTTTAATGTGGGCTTATTCCACAACACCCATCGAGACAAGGCGCCCGGAGTCGTAGGATCATTCCAGTTCTCGCCCATACCACGGTGTCTACGCAAATAACGAGCTCTACGAGTCACATCCTTGTGCTTCGTAAAGTCCGAGTACCCTTTTTGCCCGAAAGGAGTCACAATCTCGCGTCCGTCCGGTTTCTCAAACACCGCGTCCCACTTCTTTTCCTTGTTGTGACTCTTGCGAACTGCCTTCAAAGTCAATCTACGTCTTGTTTTCATCTTTGTTTAGAACAACGAAATGAAAGAAGCAATCCGTTGGTCTCTGGATGCTTCCTTGTCTGCGCAATGGTCTACGCTGTTTGTGAATGGGTTTTCCTTGTATCAAACACTTGCTCCTAAAGACCTGATTCTCCAGACTGTCTTGTGGATTGAGACATTTGTACAGGTTATAGAGTTGGCGTTCTATACATGGTATTCCTTCTACTTTCACTCCGTGGCTGAAGCGACGTTCTATCGCTACCATGACTGGGTAGTGACGACGCCATTAATGTTGTTCTCGACCATGGTCTATTACGAATACAAAAACAAACCGGAAGAGGAGGTGACATTGGAATCCTTCTTACAAGAGCACTGGCAAGATGTGCTAGTAGTCTTTGGATTCAATATGGTGATGTTGGTGTTTGGATATCTCTATGAAGTGAAGATGATAGACATCATTACCTCGCAGGTATTGGGATTCATTGGCTTTGCCGGATCGTTCTATGTGATTTGGGACAAGTTCGCATCCAAAAACCCTGAGAACTACTGGCTCTATGGATTCATGTTTGTCGTTTGGGCGTTGTATGGAGTCGCAGCCATGTTCAACAGCGTATGGAAAAATGTATCATACAACATACTTGACGTTATCGCTAAGAACTTCTACGGCTTGTTCCTATCTTACCTGATCTATCAGAAAGCTTCCAACCACGCAGCCCTCTCGGGTTCTGGAACTGCGAACTCTGTGAAGAACGCAGTCGCTTGACGGATCTTCTCTTCCGTTTCTACTTCCAATGCAGCAATCGCAGCCATCTTGTTCTGGAGCACTTCACCAAATGGAACTGGTGGAGCAAAGGTCTCATCAAAACCGACCAACACATTACACAACCGGCTGATGTGTCCATCACAGCACATCCCAATGCTCTCAAAGCACTCTTCAAACGCCCGCTGATAGAGCTCACTACGGGTTTCGTTGTTCGCAGTCTTCCGAATGAGCATGTAGAGACCATCCAACGCCTTGCGGTAGAGCGAGTCGTTGTTTGTACGACATGATCGGGTATCATACCATCGATGCATATCGTGCACCGTTCGGACCACCTTCTCCCAATCTCCATACGACTTGAGCAACCAACGAGATGCAAACCACTCAGGTGCTCGCAATGTTCCAGCAGTCTTGGCTTCCTCCAGAAGCTTCTCTAGACCCTTGTTGGTTTGTTCCGACACCGCCCGTGTATGGACATTCTGGCGATCCGCAGCAATCGCCGCAAGGTTGTTTCGGGGAGGAGGCGGTGGCAATTGTAGTGGAGGCACGACTTGAAGGTTGGTAAGGTCGGGCGGATTCCCGACACGGCCATTGATGTTCCATCTCCAATATCGGTCAAACTGCCAGCGATGGAGAAAGTCGGGTTCAATCACCGCCGGGTTCATGAAGAAGCGGAAGCATATCGTATAGCGATCGTCATCAAACTCACCTTGACGATGAAGGAACACATGATCCATGACTTGTTGCCAGGTCATTGCGGGGACCTGAGCATGGTACCAGTTTACAACGACTTGTATATGTAATTCACGTTGACGCTGCAGTTCTGCTGCGGCTTGTCGCTCTGCTTGTCTTGCCGCTACTGCCTCTCCGTGGCGGTCACAGAGAAGAGCATTCCCTTCACAATCTCGTCCACACCAACGCGTGCTTCCGTTAATCCAATGATGACATGTTCCCGGGTGATGATGTTGCTCTGCCACAACAACCGTCAGAGGTCTGCGGGCAATAACACGTCTGTGATACACTTCCCAATGGGTTCTGCAGAAATGAAGGTGATTTGCGTCCAGATGAATGAAGCCACTTTCGGGGCGTTGGCACCGATCGCCGTTTGTCTTGAAACCTTGGCACTGCGGCATTTTGAACTGTGGGAGGGATGTCGCTTGTTCCTTGCGGAGAGGCTTTCCGTTTTCACCCCAACTAAAAAATGGATTCATGTAGTTGACATGCACACTTAGAAGGCCTCAATCCAAGCATCTCGCTCGGCCATCGGAACCTTCAGCTCTTCAAACACAGCCCAAGCTTCACACACCTTGAACTCCACACCAATATCCCTCTCGGCGATCGCAGCAATCCGCTGCTGGAGTATCTCACCGATCGGGACCTCTGCCTTGACTTCTTCTGTGAAGCCGACTAGCACGTTGGCCAGCCGGCTGAGGTGGCCCTGACAGCACTTGTCCACAGACTCGAAGGCCTCTTCCCAGAGACGCTGGGTCAGCTCAGCCCGTTCCTTGTGGACCTTGATGCGTGCCCACAGGCCGTCCAGCATCCGCTTGTAGAGCAGGTCATCCTTCTTCACACAGTCTCTACCATACCAGTAATGTACATCCCGCATCACCTTCTTGCGCTGGGACTTGTCTGCCCAGGCGGTTTCCAGCTCGGCCAAGGTGTTCTGGCCGGCCGGCACCTCGGTCTTCAGAAGGTATTCTTGCGCTTCAGAAGTCTGGGCCGACACCTCCTTGGTGTGAACGTTCTGAGCGTCGAGCGCTAGCCGTTGGAGACCCGTTGTCGCCTTGGCCGTGGGCGCCACACGCTGCCTGCGGTAGAACTGCCATTCCTCAAGGAGGTTCAAGATGATGCCGTTATGTGTATGTTGGTTGATCCAGCCGGCATCGAACGCAGCATCCACAAGAATACGGACCTGGTTAAACTCGGTGATCAGACCTTGGCCCCAGAGGATGTCCAGTGCCTCGGCTTCGACCAGGCGGCCACGACGATCCTGCTCGCGCCGGTCGGCCACCGTCCGGTGGAGCTTACACATGACGTCACCTTCGGCACACTGCTTGGAGCAACGGCTACCATCCGCCTTCTCAACACCGCACAGGTTCAGGTCAATTATCGTGACCGCCGCATTCTTGTGGCGGCCACACGTGTTGAAGCCAACCCTTGCCTTACAGGGGCAAGGGCGGCCTGCTGACGTCACTGCTTCACATGTAGCCATCTTGTTCTGTTCTGTATGGGGGCCGGGGGCAGTCCGTCCAGCCTGCCCTGAACAGATCCGTTTTGGCTCGGATTAACTTCGGGGAAACTCGGATAAACTCAATCGGACTTTATCCGAACCAACTCTTCAAAACGGATTCGTGAGCGTCAGGCAACACCTACTCCATGGCTACCTCAACAGTAACCCGGCTGGCGCCCGTAACCGCCCGTGATGGAGTCGACACACGCCCGGAAGGGGAAAAGGACAACTCAGGAAAGGCTGCGGCCGGAACTGGGGAGACAACCAGCGTGGGGGTAGCCCACGTGCGAGATGCGCAGACCGCTGCGATTACATACCTGATCCCGCCCGGTGCTGAGGTGGAGGGGTCAGCGATCAACGCCTACTGGACCAACTACCTGCGGACCGCAGAGAACTACGTCCAGGGCGACCCGTTTGAGCACTTCAAGTTCACCTCCTTCAAGTACCAGCAGGGGTTCAACGAAGCTGACATCAAGCGTGAGTGCTACAAGCTGGGTGCTGGCGAGGAGATGCTGACCGTCTATCGCCAGTTCTACAACAGCTACGTGACAGAGTACCGGGAAGATCCTACCCCGAGCAACCTGAAGTACGCACTGAACATGCTGGCCGAGTACAACAAGGAGCTGTCTGACCAGACCAAGGCGGCCAAGCTGATCCAGCAGGCCTACCGGGCGTTCAAGGCACCCAAGGTCCAGATCTCCGAGACCGGCACCCTGATCGCGGAGGACGACCGTGAGGAGGAGTACGGCAAGTGCGTGAAGTGCGACGAGCCTCGGATGGGTGATTGGGTTGAGCTGTGCGCCTACTGCTACTGGGACGAGGACGCTGAGATCAAGCGTAAGCGCCGGGCCGCCCGCGACGCCTTCTTCGGTGTTGCCAAGCGCCAGAACGCAATCCCGCCGGCTGACCTGACAGTCGGTTTCGTGCTCGTGCCTCAGCCCGAAGTGGACATTGACGCGCTCATCGCTCGAGCGATCTGTCCCAAACAGGTGTCTGGATGGGAGGAGTTCTGGGTCAACCTGCGCCGACCTCCGCCGATTCGTATCCCGAAGCCCAAGTACCCCTGCAAGTGTGGAGCCGAATCCACGACCAGGGTGAAGAGCAGGAACATGTGCGAGCCCTGCGCCGACCTGGCGATGAACGTGGGTGAGTGCTACGAGTGCGGAGAGTTCGCCCCCAGGCCACACCGCGAGAAGATGTGCTACGACTGCTGGGACGCCTACCTGGACCGCATGGACCAGGAGGAAGAGCGCAATCGTTACGAAGGCCGCTGGTGGTGGTAACTAACAAAACCGAACTGAAAACAAAACAAAGCAAAAACAAAAAAGTGTTGGAGGCCTGTCCTCCTTTTTCCTTGGGACTTTTGTGAAAAAGAGTTTGAATTCAGCCAGGATTTGTGAGT